AAAAATATATTAGAGAATACGGATAAGAAATAATACTAGAGCCAGATTAATTTCTGGCTTTATTTTTTTGCGTGCTTTTAACATTACTACATATTTAATTCTTGAATCACATATGATATAATCATACCATGGAGGTATGAAAATATGAAAAAGCAAAACATGACCGATACACAGTCAAAGATATACCGATACATTCTTGACTACGTTTATAATAAGGGATATCCACCATCAATGCATGAGATAGGCGAAGCATTGGGGATTAAGTCTACAGGAACCATATCTAATAATCTAAAAAAGATAGAAGAGATGGGATATATAAGGCGTGATCCGACAAAGGCTAGGACAATAGAGATCTTGCCATATAAAGAGGAAACTTGCGATTAAAAATAATAATTGCAACTTGAATTTTAACTATCCTCGTGATATAATTAATTTAAAGTAACCGATAATACATGAGTATTCGCAACTCGTGTATGCCTTGTTTGCAGCAGGGTAGGCTATTTTTTTAACTTATCTATGTAAACAGAAAATCCACCCTGAAAAACATTTACCGTGTTAAGGGTGGATTTTTCTTTATCGTTCAGTGTTACAATAATCAATAATGAAGTTGGCGCGCAAAAAATGCTGAAAGGAATGGATATGAGTGATTTTAATTCTACTAAGTACAAAAATGAATTTGCAAAAGAAGCCTATGACCGCGCAAGTATCAATTTTCCTAAAGGCAAGAAAGCTGTCATAGAAAGTCATTGGAAAGCCAAGGGGTACAAATCATTAAACAGTTACGTAAATGCCCTTATTGACGCGGATATGGATAGTTGAAAGGATTAATTTTTTATGCAAGAAAGAACAGAATATGTCAGGGAATACAATAAGCAAACTTACAAGACTGTAAAAGTCTATATTCCCATTGACGAATACGAAGCCATAAAGGCCCATTATGAAACACAAAGCTACAAAGCTATGAGTGGATATGTAAAAGCCCTTATTGATAGTGATATGAATAAATAAGATGAGACACACAACATATTGTATCGGCATACACTATATATAGTGGAATGATATTATATAAACCACTATATATAGTCTTGAAATGCCAATAAATCACGATTTTATCATAATCTGCAATCAGCGACCCACTGAAAACCATATACATGTCCGTTCACAAAAGTATTAGTTGGTGAAACTATCTCAAACCCACTGCTTCGCGCAACTATTTCTACGCTAGATGTATTTAAATTGGTGGATGTATCTAAATCTTTTATTGTATTTCCCGTACCATCAAATGATATTATCTTCATTGTGGGTATGGCATATTTTGGTACCTTATATTTTATAAACATAGACATCAGGTGATATGCCCCGCCTGTATTTACTACAAAATCAGCATCATCCCATGAATTTGAACTTCCAATCGAGTTTGTGTATTTATAACTCTTTTCATAATATCTTTGACAATCTGTCAATTCTTCATTGAATGTTTTATATTTAAATTTTGTAAATTGAGATCCAGCACAAACTTGTGTTATTTCTATATCTCCCGAACCAACAAAATTTTGGAACGTACCGGCGAGAGAAAAATGTAATGCTAATTTATCATTATTATTTGTTCCAAATGTTTTCGTTGAGAAATCTGGGCATTTAAATACAGCCGTGTGTTTTTTCCAATTATTAGTTAAGTCTATATCCGATGGATTATATAACCAGGATGAAGCAGATGGATTTCCACCGGTTCCATAATCAAGTTCAAGACCAACCCTTATCTTTTTACCGCTTATGCTTGATCTAGCGAAAAATGTGACAATAATTTCTTCGTTACTAATACAATAATTGGAAACTCCGTTTTCAACATAATTAATTATATCATAAATTCCGTCAGAAATAGTTCCGCTGCCATTTACGTTAATTCTGTAGCAATATTTTGAAAACTGAACACTGCCATATTGAGCACCACTATCTGTAATCCTTCTTTGCGAGTGTTTTATTGTTGGAAATGAACCACTGTTTAAATAATATCCAACTTTCCACATATCAAAAACTGGGTATGAATATGCTGTCGGATTTATAATCTCCGATCCTACTATTGGGTTTGCCTGAGCAACTTGAAAATTACCATCAATTATAAACTGTCTGTTTTTCCCAAATTGGTTTTTAAGTATGTCATTTAGGGATAGGGTATTGTCTGCTATGCCTAATTTATCTTGTAATATCATCCAAATCGCGCTATGTCCTAAATTGTTGGTATGAGTTGTATCGTGAAGAAATTGTTCTGGGTCTATTCCATATACATCTCCCATCTTTTTTAATTCTCGATATAATGAAATATGAGGGTACCTGTTTTCAATACAAACTTCAGTTACTATTCTATCTATTAAATTAGTAGTAAATGTTATCGTTGTGTCATCTTTTGACATTGGAGTACTCATTACTATTATCTGATTACAATGAGCTTTTATATATGCAAGAAAATTCACCAGATTTGTTTTGTATTGTTCCGGTGTTATATTCCACCTATCGTTTGCTCCCAACATAACGAACATCACATCTTCTTCATTCTCTACCCAATATTGCTTATTCGCCAAAGCCCAAGTGGTGTCCTTACCACCAATCCCCGCATTTACAAATTGAACAGTAGGAAAAATATTATTTATATACTTCCTAAATTTATTAGCCCAGTTTGCGTCCGTATATAAAGACTCATAATATATAGTGTCTGAAGTATTATTAAAAATTACAGGATTTCCATTATCAACATTCGGGAATATATTCACATGATTTGTTGCCCCATATCCTTCTGTAATACTATCGCCTATAAGTTTAATTTTTTCTACTTGACCAGATTGTAATCTTTTCACCAAGTCACAAACAAGTTTGTTACTCGCTTGATTAACTTTATACGCCAAACTATTTTCAATATTTGGATTAAGTTGTCTAGCGTCTGCTGCATATCCTTCATCTTCTTTTGTCTGATCGTTTATTATGTGAGAATACGGCAATAATTCCGTAGCAACCCTATTTGCAATTTCATCTGTTAATTCCTGTCCGCCAACTTCTGCACCTACAGCTCCCAATAAACCACTTGTGTCAGTTGCTGTAATATCAGATAAAGAGCTTCCTACAAACCCCTTTGAGCTACAAAACCAATTTGTAGTATCTAAATCCGGAGTTATAGTACTATCAGCTATATTATTTTTTGCTGTATATGTAGAACCTGCGTGTGTTACTTGATCTAATATTTCATAGGCTCTATGAACCCAATCTCCTTGATATACTGGTAAAATTCTTCCTGCGTCTGCCATGTAAATTCCTCCCTTTAAGCTGGATTATATAATAAGTGCCCAGTTGCATGATTTGCATTAAAAATCAAACTGGAATCGTCTGAATAAGTAAGATGTCCAGTTATTAAATCTGTAACAAAAGATGGGATTGTGATTTCGGCGTAAACTGCCGCTTTATCAGCTTCTGTTTTAGCCCTATCTGCCTCCGCTTTAGATTGATCGCTATGATACTTGCTATTATTAGTGTCTTCGCCAACTCTCGTTCCAGTGTGTCCAATTGCCCAAGACTCAGAAAGTTTTGCACTAGCCGCCGCAGTATTTTCAACACTTTCCATATAAGCATGCAATGCATTAATTACCGCCTGTTGTTCTGTTTGCATCTCTGCAAATTCGGTAGCGTATGTTTGCATCTGTGTTTCATACAGTGCCAACTTAGTATTCACTTCTGCAATCTTTGCCGTTACTTCTTCGATACTTGTATTAATATCGATAATTAAAGCTGGAATTGTAGTTGCTTGCGCAATCAGATCGGTAAGAAAATTAAATTCTTGACTCGCAATAATTCCATCGTAATCAATCAAAGACTCTTTTATTTTTAAATGCTGTTGTCTAGTTGATACAGATTCTGGACTTCCCGGCTCGTATATGATAAACTGAAAGTCTATATTTCCTACCTTTGACAACATCGAAGCTGTAAATGTCACCACTGGGAATCCATCCTCCCATTCATCACTCTTTAAATAGTCATCATAATATGGCGCAGATTCATTCTCTGCTTTCATTATTAATCGAATGGGCTTTTGTGCCGTAAATGGTTGCAATATTCCATTATTAGTAATAATCACACGATACTTACGTGAATAATCGTCATACTGATTTGATAAAAAATATAAATTGTTTAAATCTTGCGATAGATCCGCCCTTATAATCCTTCTAGCAATCAAAATAAAACCCTCCTTCCATTGGTGTTTTTGCAATAAAAAAGAGCGCTATTTGCGCCCAGATCATTGTTCCTTATTTAATAAATTTATTGAGTGCCAGTAAATATTTTGGTTCTAACATAAACGTGGGATTATCTTTGACAAACTTATTATAATCAAGAATGTCTGGAACTATTTCTACCTCTTGTTCTCCTAATTTTTCAATCTCGTCTTGATATTTTTCTTTTGATTCTTTGTCTTTATAATTCATAGAAAAAGTACCATCTTCAAGAATTTTTCCATAGCTTCCGTCTGGAGATTTTGTCAAATATTCCTCGGCTATTTTTTTCTGTTCATTCCCATTATAAGTACAATAGGCATCGATTGCTCTAAAGTTGTTAAATACCCATAAACTTAATTCTGGTGGAACTTTCGTATTTGATAAACCATGTATTGCATTAGACATATTTACTATTTCACATATTTTTAATTTCAAATTCAAATCCTCCTGTTTAAATATTATTGTTTTTTATACTTATCCAAAATGTGCAGAATTTAAGCGTATATTTTTTATATGTTGAAATTTCGCACATTTTAAAAACGCTGAAAGTCATATAAATAAAGGGTTTGACGCTATTTTTAAGCGTTTTCCCTTCTTTATCTTCTTTTTTTATTTCCACCTACTATTAGCAAATAACGAAACAGCAGTAGGGTTTAATTTATTTCCCCTAGAAAATATGTAAGGATTGCAAGTAATTGCTTTTATTTGAATATTGGGATTATCTCTACAACCAGTAACGTGCTTCCCTAGAACTCCCTTCTTTATAAGAGATGATATATTTCTTCTCACCGCCGATGGATCTGATTTCATTAATTCAGCCAAATCTTGAGCATTTAATATTTTCCCATTCGGATTACCATTTGTTCTCAATATACAATCTTTGTATGACACATGTTTTGCTAGTCTTATAGCAAATTCAAATTCGGCACTCGTAAGACATTCACTTAAATCATCTAGTACGTCATCATAAAGTTTCACAAAACTAACCCCCTCATTGAATGGCTCACATTCATCATTTTCTTTCAAAAATTTTCTTATTTTATCTTTATCTTCTCGTGTATATTTTTTATATGAGTCTCCATCTCGGAAGCTGTCTGTTATTTCCCCGGTTTGCGGATCAACCATTATAGATAATATTTGTTTTGAATCATTCATTATTGTTCTCCTTATAGTTTCATATAAGGGTTTTGATTGCTTTATTTAATCCCTCCTTGCCCTCAAAAACAAAAACGCACCTCGTAAAATCAATAGTACCATCCTCTTGTTTCTGTGGTTTTACGTCAACAATCTTAAACCCCATCTTTAATAGTTTTCTGGCATTAGATGCCTTAATTACGATCTGATTATTCTCAGTCAAAATCACCATTCCCTTCTTAATTTCATATATTTTTGCGCAACAAAAAAAGAGCCTACAGCGGGGGGGGGACTATAGACTCTCAAAATTAACCAATATTCAATTTTCCAAATACATGTTTTGTTTTCTAAATATGCTCACGTATCCGTTCTTGCTTGGATAGTTTTGCTTTACTTCACTCTTTAACTTACTCAACTCACACTGAGCACAGTTTTTATCCAAGACAACAGATGATTCACAAAACGGATCTAATTTAACCACGACACACTTGTAATAACAACATACACAAATCCTACCCATTTTACACCTCCAGCAATATGAGATTAGCGACGATGGAGTATTTATGTAATGTCTTGTTTATTCGGCGACTTAACTAATCGATAGGATTTCTTTGGCGTATAACTCAAAGATAAAATAGTCACCAAATCAATCGAGCCACTATATCTATATTCACATTTTATCCAACTCGTAACATTCTGATTCGATTAACACTGCAATCACATCACCCTCCCACACAAAAAGAGGAGATCATATCGTTCATATGATTTCTCCTCTTTTGCAAGAATATTCCATTAATTGTTATGTGATTACTATAGCATATTGTCCATAAATTGTCAATTAGGATAATAAAATCTTAAGATTCATTAATTTGTAGCAGTGAAAGAGTGGTTTTATTGATAAAATGATATACAAAAAAGAGCCAGATCGGTAGCCTGGCTCCAAATACTATTTGATTAGCACATACAGATTTCTTTCAAAGCTAAATACATCGGATCTAAGTCGTCATCTATGCAATATAATGGTTTCATTCCTTCCTTTACTGGACGGAATCCATTGTTCTTATAAAATTCTACAGCGCTTGGAACCGAATGTAAAAATAGTACTTTAAATCCAACTATTGAAGTCATCATAATCTTCGCAGATTCAATCATACTATTTAGAATCCATGCCGAAATTGGCTTTGACTCGTTATCATATTCATAAAAAACATCTTGATATTTTTCTGCCACAGCAAACATTTTTACTTCGATTGCAGGTATTCCACAAATTTTTATATCATATTTTTCATCGTTGATAACTTCATCTGGTTCTAATTCTATTTTGCTTTCATATGGTAGAGCCGTGGATAATAAAGTGTAGTATGAAACTACTTCTTCTTTTTCATTTATTTTATTAAGTACTACATAAGTAACGCCTTCTCCAGATTTAGCACAATTTTTAGCATCATCTGATATAAATTCATTAAAAGGGAAATTAGAACATCCGGCATCAAATTGACGCAACAAATCCTCGCTGATATAATTTAAATTTTTAACAACTGGATTGAAGTTTTTGATAAATCTATGTACACTCGAATTTACTGACACTTGTCATTTTTTCCTATTCCGAATAATTTTCCAGCTTTTTTACACGATTCTAGTAGTTCTTTAGATGCGATGCTTTTATTTAGATCTTCTATAAAGTTTTTTGCATCCTTTTCTTTGACAATAAACATTCTATTTGTTGGTTTCGCTAGAGTAGCCATACCATACACCTCCTTGATTGATTCATCGTCGCATTTTTCATCAGCCTTTTGACATCTCATTTCCCTCTTGTTCAAAGTATATCACCTCTCTCGATAATAATCAACATATAAGTACTCATATTGTAACTTTAAACGTACAAAATATATGTCACTATAGAGTATAAAGATAATATACTTATCGCAGTAAACTATAGATATCAACAAAAGTATTATTTTTACACACCAGAATCTCAATATCTCAAGTATATTTTGTCAAAACATAATTAAAAGAGTAGGTGATTAGTCCTACTCTGATTTAAAGCTATATGTATTGCCATTCCCCAATCCAGTCTAAAGCCTTATTAAAATCTGCTGGGTTAAGATCCTTGTAACTACTACCACAATGTAACTCTGACTTGAAATTATTCCATAGATTCGCCAAGTAAGTGCGACCCATTAACAAGTATTCAGCAGAGTGCGCACCGCCAAGTAAATGATTAACTCTGTCTCGAGTAGCTTTTAGAATCTTCTCTTGCTGACGAGTGGAGATAGTCATATTATCCATGACGGAAGAGAGCAGTTCTGATTGTTCTTCGAGCATGTTTTCCATATTATTTACTTGAACAAACATTACCGATAAATCATATTGTAATGCTTGAACTTCTATAGATTCGCTTGCAATTTCTTGCAGCTTAAAATACGAATTAACCAGTTTACGCTGAACACTCCATGCAATATCATCATCGTAAGTTTTTACTGTCATCAAATATCCAGATTCGGTAAGTAGAACAAGCCCCCTATTTGGAATCTTTTCAATTCCTAAAGTATCTTTGGTATACTTTAGAGCATCGGCGGGTTTTATTACAAAGTAATCCTCATTCTCGACAAATCTGTCTTTATGCTTGTAAAATCTTGCCTTTGCCGTACCTTCGACCTTGTCATGTACCAAGTCAACATCTGCAAATGTTATCACGCGTTGCCCGTTCCAAATTTTAGATTTAAAACTAACCCCATTTACTTCCACTAATTCGCCCATATTGAGCCTCCTTCTAAAAATATATTGATTATCTCAGAAGAAGTGTGCTATAATACCTTATGTATAATATGAAGCGTATTATAGTACACTTCCTTAATCCTTGCTTAACTTTGGTCGGTGGAGCAAGGATTTTCTGTTGAAATTAATACAAATATGTATTATAATCATTATATGGCTAATTTACAAAATTGTCAATATAAAAAATGAAAATAATACAAATTTGAATCAAAATCAGAAATGGAGGTAATTATTTGGATAACGAGTTACTTGTGTCTAATATAAAAAATCTTTGTAAAACCAACAATATTCCAATTTCTAAACTTGAAAAAGATCTTGGTTTTGGATCTGGCTTAATAAGCAGATGGGCTAACGCAGATCCATCTTTGAGCAAAATAATAGACATTGCAAATTTTTTTTATGTCTCGCTAGATGGATTAGTTGGAAGAAAAATGCGTAGACAGGATGAGGAAAGCTTAATCCCGCTGTTATTAAAACTTACACAAACTAAAAAAATTGTGTGGAACGATGGAGAAATGTTTTCTTTTCCCACTGATATTGAAAACCTTGAAATTTATCAAGACGAACGTGAAATTCTCTGGGCGGACTTAGCGGGGGGATATCTTTATCTAGTAGCACAGTACACTACGAGGCACGGAAGATTTGAGGAAATGGATTTAGAAATATATCTTCAACCAAATTCAGATAGTTTGCCCGTATTACAAGGTGCCGAGTATAGTGATCTTTATGATTTGTGGCTAGCTGCTAGATATGATATCTTTGGAGTACCAGATGACTATAAGGCCGATAAATTTGTATCTGACATTTTAAGCAAATATAAAGACATTTCTGATTAACGCAAAAAGAGCCACCTACATTAAGTAGACTGGCTCCATTCTAACTTAGAGGATAAAAATGAAAAATAATATTAAATTGTAAAATTGTGGATTATTTCTGAGGGTATGGAATATAATAATTTTATACATAGAAAAGCACCTACCGTTAAGCAAGTGCTTTTCTATTTAATATAAAAATCGCAGGTGGGATTATGCCATCCCTATTCAAACTTGTCATGAGCCAACGAACATAAGCTGCTTTTGTAAATATCGGCAATTGCCATACATTTATAACTTAAGCTTAAGGAAGGCTATATAAAATATATTTATCCTGTAATTAGATTATATTCTATTACATCAAATTTGTAAAGTACTTTTTAAACGCTTTTTTATTTCCGACATATCATCATCAGATATTTTAGTAATAAACTTTCCAAATCTTGACTTTGAAACACATCGTATATCCTCACATTGAATTGCAGAATCAAAGCTAAGTTTATTATATTTAGTTTTGTACAAAACATAATGCCAATCATATTTCAATTCTGTACTAGAATCATCTTTATATTTTATATCTTTCGACAAAGGTACGATGATTACGTTAGTACTTTTATAATTAATTCCATTGCTGGATACAATTAAACATGGACGTGCTTCAAGTCTGCTTTTTTCATGTCCTATGTTTTCACCAAGATAACATGCATATATTGCACCTCTTGGATATTTCGCCTTCTTTTGATCGTTTTTAAAAAATTTTTCCTGTAATCTTAGTTTATGCGCTGACCACTTATATAGATTCTCAAATTTGTTTGTCATGCTCCCATTCCCCTATCATCAGTAATACTTCTAATTATATACCATAATTTTCCATATTTCTACAGGAACATGTTTTCGATAAGAGAGTAACTAATAAAAGCCTAAAATATTTTACCAAGAATTTGACATAAATAATCTATTTCTTCTTTAATCTCTTCGGATTCCTTTTCTCTCAATTTTTCTTCTTCTATTTCATTCATTTTCTCATTAAGATCTATCATTGCTTGTTTAATTGACATATAAAACTCCTTTCAGCTTTACATATAAAAAGAGAGCAGTTTTACCTACTCTCTAAATATATTATGGTCTTACAAAATTTGCGGTACATTCAATAATCTGTACATATTGCCCGTCTTTAACCGTTACTGAGTTGTTCATATTTTTGAATACAAAGAAATCTTGATCTATATTTTTTTGCTCTGTCGATGTATCTTTGCTTGATGGAATCGAGTTAAATACCATACATTCGGCACGACCACCAACCGCTTTTGTTGGTGTTAAATTATAGGTTCCTGCCTTAATGTCCCTCCCTACTAAGAACATTCCTTCTTTGCTAATGTCTAAATTTTTAACATCAGACGTGGGAATATAGGTTCCAGCATTTACAATATCATCTTTATATAGCTTTACATAATTAAAATTACTCATAGGGCTAGAAGAACCCTTAACCACATATGATCTATATTGATCTCCAGGGTAATAAAGATACTCGCCTTCTGGTATATCTCCTTTATTAACCCACTTGTCTTGTGTACTAAAAACGTATTTGTTTACTGTTGTGGTTGTATCAACTGTTTCTTTTGTCTGCACCCATTCTCCTGATTCATTAACGGAATATCCATCTGGAGTAACCGTGTTGCTTAACATATATCCTCCTTCATTGAAATAGTACCATTTACCATTAATTTCTTTCCATGTATTTGTGGTGCATGAGCCATTGTCCTCTTGATATCTCCAACCATTATTGTCAGATTTCCATTCTCCTGCAAAGGCATTTAAGCAAAATGATACTGATAACATTAATGATATTATGATTATTTTTGATTTTTTCATAACTCCACTCCTTTTATAAGATAATATTATAGTTTGTATGTTTATTATAATACTATCCTAAAAGTTAGTCAATAATATCAGCCACCCAATGCACTGATCCTATCATCAAGCCACTTCATTGTTTTGGTTATTGTCCAGTCTTCTCCTCCCCACCATGAATCTCCAGTGATTCTTATGTCATTGGCATAAACCTTTTCTCCACTTACAGCAAAAATGTAGTTAGAAATAGATGTTGGACTTCCGCCATTAAACCCACCCCACAAAGCAAATCTATTCGATCCTGTGCTTGCAGACATTCCAGAATATTGGTCGGTAGACATGAATAGTGCACGATCGGTATACGTCATATAGAAATCACCCATATAAATTTCATAATCACTCACATAAAAGAATCTGCTATTAATATTAATTGTTCCACCAGTAATGGCTCCGGAGAAATTACCATTTACGGCAGTAAGCGTTCCATCATTAGCAACACTAAATTTACTTCCCACTGAAAGCGTACCACCAGTTACTTCTATATTAGAAGCGTGAAGCTTGCCCGCATTGTTGACCCAAAACGGAGCAGAAGTAGGAGTAGTATTACCCGCCCAAAACGAAATAGCATTGGTAGCAGTAGAGGAACTCATTCCAACTCCACCGGAGGTTAGCGCGTTTGCTCCGATAGTCCAGTTTCCTATTAATCCCTCATTGGCTTCGATACGACCCTTGAATACTAACTTTCTATTTGTAGCGTCTATATACATGAGCTTTGTAGAGTTTTCAGAGATTGTAAATATGTCATCTGGAGTATCCGGATTAATCTTTACAGAGAAACCGTTTGTGGAAGCTGCTTTAAATCCATTCTCGTCCATAGTAAGCGTGTTATTTGTATTCTGAATAGTGAGAGATTGACCAAAAAACATTTTTCCGTACACGACATCCGCCGAAACCCCGTAAAATGAAGTGGTCACTCCATTCTTCGTTACATATACTTTACCTATAGCAAGTTTTGGCGTCTTTAAATTGGTTCCGTCCGGTTCTTCAAATAACAATATTTGTCTGTTTGTAATCCACATTTTCTCAGGAGCATACTTATTTTCATCTGGTAGCCATTTCTTCAAAAGGATTCCAGTTTGATCAACACTAACGTCTTGATTTGTGCCATTACTAACAATCTGTTGCAAACTTAAATCAAGAAATTCTTTCTGCGTAGCAAAATAAGCTTCATTTGCCTGTTTTGTCACTCCGTCATATCCAGACTTTCGATGTGTGATTGTAGAATTTGCACTATCTGCCATTTTATACAGCTGATCGTACTCAAAAAATCCATCTTCAAGACTTGTTTTTGAACTGAATTTAAGATTGAATTTCGTAAAGTCTTCCCAATCTAATTCCATCTCCAGCAATCTTGCTTCAATAAAATTGTCATCATCTAACTGGAGGGTTAATATATCGCCTATTTCAAGTTTACTTACTTCTTCCTGATACTTTTTCAATACCGCAAAATTTACTGAATTTATAGTCATATCAAATTGTGGATAACAAATACGATTTAACTCGGTAACTCCATGATTATATAACGCTTTTTTCATATCAAGTATATCGTTATCCGTCATAGAAGATGTAACTATGAAAGAGTCGTCGCATAAAGTGTCTTCTTTTATAAATGGTTGCAATTCATTATATAAGTCGTTTCCGAGCACTTCATAAAGACTAACACCATAAGAACTTGCTTCCGTCTTTTTAGCTGTAATTTCAGCTTCTTTGGCTGTTATCTGTATCTGTCGAGTTTTTATTTCGTTATTAACCGCGGTATACAAAGCATTGTAATTATCATATTGTTGCTTTATAATGGGGTCAGCCAAGTTGCCATCTGACGCAACAGACATATTGTTTAGATATTCAGCCGCCTTCGTCTTTAATTGTACAAGTCCGTATTCTGACCATGTTGTACTTGACTGGCTGGACGGGTCGTGGCTATTTAAAACAGCTAATGCGTCTTGCAAAACCTTCAATTGTGATAGGGCAGTGGCAATTAATCCGTCAGCATTTTCCATTTGCTGATAGTACTCTTGAAGCTTTGCAACAAGTGCAGCACTCATAGAGTTATAAAAGAATGAGAAGTTACTAACGGAATCGTTTAGCGCTGGATTGACACCCGCTATAGATAAAGCAGTTCCAGTAGCATCATTACCGCCTGAAACATGCAGAACGGTTCTTATATCATCTGAATCCCATGAAATGTCTATTTCCTTTATTAAATTATAAAAGGAGAGTAGGAGAGGGATCTTTTTACCAAGATTTTCTACCTTATAAGCACTAACCGTTCTGTCGTTGCTATCAAAAGTAAATATACACTCAAAAGATTCAGCCACGCTTCCGGTTAAAAACTCATAAGATGATATACTATCTACATCAAAGCTTCTGTGGTTTTTTGAAATAGCATCGTCTATGTATTTAAATGTCCATGATGGATTTTTCACCATAAAAATATGAGCGATACTATGAGCTTGATCGTCTGCGTCATATAATGCATACCTATCTAATCCGCCTTGTTCATCAGTCGATGTTCCCATAGAGCCAAATGAGGTCAATTTTGTGTACTTTAATTCAATCGTTAAGTCTGAACACTTTACTTCCTTATATGGATTTTCACCATCGTCTTTTATGTCTATGTTTGTAATCCTATACCAACCAAGATCTTCAAGCCAAATATATCTTTCAACAACAATTTGGTCGTAACCATCATTTTCTTGCATGTTTGAATACTTATATATTCTAAACGAAATGTATGATATCCCGTTTTTTGTGCGAAACGTGGTAACTAAATTCTTTACGTTTAACTCCGTGTTTGCGATAAATTTTCTATTAGGAAGTGATAAGAATACTCTTGGCTTATTTGCCTCATTATAAGAGTTGAAAGAAATATTCATCAGTAAATCACCATCCTTCTGTACTCACGATACTTTAATGTAACTTGGCATTTTAGACTAAATGTAATTTGATTATAGTCGTTATACAGCCTTAGCCATTTTTTATTTGTGTCATTAAAAACATCATGCGTTAATATGCTAGATGTTATTTTCTTATCCTTTATGTTAATTACTTCACCGACGGCAAGGTTATTTATGGTAGTAATCCAATTAGAATCAGATTCATTCTCATTAGTAATTGTTAAATTACCAGCTTGAAGAACCGTAATTTCTAAGTCTGGAAAAATAGGATCATCTATGTCACTATTTATGTATAAATCATTAATCACCTTATCTGTGTCAGTAAAAGTATAATTGCATTCTCTTTCATCGGTAAAGGCATAAGGAGATGATGACACAACATCAAACTGCATTCCTTTAGCTCCAGCAACGTCCCATATTTTAGGATTATGCATAATACATTTAATCCAAATATCAGAATATCTTTCTTCGTGAAAGAAAAGCCACTGGTAAGTATATTTTTTACACATGACTTTATTTAAAAAGCGCTCTTGTTCCTGACCGATATCTAGCCCATCTTGGTTTATGATTTGAAAAGGAAAACCCTGTGGTTGCTTATCTCTATGAGAAATTACTTCATATTCATTTGATTTTGAACTTTTATCCGTTACTAAGTCAGTCACTTCTCCGTCGTATAATGTACCTCCATTTACAGTTCCAAAATGAACAGCTATTACTCCTAATTCTTCGTTAGAATATTCTCCAAAAGTAAATCCAGTTAGCATATGTCCCTCCTTTCCTCATAATAAAAGGAGCCTCAATAAGAGACTCCTGTGAATAGTTATCTGTTCTTTCTATCATAAGAAATATATTTTGGTAAATCATTTTTAAGTGCATCTACGATCATGTTACTACACATAACCAGTGTCTTTTCATCAGCGTTACCATCAACACGTATTAATTCTTTATTTATTTCTATGCTAATCGGTTGACTAACTCTATTTACCATCATCGACGAAGATAAATTCGCTTGGTTTCTCATAAGTTTATCAGTGATATAACTACTTGGATTGTTATAATCATCTGCCATTTCCCACAAAGCCTTAGTCTTTGCGCTATCGAAAACTGCGTCTCCATTTTTAAACTGCATGAGAGTGCCTTGTTTGTTCATTAATTCAGAACCGACACCATCTTCGTCCATAAGTGCCACTTCGTCTTTTGTACTAAGAGTCCCGTTCTTATATCCAATAGTCCAACCTTGACGTTTAACTTCTGACAGTGACACAGGATCTTTACCATCCCAAGCACCATCATCTCCGACATAGTAGTAGCCATTTCCAGATTTGTCTTTAATAGCAGCATTGGTAGCCATAGTTCCATCTGATCTAAGATAGTAATTGTCGCCCTTTGAATCTTTTCTCCAAGTAGATTTAACCATCTGACCGTTCTCTGGTTCAAAGTATCGCCATTCGCCAGAATCATCGTTCCAACCAGTTTTCATATAGCCGTCTTCATTAAATGAATATTGCTTTCCACCGATTGTATAGATTCCGTCAGAAGCATAATCGTCGTTAGAAGCCCCATACCAATCACCATTTTTATCTTTACGCCACGTTCCGGTGCCAGTAATATCCTCGAATCCACCAGATGATCCGCCGCCAGAGAATCCATTCATTGTGCTTACTAACTCGGTGAGAGAGGAGAGGTCTATGCTGGCAAGGTCAATGTTAATCTGTGCGATAGCATCAGACATTGCAGACTGGAATGTATCGACTGCGCTACCTGCTGATTCCCACGGAGATACTAAGTCTTCGGTTGCGGACAGATTATAGCTTTCTCCATACTGGGTGAGAGTGTTATATACAGTTTTATAATTATCTTTGACCTGACCAAGATAATCCTCAACTACTTTTTGCTGTGCGTCGTAACTAGATTCTAATTCATCAAGTTCCTTATTCTTAGCGTTTGCGTAGTCTTCAGCTTGCTTATCAAGACTTGCTGTTGTTTGATCGTAAGCATAATCTGACTGTGTTTTAGCTAAGTCTTTTTTAGCAGTCGTTAAGTCATCTTCAAGCTGTAAACGCATAGCGATAGCACTACGGTCAGATGCATCGGACTTAGTTGATAACTCGTCAATTTTAGCCTGTAACGTACTGATATTTTTCTGCTTCTCGGCAACTTCGTCAAGATAATCAGCGTAAGATTTATCTTCTTGCAATGCTTTTTTCTTGGCTTCAATCAGCTTATTATAGTCATCAATCTGTTCCTGGATGGCTGTCTTACGGAATTCAACAATGGCATCTTGTGCTTGTTTTACTGCTTGCACCGACGAGTTTTGAGCACTTGTGAATTCGCTTAATTTGTCATTGTATTCAGTTTGAGTAATGGTTCCATCGGAATATGCTTCTTCTAATGCCCTAATTTCTTCGGCATAATTAGCGACCTGCTGTTTTGCATTGGTATATTGCTGTCCTAAGATTGCAATTTTAGCCAATCCTTTAGAAGTAATAGCCCCGTTATCAGTAAGTCCGCCATCTCCAATTAAGCCTAAGAGAGTACTATACCCGTCGCTCACACGATTTAACTCATCATTAAACCGACCCATTTCATCAAAAGGAAGATCTATCATCGACTTGCGGAAATCATTCATATTAGAAACGATATCATTCATGGAATTATTTACGTCAATTAATTCTTTGTTATATTTATTCCATTCGTCTGAACCATATTTAATCGTTCCCGTACTTACGGCCTTTGAAAGTTCTCTTTCAAGTGTGCTATACTTCTTTTGTAGCTGATTATATGTATCTTCCTGTTGATTAATTAAGTTATTATAGTCAGTACTGGTAGTTTCTTCTCCAAGTTCTTTTTTCAACTCTAAGTATGACTTAGCAGAAGACGACCTTGCGTCCATTAGCGAGATGAGACTATCGAAATCCTTAATAATATTATCAAGTTTTGACTGAGCCAATTCTTTCATGGATTTTTTTACATCGTCTATTTTATCCCTGAAGTCTTCAGCCTTTTCGTACATATCCTGATAGCCTTTTACGTTCTTAGCCACTAAGTCGTCTGTAATTTTTTCGATATCTAACGACCCATTCTTAATTTTTTCAACATATGACGCATTGAGAGTCTCGGCATACTTATCTGCCTCAGATTGATATACATTGGCTTGCTTTCGTAATTCTTCAAGCTGAGAAGACATTCCAGAAAGTAATTCATCTGTAGTATCGTTCTTAGACTTCCAACTGTCTATTTCGTCTAACGAATCTTTGACTCTATCAAGATTTTTTTGTGTTTTTTCCGCACCGACAGATACCCAATCAAATATTTCTTCAGTTTCTTTTTTTGTCTTTTCTTTTGAGGAACTCGGATTATTGGTTTTTGTACCGCCTGAATAACTGGCATTAGTGCTTGTTCCTTTGCCCTTATATTCGGAAGCAGCTTTAATTGCATCGTCTACTTCCTTTTGAGCAGCGGAAACTACGGCATCATATCCCTCTTTCCCGCCAAGTCCATATCCGACATTTCCACCGGATTTCAGTATATTAAGCGCTTTTAAAGCGGAATTTGCACTTCCGATTACTCCTGTAAGGGCAATAATATTTTCAATATCTCCGCTTGTATCAAGAGCCGTACCATTTACATTTGCTTTTTCAATTGCTAACCCAGCCAGCGCTACTTTTGCAATGTCACCTTGAGTTGCCTCGTCTATGAGTTTTGGTATTTCGTCTGCCGTAGCATTTGAAAGTAACTTACTCATATCAGCTGTATATGCTTTTTGTGCGGCAAGATGTTCCTGGGCAATTGTAAGTCGACTGGTAACAACTTCTTCTGCGTTTGCAACTCCCATATTTTGCAGCATAGCAACCGCAAGTTTCGAATTATCTTCGGTTAATCCGTTGAGAACACCAGAACTATCAATCCATTCGGTAACAAGATCATTAAATGCGGACTGAGTACCTTTGATGTCTTTTGGAGATGAAGACACTTTTTCAATAAACGCAGTATATGAATCTCCAAGATCTCCAAACACTTTTTTAAACTTGGTGTCGTCTAATAATGAATAATCAAACGGGTTTTTACCTTGCATACTATTCATTATCTTGTCGAGTGACTCAAAACCTTCGGATAATGAATTTATGTTTGCAATAACTTCCTGTTTCGAAAGAGGGGTAAACACATTTTCACTTGATTGAGTAACGTTATCTTGAACTATTTTTAATTTTTCTAACGAAGAAATTATGTCTTCTACGGTTAGGCCATAAGCTTTTCCCGCATCTACCAATTTATCAAAATTATCAGAGACACCATCGTCAGCCATGGCTAATAAGTTTTCTTTTGATGTTCCAGCAAATGATTTTGCGATATCCATTATTCCATTTTGATTGGATTTTAACGCATCTACAAAATCATATACTTTAGTATCAGCTTGAGCAAATACGTCTGTTACCACACTACCATAACGTTTCCACTCATCACTGGTTAAATCAATAGAGTTTTTAACATCATTCAAATCGCTTCGTGCTTTTTGAATTTTTGACTCGTCGCCAGAAGCAACAGAGTCATTATATTCATCAACCGCGTTTTTAGCCTTAATGTATCCCTCTGATAATTTATCATTATCTCCTGCTTGAATTTCAGCAATTAAACGTGAGTTATATTTTTCTCCAAAGTCATCAATAATAGCTTTTGCTTTGTTTAATTCAGAGCTTGACGCACCCAGCATTGTGGTTATAAAAGAATCGTCTTTACCATACTTCTCTTGAAGTAAAGTAACTTCATTCATAAAATCGTTTATTTGCTTATATGCGGATGTAGGATCGGCTTTTAGTCGAATAGTAAAAGAACCTGTTGATTCATCGGTGTCGGTTTTAAGTCCAAGGCGCTTTGCTACATCTAAAATATCCTTTCCCTGATCTGAATACATACTAACGTCTTGCCCAAAAATATTATAGCCCTTTTGAGAGGTCATTTGGTTTTCAGCATCATCTAACCCTTTTGTATTTTCATTTAAAAATTTCTGAGCTGTTTCCTTATTTAACTCTCTAATAGCTTGTGTTTGATCTTTATATGCATCAGTGACAAGGTTAATCTTCCCGTGTTCTTCCCCATACTTATCATTTAAATCTTTTTGCAAATTAAGAAGTTCTTCTTTAACTTGTTTTTGACGCTCTTCGGTTGTATTGGCATTAGTTAATTCATCATGCAGTGCTTTATATTTTTCAGCATTATCATCAATTGATTTAGAAGATTCTACAAATGTGCTAGTTGCTTCACTTGTCTTCTGTCTCATATCTTCAACTGACTGTTTGTAAGCGTTCCAGACCGCGATGCCAGCAGTAACAGCCATTCCAACAGCGAGCAACGGATTGGCAAGCATAGTAGTCCACAATCCCTTTAACGCAGTTGTAAATCCAATTGTAGAAAACTTCGCCGTTGTTTGTGCTGTAGTAAGTGCTCCAGTAGATATTGCTGCGTTTATTTCTTCGGCTGAAACACCAGCCGTCGTTAATGCCATTACCTTTTGTTCTTTACTTAGCGCTGATTGAGACACTATATTAATTTTTGTCTGAGTATCAACCGTCTGTAATATTGCTGCCAGAGATGAGTAATTCGTCGTGCCGGTAGAAACAGCTGTACTTAATTCTTTCATTGCTGTAGCAGCAACGCTGGCGTTTTTTAACTGTTCAAAATTCTTTACAAAAGCACCAATTCCCACTGCTCCAATTGCTGCGGGGAAAAGACCTATCGTTTGTATTATAGAATTTAATACATTATTGAAAGTAGTGCCTGAATCAACAAGTCCCTTTAAAAAGTCCGAGTTTAGAATTGTTTGAGAAAGAGACTGAAAACTTGCCTCATATTGCTGTGTCTTTGCTTCTAGGCTCTGCATCCATCTGCTCTGTTCTTCATAAGCGCTTCCCGCAGAATTTATAGATGCTTCTAAAGCCTTTTGTACCTGACCAGACTGAAACGCCTGTATTACAGCCGCACCCTGATTTCCTCTTTGTTTGCCAAAAAGTGTTTCTAGGAGGTCGGCTTGTTTTGTCTGATCAAGCTTTGAATATACCTTTGATACATCTTCTAGAATAGTGTAGTAATCTTTAAACTTAGTGGGGTCTGCTGAATTCATAATATTCACTTGACCCTTGGTAATGTTTAAAATATGAGTTTGAATCTTGCTTATAGACTCTAATCCTTCGGACTCTTCACCGAGTTGCTCAAGTGCGCCTTTCATTCCCATAACACGCATCTGTCCAACTTTTAAAGCATTTCCTAATTCTCCTGCATTCTGAGTGATTTCTGATCCGCCCGTAAGCAATGCAAGAGATTTATTTATATCCATTCCACCAAGTGCAAGAGCAGAAGCTGCATTTTTAAGCCCTTCCCCGAGAGAACCAGCATCAGTGGCAAATTCGTTTCCAAGTTTGTTCAAAGAGTCAACAATTGTGATACTTTTTGAACTTTCTATGTTAAAGGCTTTAAGCGCTGTAACCAGGTCTGATACAGCTGTTTTATTGTCAACTTCTCCAACGTTAGCATAAATAGAGGAAACTTTAGCTAATTGAGATGCTTGGTCAATGCTATATCCAAGTTTTGCCCAGTTTGCCGTTTGTTCAACTAAATTAGAAACAGATTGCCCTAATTCTTGGGCGCTTTTGTTTGCGTTCTTTAAGAATAAAGTGTATCTCGAACTCGTTTCGTCGGTAACTTTATATAGGTTAGTCATTGCAGTATCAACATCGAACACTGCTTCTTTCATCTTTCGAAGTGAATTGACTGCGTACATAATTGTTCCAGAAACGGTTATCCACGACGTAAAACTAGCAGCAGCGGATTTAAATGAATCACCGAGTGATTTTCCTAATAATCCAGCTTCTCTTGCATTAAGTTTTATATTTTGAAATTGAGCATTAACTTGCTTAAATTCATTAAGAGAAAGATTTGGATTATTTAATTTTGCATAAATTTGATCAAGTTCTGAACCAAATACCTTCATAGCTTTGGAATTGTTTTCCGCCCAAAGTTTTATCGAGTTAAGTTTTGATAGACGCTGTGAATCGCTTGCTATTTTTTGAACAGCAGAAGACACGCCTTGTAAATCTGTCTTTGTCTTTTTTAAATCTGAACTATTTATTTTTAATTCGGCTTGTATTTTAGCTTGTTTTTGAAGTTCTTTTATTGCCTTATCTATTTCTGGGCGTGATTTTAAAATATCAACACCTATCTGCAATAGCATTTTAAATTCGTCCACAACGTCTCCCCCTTCTAAAAATCAAATAAAAAAGCAGGAGAGTGGTAGTGAACCAACTTCCTACTAATTAAAAATTCATTATAATATTTAAAATTCATCATGCTATTAGATATCCCTTACTAGCTATAAATCTTTTAAATCCAACAAACATGTCATAAACCCCACCATGTCCAATAGCATTAAGAAACTCTTCCCAGAATCTACCTTCCGTCTGATATGGGCGTGGATTACCAATGAATCCATGTATACCATTCGCCATGTTGTTAAAAACAGTCAATGGATCATCTCCTTGTATATAAGAAGTGGCTCCGTCTGGATAAGCCCAAACCGAAGGATCATATGACACCTTATTTGGATCTAGATACACTTCTAACTGATACCCAATTCCAACATCTACAATCTCGCTTGATGTTATCGCTGCCAAAATACGGAAACTTCTTTCGTACATAACCGGAGTATACTGATCATAGTACTCAGACATAATATATTGCTCTAAATAATCTGGTAGTTTCTTTTGTAGTATTAGCATCTGCTTATATATCAATTGCTTTCCTGCTTTAATCAAATCAGCATTATTTCTAATATAGGTAGCCATATTTATTCATCATCTTTTCCAGATTCGTGAATGATTTCAGCCAATGTTTCAATAAATTTATCCTGTAATTCATCAATCGGAGTATCTTTCAGCGTAGAAATCAGACTTAAAACAGAAGCAATAATTTCTTTATTATTTGCAATAATCGTATTTGCGTATGTATAAAATGTTAATTTCAATTGGATTTCCTGTGCTTTCATTTTGAAATAATTCTTAATAAATTTAATCATATTTTATTTTCCTCCATATTTTTGCATAATAAAAGAGCCACCGACATTTCGATGACTCTTACGTTTTCTTAATCTTCAATTTTATGTACCAGTTATTTATTCATGGGAACGTATATCGTCATTGGATACATTTCCCATTTAGCATTAGGATGCTTCTTCGAATATATGTTAACTATCTCATGTATTTCTTCAAGAGTCCCCCTATTTTCATCTACGTAAACCATTTTCCCTCCAGTAACTCCGATTTCCTCACATATTATGTTATAATACATAGTTTCACCATTCATCATCATCATAGTAATACCTCTCGCATTCTATCATTTCGTTAATAGGAACGTTTAATGCTATGCATAGTTTACAAATTGTCGGAATAGTAGGATATATTTCATGATTTTCAATACGACTTATTGTACCAGCTCCTACATGAGACTTCCTTGATAATTGTGGTATAGTTAAACCCCTTTTAATTCTCAACTTGCGCAAGTTAATTTTCATATAAGTAATTCCAATCTAGTTTATTACCTATATTTTACTTGGTTTTATCTATAAGTGTATTGTAACATTTTTCCAGTTCCATATGTGGAACTCGTCGTGAACGTAGCAAAATTTGCAATAAGCGTCGATATTAATGAGAAAAAGTACGCAATAAGTAAAAAAATATCTAATTATGTGACGACAATGCTTTTATTATTCTTTGATTCTTTTAATTTTTTACGTTCTTTTCGTCCTTTATTAATAATATCAATAGGCACATATCCACCATCGATAATTGATTTCCCGATCCAAATCAAATTTAGAGTAGGGTAGTGGTACAAAAACATTTTTCTATGTAAATTATCCATAGGCTTCACCATGCCCTTTACATCTATAACCTCAAATCGTCCGTCAGCATACGTAATATCGAAATCGCTCACGAATGCTATCTCGCGATACTTTGTTCCATTCAACTCGTACGCAGGTTGTAACACATATTTCACCTGCCTATCACATTTGATTATTTCACCAGATTCAATCCTTGGAAGTATCCAGTCTCGGTAGTAAGTCATCTCAAGCCCACTCGCGAACGCGACCCCTTCATAAGTGCGTTTAGATTTATCTTTGCTTACGTTATATTTCGTTCTACTAATAACACTCACCCTTTTCTTTGCATAATAAAAGAGCAGACCTGATTAATTTCAAATCTGCTCACAATGCTAAAATCCGTTTTTTAACTGTTCGTGATACTGTTCTTTTATGTATTTTATACTTTCATTTACTAACCCGTTTTCCATTCCATTCTCATCCAATATGCGCTCATACTTATCATATGTTTTTAAAATGTAATCAAATGATTCTCTTTTTACTTTTTTCCCACTTGATATGTCTGTACAAAAGTTAAGTATTGACCATCTCATCGAATCTATTTCTCTATCAATAAACATAGACTTTAACTCAGCCAAATCATTTCGTATGACGGCATCATGCTTCATAGATTGTTCAACATCTATTTTTCTTTGCTCTTCTAATTCGTGCAATCCATTAACTGTATTTATTAATAATTCGTGCTGTTCTCGTCTTTCTAATAGCCATTTTGGTTCAAACTTTGTATCTTTAATAAAATTACCAACAGGTATTATAAGTTTTTCATACGCAATTGATATAAGAACCAATCCTATTATTACATAAACAATACCAGCACCCATATAATATAAGTACGGAAGTATTGGTTGTATAATCGCCCCCATTTTGACACCATCACTTTCTCAATTAGTAAAGGAAAGCAGTAGACTTGCATGGACTATTCTTCGCTTCTAGTAAGCACATCGTCACCAGTATGTCATCTGCTTTTACGCCCATTGTCCTGAGCAACCCAATTTGTTAATTTAAATTATAATTCATAAAAACAAAAAAATTTATACGGCATTTAATTTCAAATATTCGTTATAATACATCCATTGTAATTTGTTCCCATTGCCGTCTCTGCCTGCGCTCTTATATAATCCGCCACAGCAAGCGTAAATATTTGAACATGATTTTATATTGTATTTTTTAGCGGCAATCGAAATTGAATTAAAAATTTCGCTCGTATTAATACATATAACCTTAGTTGTATTTAAGTATGCAACACTCCTATTTTTTAATGAGTTTTCCTTAGAATAATCACATAAAGAGTTATTTGCGGCGTCTTTCAAATATGCTGTAATTGTATTTATGTTAAGTCCTAATTTATTGGCTATCATTCCGGTACTCTTGCAACCATTATTGTATAATTCTATAGCCATTACCTTTTTTGAAGACAGCCCTGAAAAATTACACCTTTCCCAATCTATTGTTTTTAAATCGAACAAATTAGATAAAATACTACTATCTATTTCGGACTTAATAAATTCCATATCGGATTTATCTGCGTTTATTCTAATAACTTTAATGTCATGTTCTATGGCTTTCTGTGTCTTATAATTATCTGTCATTAATGTACCATCGACTGTTTTATTACTATTTTTAAAAACATATTTACCATGGCCTATACCCCCATCTACCTCAACAATAAATTTATTATCATTAATTTCGAAATAGTTATCAAACCTTTTTGGACTTATCCAATCTGGCGAGTATTCGGATATGTAATTTTTTATTAAATTATTTGATTCTAGTTGTCCGAAAAATTCATTAAAAAACTTATTTGGGTAGCTGATCCCATCCGAACATTTATGACAAATAAATCCATTAGCATTTATATAATAAGGTGTTTTATTTTTAATAACGCTTCCGCATTTTGGACAAATCCAATCAATTTTTATACTACTGTTTTCACTAAGCCTATATTTGTCATTTTCATTTAATACATATTCCGCCATAGCTTTATTTGTAGTGTTCATATCATTAATTCCAGCTACTATTTTTCTATTGCAACATATAGGACACCTTGAATATTTTGATAAAAAGTTATTTGGAGTAACATCAAAATTACATCCACATTTCAAGTGTGTCATAGTTATTTTGTTTTTATTTCCAGTGTATGTTCCAATCACTCTATATTCATCACCACACAAAGCATACACGTCTGCCTTATATTGCGATAAAGTTTTCAATCTTACTCCCTTTTAGTTGTTTTCCAATATTGCCACGCCAATTCAGTTTCTGGTTTGAAATAATAACACACTAGCCGCTCGTTATATCCCTCATCGATCCAAACTGGCTGACATTTCATTCGTGCATAAGTTAAAATCTGCTTCAAATTAACGATTTTCACAATATTTTCTGAGCCATATGTATTTATTACATCTTCTAAAGTTTTACATTTTATCAAAATTAATCACCTCTAATCAGTAAAAAAATAGGGACAACAATTACGCGAATTGTCATCCCTATAGACTTACAACACAATTCGCTATTCTTATAATCAATCAATCACTTCTTCAGAAACCTCTTCTGCTTTCTGTTTGGTCTTATTTCTCTTTTCAGAAGCCAGTTCTTTTTCATATTCATCTTTAGAAGACAAATAGTATTTGCTGTTATCATACTCAACATATGCTATAGTAGACACTTTATCATTAGACGGCATTTGAACCTCAATCCCATCAAACAATACAACCATATTGATGGGATTTTTCATAATAACCTTACATTCTTTTATCATTAAGCACCTCGCGAGCTATTACGCTGTGAGTTCTACGATGTCAGCCACATTACCATCTTTGTCTTCAAGACAAGAGAATTCAATCTTAACTGTGATAGCATCACCAGTGGAAGAGAAGCTTAAGTCAAGAGACTTTTTAGGCTTGCACTTATATCCTGTAATAATATAAGGAGTAAGAGTTCCTTCTTCATCTTTATCTACGGTCTTCATTGTAATGTAGTAATCCAGAGGATTCTTGTTGTTGTTGAAGCTGATTTTCTGTACTCCAGTTGTCTTGGTGATTAAATATGCCACCTCATAAGACGTACCAACTACGATGTTTGCTGGAGTTGTAGCGGTAAATTTGGTGCTTGCAACAGTACCCACAATTGCAGTTCCTCCAAAATCCCCCTCTGCATAAACAAATACAGTTCCGGTTTTTACATCAGCTGGAAGTGTTAATTCACCCGCCACCGTACATTCGATTAAGGTCTTTTCTGCCACAACAGCAGTTGTATCAATTGTTCCATCTGACATCATGGAATAAAGTTTGAACGGAAGCACCTGGGCTTCAATAGTCATTGTGCCGTCCATGGGGTTAGAGAATGCAACCTTCTTAGCACCCTTGCTGGTAGCGTAAGTTTCATCTGCTGTAAATCCAAAAGTTGTTACGTTTGCGTCTTCAAAAAATAAAAATGGAGCCATTGTTTTAAGAACCCTGATGTCTACATCACAGCAAGTTCTATTTGCTTTATTAACATTTACCATTTTAAATTCCTCCTGTTTTGTTGTAATAAAAAAAGACCCAATACGGTCTTATTTTTGATAATATAGATTTTTGTACCATATGCCCGGGTCAAACTTACTTTCTTTGTCTCCCCAAGCAGCTACAGATAGTGATTGGATGTCAAACATACAATTATTCTGTAGCCTTTGAAATTGGTCATATAACTGATATATAGTTATATCCCATATGTTAATTATGTTTAAAGTATTATGTCTCGCTGAAACCGATGAAATCATATTAGGTATTTCTAAATCCACATTTTTCTTTTTGTCTTTACTTCTTTTTTCTTCTGCCTTTAATGTTCTATAATACAATTCCTCTACAAGCTTGTTTTTAAATTTGGGTTTTTCTTCTTGTTTTGTAGAGTCTATAGCATTTCTTTGTAAAACAAAATTAACTACTTCATTATATATGCGAATATCTAATGTTGCAGTTATTTCCCCGTTATCTACACTAATGAATGCATTATTATCTTTTGAATACTCAAATTTTTTATCTGTAAAAAAAGATAATGACAGTGCAACCTCGTCAATAATTCTTTTATCATAAGACAGAATAGCGGCGGTGCTTATATTGGATTTTTCGTCGTCCGATAATCCGTCATAGCTTTGTTTGATTTTCAGAATTACATCTTTTTCATCTTTTGTATAATTTTTAAAATAATCAATATCAATACTTGTTACTTGCTCATAATATTTATTAATACTCAAATTTAGAACAGAGAGATAATAGTGATAAAGATCAAACCCCAACTCGCTAATTTGTTTTAAGGTAGGAGATATGATTCCAAATCCACCTTGCAAATACAATGGTTTAAAACTCAGGAGCGTGCCATAATCCAACCTCATTTTATTTCACTTCCTTTGTCTTGAAATCTGGAACAGTATACACCAAACTTCTTCCGTAATACGAATCTTGTGGTGTTATAATACCTGCGTCTTTAAATTCTAATTCTCCAACTCCAAAACTGTACGAATCATATAATCGTCTGTCGATCATGTCTGCCAATATATCACTTCTTGTACCAACATATCCCGGATACGAATACCTCATAAAGTCTTTATCCTTTGAACAAAACGCCCATATTGTGAGTATATTGTTTTTCATACTTCCGGAAAAGCTAGCTCTACAATCAATGCATATATATGACTTCTTTTCACTCTGAACTTCTGGTATGTATAAGTATGGGAATATGTGTTGATAAACTAACATATCTCTTATATCTGACATCTCTGCATTTTCGTCATACAAATCTCCAAGTAATAATTTTAGGATATCAGGAGAGGACAAAAATGCTTCAATTAGTCTATTCTTATATAATCCAAAATCTTTTAAAGCACTTTTCATTTACCCTCCTTATCCTCCATATAGTGACGTAATTAAAATCGATATTTCATTTGGCTCCGCAGAATCATCTGTAGATTCTAATTTAAGCATAAAATGTTCATTGATTAACGAGTCATCATCAACGCCAATTCTTATATAATCAGCACCATAAGTCGTGGTTAATTTATCACTAAAATCAGAAGTTACAGTCCACTTCGGTGTAAGAGTAGTAATTACATTTCCATCGGTATCTGTGAATTTTGCTGTAAACTTACGATTGCTTCCAGATGCAATAGCTGCTTTGGTGCATACGATAGTGGCTATATATGATTTTGTTGTAGGCGTTGGCTCTGGCGTAGGAGTGGGAGAGATGTAATCTGCAATCCATGCCTTTTCTCCAGATTCAAGAGTAATTAATTTATCTTTGTCTGGACTTTTTTCTGTTTGTTCAAATAAATAACAAAGAACTCCCTTTGATCCAAACTTCATCGAGACATTATCAGGTAATGTTAATATATATGGATTTGGACTGTTTGAGTTAAAATCAATATATACTCTTTCCCCATTACGAAGTTTAACCGTTTCTTCGTCATATGGCATATACACGAAATATTCATTTGCACCTAGAGTAATTGTTTTATTCCCATCTTCTCCAGTACTTGACTCTCTTGTAACATAACTTGGACGCTCAATTATGGTTCCATTTTCATTTTGCCATCTTTGAATGTAATTGCATTGATACATTTTTCCATCAATGTAAACTTCGTCATCGCAATCTGCTTCGTAGATTAACCACGTATTATTTGCCCATTCAACATAGTCTCCAGCTAAAACTGTTTGCCCAGGTAGAGATGTGAATTCTTTATAATAGGGTTTAGTGCCTGAATTTATAACTAAACTTGACGCTTCACCGTTTAGCTTTACACTTTTGTACGCCCCTGAATCTGGTAATTTGCGAGTTAAGCTATCCTTACAACGGCTAATTAAACGTTCTCTTTGAGAAGTGCCATGTAGATTAATACGGGCTGAATATCTATCCATGATCTACCTCCTCAGTAAAATATTTATCTTTAATTTTTTCAAGAATGTGAATGCACCTAAACACCTCTTTTTTACACGTATCCAGTGAATATTCTTCGCTAATCAAATATTGAATTATGTTTAATACGGTAATAAATTGAGGTTCATTAGTCAGTTCTATGATTAGCTTTTGATTTCCAATTAGTTCCCTTTGGTAGCTTTCCAAATAAGATTTAAGTGTCTCTGACTTTTCTTCTTTCATTGGTAAAATCTTATATGTCTTATTTATTAAAAACTTAAAATAATTGTTAAAACTTTCGGTTGGCAATAAACCATATTCAACGGTAATCATGATTTTAAATTCTCCAAATCTCCATATATGTAGGAAAATTTGTTTGCCAAACTATTTGCATATTTAAAGGAATAATCGTATCTATCACCGATTTTTTCTAATAAATTAGCTGGAGAATACATGGTAAAGTCTTTTGTGTTCAAATTATTTTTTAAGTTTTCAATATTATTTACATAAGGTTTTAACCATATAACAGTCATCCATTCCAACAATACATCCAACACATCGTCTGGAACAGACATATTAAACTCTGCCGTTAAATCATTTCTGTCGTTTAAATCACACATTTTTTTTACTATTCTGTTACATTTTGATATTGCTTTTCTCATAATTGCCAAAAGCATCTCAGACTGAAGTTCTTCTGCAAATTGCAATAAATCAGGATCTGTAATCCCGTCTTTAAACTCGTCATAAACAAATTGGTATGTAGTATTCATAAATACCTCCTTAATAAGAAGGCTTTAACTCAACATCAAGCAATTCCTCTAATAACTGAATTCTATTAATTGAATCAAATTCTCCACTGTCAATCATTAAACGCGCTTTTGTGGCTATTGTATCTTTAACTCCTTTTGACAATGGGGTTATAATCTTGCGTATATCATCTAACGATTTTGTGAAAATAGTTTCTATGTCCTCTCCAATAATGGTGTTTTGATAGTATTGCGCCACATCTAAGAACTCATATATTTCTACCGCAGTATACTCATCAGTATCTTCAAAGAATATCCAATTATTTTTGTAAAAACTACGATTTGTATTTCTCATTGATAATAGTTCTCCCAGTTCCACATACTCAATAGAACCATAGGAATCCCATTCAATCTGATATCCAATCGTTTTTCTTGAACCATACACCAATATACCCTGTACGCCACTTTTAACAGGCACTAAGATATCAAGAGGAATTTTAGTTTTCTTTTTCGTATGATTCTTTTTTACTTCTTCATGACTTACTGACGTAACATTTAACTTAGCTTCATACTCTTTTCGTATTTTTTCTTCTAATTCAGAACGCACCTTTGCTTCCTTTTCAGCGAGTCGCCTTTCACGTTCTTCCTTTGTTAAATTTGCCATATTTTATTACCTCCATTTATTCATATAAAAATAGTACGGTTAGTATAATCTAACCGTACCGTATTATTAATTAGCCAATTCTATAACATCCAAACACTTCAGACATAACGATACCTGCATTGCTTCTTTGAGCCATTAAGAACTCCTGGGAGAGATCTGCGTTAGACATTGGTGTTCCCGGAATAATCAAGGTATCACCTTCTGTTACATACTTGATAAATTTATCTTCACCTGCTACAACATGTAAATCTGTATCATTTAAAACAAAATCAGTAGAACCCACTTTGTGAGCGTTCTGCATTGCGATAACTGGATTTGCTCCAAAGTTACCATAATATCCTACGTTGTAAAGAGCCTCTTTTGCAGAATCTGAATCAGCACCCTTAACGCCAGTAATCTTTCTAACTGCCTGTTTTGAACCTAAAACATATGCAGTCATACCAGTAGCTGCTTCTACATGATCAATTAATGTTGCAAGTTTATCTTCTGCAAATGTACCTGATACCTGATATGGTGCAACAAGTTTAGAATATGTACCGGCAAATGATGTGTAGATGTCTGTATTTGTCTTAGCAATAAAAGATCTTGATACTCTGTTAATTAATTCGTTCATATCAATACGATTAGCTAAAATAAGATTCAGTTCATCATAGATCTTAATTGCCTTCAGCTGTGGAGTTACATAAATTGTTTCTCCGCTTACGGCTCTCTGTCTTCTTACTCCCTGTGTTCCTTCAGCAATATCGGCAACAGTAAAAAGACCAGTATCCCTTACGATAAAGGAATCCTGATCGCCGAGTGCCTTATTTCTAAAATCTACAAACTGGAAAATAGGAGAGGAGTCTGGCAGTCCTTCAAGAACTGTCTTTGTGATAATCTCTTCCATAATTGCGAATAATCCACTGCATTTTCCATCTCGAATGTCTCTATAATCTAAATATGCCTTGCCATTATTTGCTTCTACTAAAGCGTTTCTTAATACTTCCATTGAATCGGAAGTGGAATAATTTCCATACTGTCTTCCCTTATATGCCTCTACCGCAATTTTGATAATTTCTTTACTCATATTAAGTCTATCCTCACTTTCTTAATTACTGTACTTCAACAGCGTAAAATGTTTTTGTTCCATATACGTCAATTCCAATAACCTTACCAATCTGTGTAGATCCAGAAGTTGCGGTCGTTACAACTTTCATTGTGTTTGCAGCTGCAAGCTCAACTAATTTACCAACTGTAGGAGTTGCATCAAAAGCCTCAACCGTAGCAGAGAAAATATCCCCTTTTGTTGGAATAAATGCTCTCGCTGGTTTATCAACAACATTAACAAATTCATCCATCTGTTTCTTTTCGTCATACATTAATTCTGGAGTGCACAGAATTCCGTAGTATGTAGTATCTACTGCTGGAGTGGTGGCTGTGTGGGTTTCTCTTTCACCACTTACGAGTCCTCCAATTGCGACTACAGAACCATTCTGTAATTCAGCTGAGATTTTTACACTCTTTAATAAATTCCCGTTTTTTGTTGCAGACACATTGTCGAGTCTGATAATTGCTTTTGCCATATTATTTAATCCTCACTTTCTTATCTCTTTAAATATTTTTTATATGTTGCATCAATTGGATCTTCATTATTTGTCTCATTCGTAGCAGAGAATTTAATTGAATCTCCTTTAATTGAACCGTCTGTACCTTCATCTTCAAATGAATACAATCCAACGATACATAAACATTCTTTTTCCAAGTCTTTTATGGAATAATTAGATGAAGTTTTCTTTAATTCTTCAAACTCTTTTGTCGTACCGATTTTCTTATCATACTTTTCAAAAATTCCAGTTTCTGCAAATTTTCTTTCCTCAGCTTCTTTGCTTTCTTTGTATGATTTAAGTACATCAAACTCTTCATTAGAGACAGAGTATTGTTTCTTGTAATCTAAAAATTCCTGTTCTAACTTTGAGTATGAATTTCTTGCTTCCTGTACTTGCTGATTTTCTTCTATGGTGAGCCATACTTTAATCATTTCTTCAAATTCGCCAGTAATCGTAGCGGTTAAATTTGAATCGTCAAACGAATATGTAAAACGTCCATATTTAGATTCATAATCATTCACAGTCCAATGATCTCTTTCTACGTAAACGTATTCATCATCAAAGTCTTCAACATAAAAATATGTTTCTTCTGTTACGTTTCCATTTAGATCTTTTACAATTACAGAATCAAGAGCATTTGACAACGCATCTCTTTTCTGCCTATAAGTAGTAGAAAACAAGATTGGCTCATCTGTCTTCCCAAATAGATCAAACATTTTAGATTCAAATTCTTCATCTGTCATATCTTCATATGAAAAATTTAAATCAGAAACGGTCTTGCCATATTTGATCATAATTTCTTCTTTTTTATTCAAATTATTACCTCCTTTTTCTGCTCCTTCATAGTTAAAGCAAGCAGATAATTTCTCTTTTAATTCTTTAAACTCTAATGCAAATTCAGCCTTTGAGAACTCAATAGGTATAACACTAGAACTAATAAAGCAAGGCTCTGTATGCTCTGGGCTTGTTTTATCATCTGCTTTGCCCAATAAGCATAAAGCAGAATAGTTCCACTCCAATAGTTCCACATAATTAGAATCATCTTCTAATTGACGATATTGTTTTGGACTAATTTCCATTGATTGATTAAACCAAAAATTATCAGAATAAATTGCATCTTTAAGTTCTGGATATCTGCCAGTCCATAAAATAACGTGAGCAGTTAAATACTCAACATCAACTCCATATTCGTTTACAGTTTCATAATCGAATGTGTCATTTACAACAACCCCATATGGAACCGTTAAATCTACAATTTCCCAGTTTTCATCTACCGTCCAATCATGCCCACCCATGTATCTATGAGTCTCTTTTGTCCCAGGATCTGTGGCTTCGATTATGTGTCCAACAACTGGACAATAATTAAGAGTTGGAGAGTACTTTTCAACATTTTCTTTGCTCATGTAACTTCCGTTGCGGTTTTTCCCAATCCCTTGCACATAACATTTGCATAGAGTAAATTCTTCGTTAACAGGTTTTATTGGAGTAATTTTTGCATTAAAAGTTACCTGTATATTTTTGTTCTTCATTTTTCCTCCTTTCTTAAAAAGTAATTTTGTTTGTCAGAAAGAAGTCTTTTTTATCAAAATTGGAATTAATATAATCCATAATTTTTTCTGACATAAAAAAACTGCAAACAGATTCTCCGTTCACAGTCTCTAAAACATATTTAAATCCAAGTATGGCGAGTTGATTTGCCTTTTCTTGGTTTAAAACCTTTATCATGCTTTTCATTCATTCACCGCCTATCGATTCAGATTTTGATCTGTCTCTGACGTTTGTTGACCAGACTCTGTCAATTGTTCCCCTTTAGATTCATTGGTTGGTCTACCTCCAGTATTATCTACTGATCCGCCACTTAATGTATTAGAACTTATAAGAGGTCTAATAAACATGTTTTTGCCAATTCCCAAAATCTCATCTTCTAAATATGACATTCCATTAATATCTGCCGGTTCAAGCCCTAATGAATTAGCATACAATAGTTTTGTAGATACTCCGTACTGCCCAGCCTTTAAATACGAGTCCTGAACTTTAGTTTCATTATAGATACTTTGTTCCAAAAATCTCATTTCAAAAGAATATGGTAAATCCATTTTCTTGGTTTTCATGTTGAAATATCTTTGTATTTGGTTCATTACAGCAAACGATATTAACTCATCATTCCGGATTGAAAGTTCCATTGATGTTGAGGTCTTATTTTTAGCTGATCCAAATAGTAAAGGCGATGTTCCTGAACTTGACCAAAAGTTTTCTTCGGCTTCACTTACTGCATCTGTATCCGCCACACTAGATTTTTGGAATGAAAAATCACTTATAGTAAACGGAGACAATATTAGTCCAATCCCGTCTGGGATATTAGCAGCTGCCTGACCATAATATTTCATAGCCATCTCATAATCCATTTTGGGTATACCTTGCTCATCTGCTTCCATTTTCATTGCTAAAACCTTATAATTGTCAATCTCAGTTTTTGCCTTTTTAAGTAGCTTATAATCCTCAATATCCAAAACTCCGAGAATTAAACCCGTAAATACTGGAATTGCGTAAATCGGATCATCTTCATCTGCTTTAATACAGATACCATTGCTAGGTTCATACCACCTTTTCGATCCGTCTCCTTTTGTCCCCTTTTTGGGATTACCTTTATAAGCTAAATACGCAGACTCAATTTCTTTTCCGTATTCCGGAAGCAAATCTTCTTTATCTGAAAAATAGAGCAAATCGATAGACATTACAAATACTCCGTCTTCAACAGAAGATATCCTTGCAAATGCACGATTAAATGGCCTAATATAAAAAGAATCAGTAGTTTCGTATGATAATCCGTAGAAGATACCATCTCGAAATACTGATTGCATAATTTTAAAACATTCTTGTTTTAAGTTGTATTTTTTAAATAAGTCGCACACGTAATTGTATGTATTACGATACTCAGTCTTTTTGATTTTACTTTTTTGAGGTAAGTTCAATGGACGAATAGAATAATTAAATTTCGGAAGCATTGAATAATAATTTATCAATCTTTTGTAATGAGGACTTACCATATATAAAAAGTTACTCATTTCCTGTAAAGCAGAAGCAAATGTTTGTGGCGCTTCAAGCATTTGAACAACGCGCTCTTTCGGGTATTTCCTATATATGATACTTTCGTTGCGATTTTTTATTAAATCCTGAACAATATTCTTTTTTAAATTTGCAAACGCAAGCTGAGAATATTTTTCTACCGCAATCTGTTCTAAGGTTTTATTTCCAGATGGTTCTTTTTTTTCTTCCAAATTCTCACCTCCTTAATATTTACGTAATTTTGGTTGCCTGATTTTAAATGCTTCTGATGGATCAAATGAAGTACTTGCTGGCTTTTTCAATTTTGTTTCCAATTGGCATTGCACCCAATAATTATATCCAACACTAGAAACCCTATCTTTTCGCATTCCAGATTTCTCATGTACTCTTATGTTTACCCCTTTTGCTTCATATTCCAAATTAATCAGCTCATTTATGAGTAATGTGGTATGTATATATGGCATTTGTAATAAAGTTTTATCACTTATTTGTAAGGAGTTATATCCTCTAATATCTTTTAAGACTTCGTCTGCTTCAAATTCATTTATAAGAAGGTTTATTTTATTTTGTCTAAATCCTTCTCGCAAAGATAAATACATATCGTTATTAAACTGCGCGGTCGCCTGTATTGCCCAAATTACTTTTGGTGCGCCCTGAACCTTGCATCTATCGGCATAAACTTTATCATTACAACAGCTTAATGCACCATACGTTTCTCCTGTTAATGGATCGTACATATCTTTTATTAAACAATCATACACTCCAAGGCCAATTCCCTTAACATCTAATGCAATATATGTGCACTTATACATTTCATAATATCTTCTAACAATCAATGCAAGTTCATCAGTATTTAGTCCCTCATGATTTTCAGTATATATTAAATTCCCAATATATCTTTGATTGTTTGTGGGAATAGCACTATTAATAAAAATAGAAGCAGCGTCGTTGTTTTGTTTCTTTGAAGCCAAAAGAGCCACGTCAACTGAAATTATTCTTTGTTCTTGATTTTTTAAATCTGGCATTTTGGTTGATTTATCTGAAAGTAATTTTGATATGTGTGTAGGATATACTGTTCTTTTAAGTACTCTGTTTTTAGACGTATCTTCATATGAGAATAAAGAGCCATCTTTGTCTCCATACCACAAACACCCCATTTCCATATCCCATGCCATCTCAGAAAAGTCAGCCTCAGACATTTCATCTGCTACTTGTTCCTTTGAAAGCAAACCCTCTTTAATTGATATTTGATATGGAAGTCCACAAATAAAATATTTTTTTGAATCGCTTACAAGATTGGCGCAATAAGCTTTTGCCTTTTCAAAAGACCAATGACTTTTAAACCAACAGCTAGACATATAGATTTCTTTATTTCTTTCAACTAGATGTTTGTATTCTTTTTTGCTTAAATACTTTGGAGTTCTTGGAGCTGTTAAAAATTTACGTAAAACCGTATTTATTACTATCAAATCAACCATTCTAAATTCATCTGTAATTAAAATATTGGCGCGGGCGCTTCTCCCGGAATCCGATGCCGTTACAACCTTTATCCATGACCCGTTCTTAAATAAAACATATGCCTTGTTTTGACCAACTGAATAATCTTCAATTTCTAATTTTAAATTATCAGATTTATCTAAGAAGTCAGTCGTGATTTTCTCAAGAACTTCATTAGCTTGATTTCTATTTTTAGATGCTACACAAATTTTAGTTCCTGGATATAAAATACAACGAATTGTGCAAAATAAAGCAGTCAACCACGTTTTTCCTTGCCCGCGGGCAGCTAGATACATGAAATAATTACTTATATTCATCATATAAAGCAATATTACTTGAAAAAGCTTTAAGGAGACTCCCAAATAATCGCGGGCGAATCGATGAGGATTTGAACGGTAAAAGCTACACCATGTAGCAACACCATTCATTATTTTTGATGCTTTATCATTTGCGACTTCTTGCTCTGTTTTTTTATTGGTTTGAATCATCCAATTCACCCCCAAATACCGCATCAAACAAAGCTTCATCATCGTCTTCGTATTCTGGTTTTTCAACTTTATATTTTGACATTTCAGATTCGTATAGCCGAGAATAAGAGTTTTTAATACCCATCATTTTACACAAATGACCTAAGAAATAGACGGTGATATATTTTACAATTCCGTCAACATCTTTCCATTCCTCATCTGGCTCAGGTATTGGTTTCTCGTTTTCCCATTTTCTAATTAAGGTTCCAAATGTATTTTGCTCCGCCAAAGTATTATCTTTTGTTTGTTTTGGCTGAAGATTTGCTGTTGCCAATAAATCCTGTAATGTCTTAGTTAGGTCTTTTGTTGGTAATCCTTTTCTTTTTGCTTTTAATATATCTAACTGGGCGTAACATATTTGTTTAAAAACTTCTTCCTGTGCCTTTGTGCTACACTCATGTCTTGTTGTCCAGTCTAAATATTCATCTTCAAGAAAAGAATAGTCATCGTCTTCAAAACCCGTTCCAAAGAATTTTACAGTTTTAAGCTTTGCTTTCTTAGAATCTTTTACGTCTTCAAGAGTCTCTATAATTCCTTCTTTTCTTTCTTCGTCTAATGTTGTATCAAATGTCTTACCGGAATATTGATTTAAATTTGCCTTTGATATGTATGTATGAATACGAGATCTATTTTTTGTAATTTTTCTGCTAGCATTTAATAAACTCAAATCATAATAAATATCATATTTTTCACACAATCTTCTTATTGCAGTATCTTCATCTCCACCATACGCCTCTGTATAATGTTCAAACATTTTATCCAAACATTTCTTGCAAATTGGAAGATGGTAACTCCAACCTGCATATAATTCACTTTGAGAAGCCGGGAAATTATCGTCTAATATTTTATATGATGAACCACAAGCGGGGCATTTGTAGAAATTTGGTTCATCTTCTTTTGAGTATTTAATTTTTTCAATTTCTGTGTTTTTAGACGGTGAAGTAATAGTAATTCGTCTGTTTGATTTTGGCTGTGCCACGACAACACCATCCTTTCTTTTTGCAATAAATTAAGCACTCAATCTTCCATAAAGGATTAGAGTGCTAATATCGTTATTTACTATATAATCATCATAATATTTCCAATGCATTGGGGTGTTTTTATCTGTATCTATTCCACATGATTTACTAAGTCCCGTGCAACATTTACTTATTGCAGATGAACTTACTCCAGTCCATTCAGCAGCGTCTTTAATTGTAGCGAATAATATATTTTAGATATACAAACTACTTTCTTTGTATACGCGTCAATCAAACATTGCTTTATATCTTTTGTTTTCATATGTGCAAAATCATCTAAATATTTCCAAACAATCCTATTTCCATTTTCTTCTCCAGATGATAATGTTTTACCGCAACAGCAAGACCTTATTGATTCAGGTGTTAGCATATATTTTTCCGCCGCTTCTGTAATACTTTTATATTCAGAAAAATCGTTTAAACATATTACGGGTATTTGAGTTTTTGAACGAATTCTACTTAAACTCTTTGAATAGTCACATAATCCACATTTCATTCCGGAAGTTAAATATGATCTGGCAGTTTGTACACTAACACCAATAGCTTCTCCTATATTAGTAACTGTCATTCCGTCATTCCATAATTTGCAAGATTCAATTAACAAAGACTGTAGCGATTTAATGTCTGCATCATGAAAATCTATATGTGTTAAATTTATAATTTTTGATAAAATAGATTTCAACATGTTCTGTTTAATAAAGGAGTATCTTTCAGATATTTTTCGATAATCACAATCAATTCTAATAACCTCTATATCATGTTGCATCGCCAATAAATCTTTTTGTTCATCTATGTACTTAGAGTCTGAAATAGATAATTCAGATTTTACATATGGATTATTATGAAAACCTCCGTCCATCTCAACAATATATTTTTTACCATTAATCCCAAAATAAATATCATAAATACCAGTTTTGCTTTTATTTTTAATTTAAATTTACACCAATTAGGTTTGTATTCTCTGTGAATAAAATCCAATTCGTATGATATTTGCATCAAACAGTTATATATAAATTTATTAGGATACGAAATTCCATCAGAACAGTATGGACATAGCACTCTATTCCCTTTTACAACTTTAGCAATAATTTGGTTTGAACGGCTTCCGCAATCAGGACATATAAATTCAATTTCTTGATTGCTTAATTCTACATAGTTATAAGCATCTTCTTTGTTTGAAAATAATGACGCGATATATGGGTTTGTTGTTCCAATATCGTTATATCCAACTAGAACTCTATTATTGCTACATATACCACAGCATTCTCCTAAATATAACAAAGTAAATGTCGTCATAAATATATGATTCGTTCCATCTTTTAAGTTGTGCTTAAATTTATGTTTTCGGATACTCCATGATATTTTTCGCATAATTCAAATTCATTTCCATACGTGTTAAATAGTCTACGTTTCGCTTCACTTTCTGATATAAGAGCAGCATTTCTTAATTTTTCTTTCATGCAATATCTACATTCTTGTCCCCTTAAAGCGGCATATGGAAACATTTCATATTCAAAATTATGTTTTTCACAACAATGAATTGCTTTAAATGAGGTGCCTTTATATCCAGACACCAATTTAATTTTATTGCCATGAACCTTTTGCAATCTTTGCTTATATTCCTCTTCTGAAACCATACTTACCTACTTTCTCTACCTACAAAAAATAATAATGGGAGAGTAGGGTAGGTAGACCTAACTCACGCTGGTAGCTACTCCAGCATGTCTCCCATGTTTTAGTGTTTTCGCAACACAAAAAGAGACACCTCAGAGAGATGTCCCATATCTACTGCGAATATTTATTTCTCCAATAAAACATTACATTTATCCGTTATTCGTCCTTGTTAATCTGCTTAATAATCTGGTCAACATATGTACTTAATCCTGCCACAAGAATACCCTGTGTGAGCGCCGTAAACACCACTAGAGCGAACTCTTGTGTGTTACCGAATGTAGTTGCCGCCAACACATAAATAGCGCACAGAACGATCCCTACGGCTCCATTAACCAGTGGAATATATTTATCTTTAATAAGCTGTCCCTGTTTAATCCACATGCCAATAAAATAAAGAACTACAGCCACAACTACAAGTTCCGGTTTAATATATTTCATAATCTGTTCCATTTTTATTCCTCCTATTTTGCTAACCCTTTATACTGTAAAGATCCATCGCTTAATGTTGATACCAATACCTCTCCAGTTACCATCTTTCCATCAGAATCAACAGCATAGATCTTACCATTATTTTCTACAAGTTGTGATCTGCACATAGCGCCATCTGCGTTGAGATAGTACCAACCACCTTTATATTGATACCATGTATTTGTAACCATCATTCCATTTCCGTCAAACCAGTACCATAAATTTTTTTCTGTGTCATGATACCAGTCGTTTTTAATACATTCTCCGGTGTCACCGTTATAAAAGCGCCAGCCACCGTCTTCCTGTTTCCAACCGGATTTCTTTTCATGTGTTTTTTGTTCAGTGAGAGCCGCCTTAAAATCAGTCCATGTATGTTTAGTATGATCGTATACGTAAGGATTTGGACAAATCTTTCCCGTCACATCATAGTGTCTGATTACTCGATCAACTGGAATATTGTATCTAGTCATCAGTTCTTTAGTAAGTTCAATAGCTGACTGTACAGTGGCATCTTCAAAATACCAGTCTCGGCTTGTATCTGCTTTGCTGCCATTATTCCTAACACACATTTCGACGCTTACACAGTTGACATTCTTAGCAATCCCGTATAATGATCCACCACCCGTAGATAATTTCTTTCCTCCTACTGCCCAACAATAGCGAGAGATTGGATCAGGATTGTATTGCCATACATCACCGGAAAATCCGACATAGAAGTCGGCAGATGCATTTGTAGTAGTTGGCTGATTATAATAATTTATGTTTGCCTTTGCATCACCCGTGGCTCCTACGTAATGTATAATTATGTATTCTATTTTGCCTGGACGCACAGATGTATTGTGTGTTCCAAAGTTTGTATTTTGGTTAATATTCAATTTAATTACTCCTTTCGGCAAGATAGGAGAGTAGTTGTCTCTTCTGAATTATTAATATATAGTGTCAAATGACACACTTCCAATAATACGGAAGTACGGCGTTTCGCCTACAGTTAATTCTATCGCACTTAAACATACGGTTTTCACCTTTCTAGGAAGCATGTCAGTTCCTAGGCAGTTCAGTAGGTCTACCAACCTCGCCTTGATAAGCAGCAAGCTCTTCCTGCTGTTGGTTGTTTTACGCTCAGATACCGTTACCTGATTGACCACATTTAATCTGACTTCCCATGCACGTCAGAACCAATATTATTTTTTGTTGGGATTTCATACCCGAAGGTTTGAGTTATTAACTCATTTCTTTTTGAATTGCCGACTTAACGGTTCTTTTAAGTAACAATCGTTCACAATTTTTTTTAGACAGGGGAGTGCCCGGATTGGCTACTACAATTCCCTCGGCAAGCGAGCCTGTGTTTTACCAATGAAAGTTGGATTCTAAGTGAATGCTTCGTCAGATTCGTCAGCCTCATCATTTCGGATAATATAATGATTTTTCGTGGTAGTTACATCGTTGTGGCCTAATAATTTCTGAGCAACTTCAGCAGATTTATGTTCATAAACGACTAAATTTGTAGCTCTTGACTCCCGAAATAGATGAGGATGAACTCTTCGACCAACTATTTCAGCAAATAAGCCTTTGCACCAACCATTAAATGTTCCTTCTGCAACCTGTCTAACCTCTCCAGTTTTCTTTACATTAATGGTAAACATATATGGGTTATCATCTTCACCACGTACCTCTAACCACTTTTTAAATACGTCCATGACTTCTTCGCCAAATTTAAGTTTTCTTGGTTTTCCGATTACGGAAGCTCCTTTACAACGAATTGTGTGTGTTATGTATTTTTTAGACATCACTTTTTGCTCATTTTTATCTTCATCGATAATTGTAATTTCATTTTCAACGGGAGTATAATTAACTACTTCCTTTAGTAATTGTCTTGCTTCAGCTCTACGACAACCTGTAGAATAAGAAAACATAAGGTAGGCTAGTTTCTCCCATTCCTCTCGTTTCTCCAATTCTTCGCATAAATGAACATATTCATCAGGAGTGAGCGGGATTTTAGGGTGTACATAACCGGTTTTTACCACTTTCATTTCCTTTGTTACGAACGTTCTGAAGGTAGGATATTCCTCCTCGTACATCATCATTATGTAATTACATATATTGCTTACCGCAGATTTCTTAAACTTAATAGCCGAATCCGAAAGCCCTCTGTTTGTAAGCCAGTTTAAGTATCTTACAAATTCTTTCTTTTTTATTTCCAGGCAACTTTTATTATTCAGATGTTCTTTCACCCAGTAGAAAAATATTTTTAACGCTGATTCGTAGCCTATTTTTGTTTTTACTGCTAATTCAGCCTGATTTTCTAAGTATTCCTGAACCATATTACGATTAAACTCATTTACTTCAAGCCACATTTCGTCTGTTATATCATCGCTACGGTCTGCAATTTTACCGTCCATTCACTCACTCCCCCTCTTTTGCTAATAAAAAGAGAGTGACATTAAGCCACTCCTAATTGTTTTGTTGTATTTGTTTGTTCAATAAAAGTTTTAATTTGATCATATCCCCAACCGCAATCAACCAATCCACTCACCATGCTTTCCATGGATTGTATTGCTCTTAACTCATTTTCTGACAAACAGTCTCTTATCTGATCGTTTTTACCAATTCCATATTTATCTCTTAACTGATTTGCGTTCATGCCAAATAAGACTTTATATATACAATTTGTATAATTTGAATATGCATGTCCATGCATTCTCTCATTTTCTGTTGATAGCTGTAGAGCCTTTGTCAAAGACTGCCTTACGGCAATTCCTTTTTCTCTTTCAATAAGTTTTCCCTGTAAAGCTTTTTCCATTGCATTAAACTGCTTAATATAAGCAAGTTTAAACTTCATAGCTTTTTCACCTGTATATCCCATTGCAAGAAGTGTAAATCCGTCCTTTGTCATTACATACATAGGATTGGTTTTACCATTAGAAGCTCTGTATGATGTCAAATTAAATAGAGCGGAAAATTCCGCTGTACTAATGTTTGAACCTATCGTCCTTATTGACTCCATTACATCGCGGTGATGTTTATCAAATGTTTCTGATACATCAAGACTACTCACTACAGTTGTTTCTACCTTATTAAATTTTGCAATTTCTATTAACATGCTATCAATCCTTTCGTTGATTCATTTGTGTAAACAAAAAGAACCAAACGTTTCGTCAGGTTCAATGCGTTTATGGAAGAGGAGAGTAATTATCTCTCAAAACAACCATTAATGGAGCATGGAGCATACCCATACATTATTTTCCATCTAAAAAACTCCACACCTATTACAGTGCAGAGTCCTATGTTAATTTAACTTTTCAATTAATTCCTCAATCGTTACCTGTTCTCCCAATGAAAGACAAGATTCAAGTCTGTTCTTTAATACTTCTTTTAAAATAGTAATCTCATCATCGGTAAGAGAGATGATTAAAGCATCTTCGTCATACATTTATAACACCACCTATCTATTTAAGGAATCCTTCAGAGACTTGCCAGGTTTAAATTTGGGAGATTTTGAAGCTTCAATGCGAAGTGGAGTACCATCTTTAGGATTTCTACCTTCTCTGGCAGCACGTTCAACAACCTCGAATGTCCCGAATCCGGTAAGCTGAAGCCTATCATCTTTAACCAGTGTTTCTTCTACTGTTTCTAAAAAGGCTTTTACTAAATCTTCAGCCTGTAATTTGCTCACGTTTACTCTTGTAGCTACTTCTGAAATGAATTCTGTCTTTGTCATATTTTTATAAATCTCCTTAATTTTATTTTTTTTTGTAATAAAATAGGAGAGCGCCATACTCTCCGCGAATAATTAATTTAATACAAGTGTATGTTCACATACCTTGCCTTTTCCTTCTTCATAAATCACAAAAGAAGCGGTGGCATCAGCCGATTTCCTAATTCTCATAGAAAAATCATCGCTTCCAACAATTGATCCAACCGTCATAGCTCCACGTCTTACTCCACAATTTATAAAGTCATTACGATGTTTATGTCCTCCAATTATGTAGTCAATACGCACATCATAAATATCAGAAAAATCCTTTAAAGCCTGTGCTAAATTTGAAACTTCTCCATGAATTCCTAAAATGTTATATCCAGCAATAGAATCAAAAATAAATCCAGTCTTATTTTCTACATATTTGAAGTTTGGATTATTTTCATTCTTTGTAATGATATTATTTCTAACAATTTTACCTGCCGTATCACATAAATGCTCATTCTTTTTTCCGTCCAGAAGCCGAAATTCGTCGTGATTTCCGTCCGTTTGATGATATACCACATTAACTAACTTGGAGAGTTTGTTGAGCCAATTCCCAAGATAATTACCAAAGATAATAGCACTATCAATAGCTCCGTAACGAAGACTCCATAACTGAGAGTGTCTTATAAATCCCTCAATATGATCTCCGAGATTATTAACATGAATTTCTGACAGTTTTTCATTTTCAATAATTTCAACTGTCTGATTATATATTTGCTCCATTCTGGAATAATAGATTTCAGGGCTATATTCGTTTATAACTTCATCAAAAAGTCCATAAATCTTAAATTCCTTTCCAAAATGAGAGTCGGCAAAGTTTAACTGTCCAGCACGTTTGTTATGTACTACAGGAATATCTTCTGGAATAATTATTTTAGAATTATCTCTAATTGCCTGTAATACTTTTTCTTCAAACAGTTCATCTCTAGCAAGTTCACGCTGCCATCGGGCATATTCGAGCTTTTCGGTCTGCACTTTCATAAGTTCTCGCTGTGCTTCACGTTTTAAGGTTTTGTTTTCTTCAATCATGCCCTGTAATTGCTTATCAGGAGTACCTAATTCATCTTTGGCATCATTATATCCATCTAAATAATTCTTTGTTTTCTTTCGGTGGGCAGATTCGTCCCAATTTACGCCAAAAGCTTCGTTACATAATTTACCGATTTCAGTATTTGTCAAGCCATATAAATCTCTATTTTTATATAATCGTATTCTATAAGCCTTTGGACTTTCATTTGGTTGTATCAAAGCCTGATTATTTATTTTTGTCCCCACCCTTCTTATTCTTCGTCTGGAAGTTCAATGCTAATTTTCATATCGAATTTATGTACCCAGTCAGGTAAATTCTTTTTCAACTCCGGTGCGATAGAACCGTTTTCGTCAACTAACAATTCTCCATCGATTGATACATCTTTAATCAAAATATTTCTTTTACCCGCAGTTACTTTGGGTTCTACGTCTTTATGAGTTACCATTTTGTTAATTTCCTCCAAAATAATTGATATATTATTGTTGATATTTACTATTGTGCGAATAGTATATTACGTGATAAAATGAGATACGTAAGAATATACGAAAAAATATGTAAAATAAAAAAATTAAATTATTTCGTCTAAACTATTTAATATACTATCTGCTATACCATATTCAACCTGTTCAGCTGCATCAAAATACCAATCTTTACTTTTATTTTTACTAAAAGTCTTCTGATCAATTTTTGTACGAGACAAAATATATTCGCCCATTTGCTGAATCTGCTTGCGATATGTCTTTTGAGATTCCTCCACCTGCTCAAATGTTCCCTGTACGCCAGTAGAACCGGTATGTAGCATTGCTTGCGATCTTGATAGGCAATATCTTTTAGATCCAGCGATAAATAATAAAAATCCGCCTGAAAGAGCGATACCCATATTTACTGTAATAACAGGTGTTACAGATGCAAGAATTGTATCGACGAGACTGTATGTACTATATAAACAACCGCCTGGTGACTGAATAAAAATCTTAATCGGAATCCGTTTTTCTACTGGTTTTCCTTTGTCTTCTCGATTTATATTTATAATTGCCTTTTGAATTTCTAATACACCAGTATCAATTTCATAATCAATATAAAATGTACGATTTTCGGCAAGTCTCCAATAATTTACCATTTCTGGAGCAGGTAATTGCATATTTTCTAAATTCGTAGGTAATGTTAATAATAATTCGTCTATAATAAAACCTTCTTCCTATGATTTATTTTATAATGAAAATCTCAAGCTTGAATTAGAAATAATTACGCGGGTTGACTTACATTTCTTTTCTAATTCATTTTTAAGTGCCAGCGCTAATGTTTCTTTTGCTTCCCTACTACCATGGTGCAGTACAATTTTATTACAGTTTATAGATGAATAAATATCCACTAACTGATCAAATGGTGCGTGTCCTGACATGCTTTTAAGACTATAAGAACTACATCTGCAATCGTATTCTTTGCCATCAATTGTGATTGATTTTCTTTTATTGTCCTTTAACATACTCGCAAGGCTGCCTTCAGTACTAAAGCCAACAAATAGAATAGTAGCATTTGGATTCCCAACCAAAGACTTTAAATGATGTCTCACACGACCAACCTGACACATTCCAGCAGTTGAAAGAATGCAACATGGCTCAATTGAAGATACTAGCGCTTTACTGGCCTGTGTTTCTTTAACGAATACTAGATTTTCCCATTTAAGCATTTCATCGAATTTCTTCTTATCATCGCCTTCCAATATTTCAGCATAATCTTTAAATATTGAGATAGCAAGAGGGGAGTCGATATATACTTTTGGCTGCCATGGCTCATTTTTATAGAGTTCATAAATCATCAATGCTAACTGCTGAATTCTTGACTGCGCAAATGATGGGATCAACACCCTACCATTCATTTCTTTTATCTGTCTATCAATAACCGATTTTAACTTATTTAGATCATTGTCACGCTCTTTTTTGCCAGTCTTTAAATCTGGTCTATCTCCATATGTAGATTCTCCAATCAATATGTCGCATGACGGTACCATCTCAAATTTACCTACGAAATAATTGTCTATCTTTTTATTGCCAATATCGCCCGTATAAACGATAGTTTTTGTTAATCCATCGACTGTAATATAAAGAATGATCTGACAACTATTTAATAAATGCCCGCTTGGAACAAACATAAAAGATAGCTCGTCGTCTATAAATATCTTTTCTCCGATGGGTCTTTCGATAGTATATTCAAGCATTGTATTTACGTCTGAAATATCATAAAGCGGGTTATAATTTTTACTATTTTGATCATTTATGACAAATATATCCCGTTCTGCGATGTAGGCTGAATCGCTTGCCATGGTCTTAAATACACCTTTAGAGCTTCTGGGTAGCACAGTTGCCCCTCTAAACCCATCTCTGTATAGTTTTGGTACGGCAAGACAATGATCTCCATGCAAGTGTGATATAAAAACTAAGTCAATGTCTTTTGCTTTGAATTTCGCAAACTTTCTGTTATTTACTAAAAAATCTTCGTATTTATTATTTGATTGATGTAAACCCATATCAAGTAAAATCTTATGGTTTGGTGTTTCGATATAAACACAACTGCCAGTTACGTCCTCACTAGCCGGTTCATCAACAAATGATACTGAAATTTTTTCTTTTTTCTTTGCGATGGTCAAAACCACCTTTCTTTAGATTATTTCTCGACAGTCTTTAGAATGCGAGATTTACGATACTCAAATAATAACTTCTTTGCATAAGATGATTCAGTACACCAATACTTGTGATGCCCAGAATATGTTCTGTGAATATCCCCCTCCGAGTTTGTTCCAAATTTTAAACCTTTGGATTCAAGATATTCTGCTTCTTTTTGTGAAATCTGTAAAATAATAACTACCTTCTTCCTTATTAATTTTCTCCTTCGTAGGAGAGTAGCACTAGAATGAGGTGTCGATCCCCATGCCGTTAAGCACTCACTGTTTTCAAGGCAGGTTCCGGAGCCGTCCGAATTATTCTAGCATAATAATTATTTTAGAAAGGGTCAGTGACCATACTCGCATTACACAAGTACAGCCACTGAAAGGAAAAGAATATGAAAAATAAATTTACAATAAACTGCGATAGCTTACGACAACTTACGATACATTATATCTATCATAATAAGGAAAAACACACCATATTTAATAGACCATTAAAACCCAGTAAAATCAAGGCTTTCGTGGGATTTTATTTAATTTAAAAAAGCTAACATACTAACATCTTCTTATTCTCATATATTCTTTCTGTCTATCATTTCTTGCTAAAACAGAACACTCAGAACAATATTTTTTGTTTTTTTTCTTTCTAATTAATCGCCCACATTTCTCACATCTGACAAAATTGTCTCCTTTATACAACATATATTCGTACCCAAGTTCTCTTAAATCTGATATATGTAAAACTACGTTATTTGAAAAATCTATAAAGTTTATTTTTATATTTCTATTGGTATTTTTTTGAGATATCGATATTAATAAATCATTGTTTTGCCCATAAGATAGTTTTAATAATTGATTTACCATATGGAACCGATCATCGCTCCTCCTCGCCCTTAATCTTGCAGTATTGTAGATAACTGATAGATCTGTATTTATCCACCCATTATTTTTATCATTTATCATATCATAAGCCTTTGCATAACACAGCATCGTGAATAAAAACCTTTCCAATCTTGAATCACATACAGATGCAATCACTTTTAACTCTAACTCCGTAATTGGAATTTCTTCAATTTTATTTAATGTGTACTTACCAGCCTTTTTTGAATATGATTCAATACTATTTTCCCAAAACACTTTATTATAGTTTGGATAATTTTTATTCATAAACTCATCAAGTTTTATCTCAATTTCTTTGTCTCTTAAGCATTTTTCGTTATAATAATATTTTGCAAGTAATAACAGGGTAGAAGAAGGCTTTCTGCCCACTTCGCCTGTTTTTAAAATTTCTTCTACATATTTAACCTCATTTAATATTAAGCTCATTCATTTTCCTCCGAATCATCAACATTTACTTCAACTTTTATATCACAGGTTTCAATTTTAAATTTTTCACCATTAAAAATTATGTCACCATCACCCGATTTTGTTGGATACGAAATTTTAAAATCATTTAATCTGAGTAAATTTTTAATAAATGTTTTTCCACATACATCCCACGCAAACTGTTTTGACGAATTATTTTTGTAGCACATGTCTAATATAATATTACATAAAATATCTTCATCCGGGCAAGCAATTAAGCACATATTAATAAATGTACTTTTAATGGCATATCTTTGTAATCGTCTTTCGTCTGATTTAATACGTTTATTTTTTGCTTCTGCCGAATATCTTGAAGATACAGTTTTATAATCTTTATATATTTTTTGTATTTTTTTATACAAATCTGTTGAGTATATAACACCAGTACTTTGCAGAATCGAATAATCAAACTCTTTACGTGAATCTGTATTTAATTTACCATCAAATTCTTTTTCGATTTTCCAGCAAATCCTATTTACTACACACGGACTCATTCCTAAAGGAAAGTGACTCTCATAATAATCAAAAAATCTACTTTCTTCATCTGTTTTTGATTTGCATTGAATTAATTCGTCTAAAGATTTGTCAAATTTAATCCTACATTTTTCAGATGTGTATTTAATATAATTCATATACTCTTTATCGCACTGCGGATAGATGTAACGCATAAAATAAGGTTTCTTATCTGCGATTACATTGCGATTAAATACTCTTTTTTTTCTCTCGTCATTTGGTAAATCAAGTAATTCGATTTTTCCTTCTTTATTTCGTTTACTTAGACGGTTAGAAGCCCAATCGCTCCAAGACTCTGGCATAGGCTTTGCATCTATTCCTTTTGTCTTGTCTATCGCATTTTGCTGATAAAGCTGCCCACACTTAATCCTATAATCCAAAATATTGTATTCTCTACTTCCAACAGGATAACGAGATTGAACTTCAAACATTGAGGTTATTTTGTTTGTTGTTGAACCAACATCGTTCCCAAAGCTATTTATGTTTGATTGAAAAAAATCATCTTCAGTAGGCACACATTTTGGAGCTTTTCGTTGCACACACATAATCGCCGGCAGTTGTTTTGTGTTCCTTACAATAACGTCCATTGATGTATTGATTACACAGTCGCCCTTATCTACCCTCGGTTTCCCGATATTTATTAGGGGAATAGACTATATCATACTCAATATTTCTTTTACCGTCATACTGAGCCTTGGCGCTTCCATAATGATATTTCAAACATTATGTACTCTACTCGGTTATTCACTACGATATTTCTTCGTAATTATCCTTTCGATAGTCGTTCCACATAAATCAAATAATTATTTGATTTTTAGCACGGCGATTAGGATATTAAACCCTCCCCCGTTAGCACATATTCTAACTGTCATTTCCTACAGTTCCTATCCGTAATATGTACACCCTAGATATCTAGGTTCACCAAGTTTTACAAGGACAGAAATTAATCAAATCCTTATCCATGCCATTCATGGCTTTATCAGACGTGTCCCAGCTATTAAAAATTGTAATAGTTGTCATATACTTGTAAAAATCGTCCATTTCGTCGTCATGAACAACTTCCAACAATCTAATATTATTATGACACGTCATTGGTGCGCGAAAACTAGATACTTTATAAACTCCGCTGTTAATCCAGTATTTTGAATATACCTGACCAGATTTCAATAATCCAGTTATTTTAATTCCAAACATTGATTGACACAAAGAGTAAGGATCTCCGCACACCAATGAATAATTAGCTGGAACAGTTAACACTCCAACTTTTGCTTCGTTTATTCGCTTATTTATCATTTTATTAATTTGATTTTGTATATACGGGTCGTCTTTCATTCTCTCATCTATCATAAGAGCCGTTGCGAAAGATGAGTCGAGATGCTGTACCGTTCTATTTGTCAAATGAGTTCCTTTTGTGTATAGTATGGTTTTTCTATAATCTCCAGAAAGAATATCATTTATTTCAGATATAGTAGGAGATATTAACTCATCTAAATCTTTGTCAGTAAAATCGTAACTTTGTAAAAACTGATAGTTCATATTTCTAACATTTTCTAAGTTTTCTTCAGATGCTTTTGTTATTGCAAAATCATAATGGTTTTTTTTGCAATTGTACAGATATGTATAAATAGAGTGATAAGAATCCCATAGTTTTAACATAGATTCAGTTAAAATTAATTCTATGTTGTGAACGTGGTGCCAAGTTCCCCACACGTCTTGTATGTATTTTATTCCTCTATCTCTTGCAAATTTTTGGAAGTCGACGCAGAATACAGCGCCCTTACAGAAGCTATTTCTTATAACACAGCCTGGCAGAATATAATCTTCCCCCAATTCACTTCCCCAGCGTTCCATTAACGAAGGCATTCCCAAACCGTATCCATCGCTGTCAATTAACTCTATTAGCTCATCTTTTTTAAAAATCATTTTTGGTTGATCTATGTCTGTATCATCTAATAAAATAACATCTGAATTAAAATGAGTAATACAGTCATGTACTACACAAATTCCTTTTGGATACGACACCGGAGTAGAAGCACTACAAGTCAAAGATTTATATGCTTCTAATTTTGCAGGAGAAAATTCCTTCGTTTCATCCCTTTCATTGTTTATACGCCGTCTAATCTCACCTGCATGTTTTTCACTTATAAATACAACTGTTTCATTTTTTACTCCACCAGTAGTACCGAGTAATCTCACGTATTTCTTATTATTTAATTCAAATCCATTTAAATGTAATTTGTCAAAATCTGATATCTTATCAATCACAATGCATACATAATCTCGCTTGTATAGTAAATCATCAATTTCACTCAAAAGCATTTTAATTTCTCTTTGTGTTTTTTTGATATCATCGTCATATTTTAATTTTTTTATCTTATCTTTTAAATACTCGGTATATATATTTGGATTTTTAATATTATTCAGTTCATCTAACCATCGAAGCATTTGACTATCATTCAGAGAGATAAGTTCATTGTTTTCCCTTGCCTGACTAATTGTTAAACTTAGTTTCCAGTTATTTCTTCTTAATCTAGCTGAATGAATCTTTAAAATAAATCTTGGAGATACTTTTGCTTTACTCAATTTGTTTCCCTCCTTAAATTATCCCTTTTAGCACTAACGTATTTAAATCAAAACACTCCGCCAAAGACACATTACGACTATACTTAAACACTGGAACTGGGTATGGATACTTTCTTGAACTTCTACCTGTAGGAGACGGATATCTATAAAATTTATCATAACTAAGAGAAGAATTTTTAACTTCGATGTATTTTTTTATATTACAATTAACATAATCATTTACATTTTTCATTAATTTACATCTTTTGTTATCTCGTATTTTATCAAAATCTTCTTTCGTCATTCTTGGATCAATTTTATAAAATTGGTTTGTTTCAGAATTAAAATATAATTTACAACTTTCCTCTAATACATTTAACCTTTTAGCTCCACTACCGGCGTGTAAACATTGTATATATTTTTCCACTCCACAAATCCAAACATCTTTAATTCCACTACTTTTATATAGATTATGTCTTTCGTAGTATTCTGAGCTAATTGGGCTACACTGGTACTCAATTACACATTTTTCGCCATAGTATCTAAATACAATGTCTGGTCTCTGTTTAGTTTCTGGAATCCATCCCTCTAAATATGCATCAGTAACTCCATTTTGTTTCTTTATCCATTCATACAATCTCCATTTGCCCATCAAATGTTCTTCTGTTTCTGGTTCAGAATATGAGTCTTCACACTTTTCTTTATCCATATGCCTAAAATAAGGCATTTTTACTTTGCCGTGGCAATATTCATACGGCTTTCCACATGCGGGGCATAATAATATTCTTTTTGCTGCCCATTTTTTGAGTTGCTCCCGGTCATGACCGCCATCATAACAATTAATAAATTCGCTTCCTAATTTACAAGTTAAAATAATACATCCCTCCATTATTCAATTTTGTTATTTATTTAAAAACCTTGCGAGTATTGTTTTAATCTTCAAACCAAACTGGAACCTTGCCAAGTTTAAGTTCATCAATAATACAGTACGTGCTATATCCGTCTACTAAAGTAAAATCTTTATTTAACACAACCTTACTTTCAAATTTTCGAGTCCTTCTAAAATAATTCTTTTTACGCTGCATCTTTTTCCAGCCAACTTTCTTAGAAGCAAACTCATCAGTAATATGTATCTTTTCAATATTCAGCCAATATTCCTTACCTGGCTTATAATAACCAAGTGCCATTTTTACATTTTCAAACATTATTTTTCTCCTTTCAATGCAGCACGCTCTTTTGCTTGCTTTTCTTCTTTTATTCTTTTCCATTCAAGCGATTCCATTTTCGTAAACCAAATGCGTTTGTTCTCGTTCTGATATGTATTGAAACTTCCTTCTGTAATTTCACCTGCAAATTCCTTGTGGAGCTGATCCCTAGTGTGGGAGTGATATGTGTTGATTTCTACCGTATGATTCATTTAATTTTTATTTCCTCCTTTAATCTCATCAAAATAGTCTACTTTATAAATCTCTTTCATTTTTTCTAATGCCCAGTCAATTTCTTGCTGGCACTCATCATTATTTAAAACATAAATATTTGGAACGTTCTGAGGTGGTTTACCGTCTTTTTTTATACTTCCCACCGTTTTCTTCACAAGCATTTGCTCAGATAAAAAATAATTAATGCATTTTGTTATCGTATCCTTTGACATGGATAGATCTTTTGCCATATTACTAATGTCTTTAAAGAATGCTCTTGGATACTCTTTGAGCCTTTCTAAATACTCATAGTCGCTTTCTTCTTTATGCTGTTCACCTTTTTCGCCTATATAAGATAGGATATAAATATAGGCCAGCAACAAAGTCTCGTTATTGATTGCAGAATCCGAATCCATAATCTTATCAAACACACAGAATTCAAACTTGCAGAAATTTTTAGGGAAGTCAAAGTTGTCTGAAATTATCTTTACTTCAATCCCCGTATCGTATGTAATAGAATCCATGTCTTGAGCAATGGATATCATTTTGCTATTTACCATGTATTCCAGTACATCTAAGATTTCTTTAAACGCCTTTGGCTTATTCCTGGTATTCTTCAGCCCATAATAGTTAAGTATCTTTTTTATCGTAATCCAGCTAAAGTCTTCAAGTGACCGATAACGATCAATTAATATGTAGGTGATATAGAACTTTCTGCTTACTCCGTATAACTTGCGGATATCCCCCCTGATATACTGATTGGGTATCCTTGTAAAATAATCTTTCTTAATTAAGATCCCTCCTTTTTCTTTTGCGAGAGTTCAGTAAACTATGCAAATGTATCCCCGTGAATCTTCACCAGAGTTCAGCAGAGGGTGCAAATGCATTGTCTACTGAACTGAAATAAAAGATAAACCTATTAATAAAACAAAACATTACGTATTTAATATTTCGCTAACGCTCAATATTAAATACTCCATCCAAAACCACACTAATACTTGTTGGTTATTTCCATATGTAATTTTCAAGGTACGTCATAAAGTGTAGGGAAAACAAATGGTATTTACATTTATCTCACTGCCATGAGTTTTTATTTATAATATTACTGTATTACTCTTGCTACACTGTTATCTTATCATTACTACATTTCTTTGTCAACACTTTTTTATGAAATATTTTTACGTGCTTATTTTTGCGTTTTTGGTACCAATTCTGGATTTTAGCCTGTAGATGAGTATTTCTCCATTAAATAGTAGAGAATGGATTTTTGATGCTATTTTCGCGAATTTGAGCAATAGATTAGTAGTAAGAATAGTTGAGTGATAGGAGAGTAGAGATATTAGATTAATTTGGGATTGTGAGAGATTAATGCTGCTTAGATTATTGGACTGGATTATTTGTGTAAGATATGCCGCTTATTATATTTTGGTTTTTATGGTTACTGATTTGATTATGCTTGTTGCTGGATTGTGACTATTTACTTTATGCTATGAGCGTATCATATTTATTTTGCCTATAATAAGGTATGCATAAATCACTATCTTACGAATCTGATCATTTTTACTGGATTATTCTCTTTTTTTCTGATATTTTTCCTGTGTAATAAGAGTAGTATTTTGAGCCTGTAAGATGAAAATATTTTGTGTTATGGGAGATTCTCCTTGTTATTGCTACGTTTATGGTGATTTAAGATGAGTTTGAACATGAATTTTTTATATGACTTCGGGAGAGTACTTCGGTGAGAGATGAGAATGTCCTTATTCTATAAGGGTTTATTGCGATTTTAGTGGTCATTCTTGGTGCAAATTTTGGTGATTTAAGTGCTCATTTTTACATTTTTAGGGTGAGTTCGGGAGAATGCTTATTTTATAAGGGTTTGCGAGGATTTTGATGGTGAAAATAGAGTGATTTTTCGTGTTATTATTTTTTTGTGCATATTGTATAGTCACTAAAGTGCTTGATTTTACTGTACTTACTGGTAATGACTTCGAAAATCCCCGAACTCGATACCGAACTATTTGGTGATTTCTTTGTGCAACTTGTATAGTTAAATTGGGCGATTTTGGTGATTTCGGAGTTGAAAATGGGGAGTTATGTGTGAGTGGAACAGATATGCCTCCTGGCTGCTTTTCGGTGGTCGTTGAAAATGTAAACTTACCCCCACCCTATGAAATAGCCTTGAAACCTAGTAAATACGTACTATTTTGGTGTTAATATGTAGTTATAGGATTTTTGAATATTAACTTTGACCGTAGGAGTATTGGGTTGATAGTCAAGTATTGAACCATTTCATGACGTATCTGGCGGTTGATTAGCGGTCAACTGGTATTGATTGCAATTACGTTGTGAAAACAACGAAAACGTTTTATCTACAACATACCTGTTCGGATCTAATAATGGTTCACTTTTGAACTAATTTTTCATAGTCTACTAAACAGTATATAACAGTACATAACACATCACTACACAGTAATCAATACTACGTATGTCATCATCGATTTTACAACACATTCACATTAATAGATATGATTACCATTATACATAGTTTACAATACTACATATATTACACCACACCACTATGAATTATCATCTTATGCCATCACCATTCTATCACCTGATTCCACTCACTCAACACTATCAGTCATTCATCACGTTCCAACTCCTGACACCTAAGCACAAAGTTATCACGATACACATCATCATATAACGTTCATATCGTCTTATTTACCCACTCAACCTATCAACCCTAACAATTCCACACTCACATCATCACAACGTCAGCAACAGGCGAATACAACGTTCACAGCGATATCTAGTAACAATTAACCTCGACTCATCATAATCATTCACTCCATTAAAAAATAATCCATCAACTCACAAAAATTCTTCTTGACAGATTCTAGACAAAGATATATAGTAATAACATACAAACGAGTGTTCTTACATAACCAAACGAAATACAGTAATAACATAAACACCAACACAATGCATTATAACACGCTTAAACGGCTCATTTACGGCTTAAATCCTTTATGCTAACAATCCTAGCCTAAACGCATTACAAGGGCAAATAGTTACGATTACGAGCCAAATAACACATACATAGCAGTAGTAGCGAATCAGGATCATACAAAACTATTCGCGATCCATTGGGACGATATCAATGACTAACTGACAATCCATTGCCTGACAGATCTCATTCAGGGATTCAAGGCTTATATTCTCCTGACGCAGTAATGCACTTGTAGCGCCTTGCGACTTGTTCATATTAATGGCTATATCCTTTACTTGCATACGTTTCTTTACCATCAACTGACGGATATAATTCAGTATATCAGGAGTATTTGTATATGTCATAATTCATTATTCCTTTCTTGTGGACAGTAGTACATCATAGCATAGTCTTTATTATAAAAGATATGTACATAATATACAAGATATATCTATTATGTTTGTGCAATATTATATCTACAAAATACAAGAAATAACTTGCAAATACTAGATATATGTAGTATAATAAAGACAGTTAAGAAATACATAACACACAAACAAGTTACTCGAAAGGTAGGGAATGTTATGACGAAGACAACTAAAAAGGCAGTAACGAAAGCAATTGCAAAAATATTCGAAGTATCTTCAAATAAGATATCTATATTAGAATCTAGTGGCAACATTGAAAATTTCAAAAGTAATGGACTCTTTGATGAGTCTAACGAAGTGTTTTCAATCAATGTAAGATACAATAACTTTTTATCAAAAGGATACGGGGTAACTGTTAGTTGTGTCAGATCTGGAAGCAGTAAAGACTATATAGCACACACTCACACAGTGGTTGAAGCCGAAGCTTATGACAAATTATAAATCCTCTGACGAGTTGTTGAGAATTACGACGACTGGCTTAATTGCCAGTCAGGATATGACAGAAAGGAATGATAATCATGGTAGTATACGTATGTCAGTTACCGCAAGCAATCCAAGACGAGATTGTAAAGAAGTGCAGAAAGGTATTCAAATCACTTGCATTTCAAGTAGACATAGAGGAAGAGATCCAAAACGTGTTATGCTCCAAGCTGTCCGACATTTCAGACACAATCAACATTAAACCATATTTAAACATTAAGCCTTAACTCAAGTCTTACCCATAGAACATTATGGGAGTGGGTGCAATTCACACAAAGGCTATTACGACAAGTGGTTCACAGCTTGTACCGATAGGAAATAAAAATGAGCCTGACAGCTTCCAACTATCAGACCCATGAACGTATGGCGATACACCACTTTACACAGTCTGAGTGTATCACATTGAAACTAATGTTTCAAGTCTAAACATACGTTTGTATTTCTTTCTGGACGAAAATCCCAAACTAAATTTGATGTGTGAACCTTGAAAAGTTAATAAAGGAATGTTAGTACATAACGATTTGTGTTATAATATAACCATTAACTATAAAGGTGGTGATATTGTGATTAAATCCAGACTCAAAGTCCTATTAGCTGAACATGAGTTAACACAAAAGGAATTAGCAAATAAAATAGACGCTAGACTTCCAACTATCAACGATCTGTGTAATAATAAGTCAAAACAGATTCCAGTTAAGCTTTTAGACGATATATGCAATCTGTTTAACTGCGACATAGGAGACATACTCAGACATGAAAATGATTTAAAAAGTAACAAAAATAGTGTTGACAAATAACAAAAATCGTGTTATACTTATATCATCAAAGGAAATAAGAAAAGAGTTCCACCGACGACCAATCAATGAAAACTCTTTTCTCTACAACTTGAAAGTTGATGTAAGTATTTTAACATTCTTTTATTAACTTTTCAAGTGCAATCGCACACAAATTTCCTTAGAAAATATCAGTGGCGAAGCTGATCACATATTGAACGGCATAACAAAAAACCGAATATTGCACATAACCGATTCTATACGGTTAAGACGTGATGTGAAAAGTGACTTTCCTTGAATCTGCTACAGTGAAGAATGTAGCCATTGTCCATAGGTTAGGCAGTCCTGAAAAAGTAGACACGTAAGAATATATAGAAGCTGTCAGCAAGTGAAATCAGCTTGCATTACGGCATAGAAATAAACAAATTCCATAGGACAATACTGGAATCCAAATTGAACGAAATAACGAGCCTGTGAGTATCAGGCAGAAGAATAGAACGGAATCACAAAGTCCTATTTGTTATAGGCAATCAATTATAGAACGGATAAACAGTTATACATTTTATTATTTATCATGCAGGCAAATATATAAACCAAACATATCTGAGACGTATGGAAGGAACAATGATTAAGGCTCTTGGCAACTACTCATCAGGAGAGGCTCTGCTACACAATCCTTAATATGTAGTGAATTTCTTATTTTGGAATCATTGGCTTATTGTCTGTATGAATATGTAATAAACTGCATAAATAATCAAAAATAAAGGAGGAAAAATGTATACATTAGAAGCAAATGAGTTATTGGAAAGCAAAGAATTAAGAGAAGAAATGGTTTCAAGGGTTGAAACACTGGAAAAGGTAAAGAAGTTACTTCTTATCCCCAACACTGATTTAGCAACAACTCAGCAAGTAGCCGAGTATTACGAGGTGGGACTTGAGGCAATTAAATCCCTTGTAAAAGACAACAGAGAAGAAATTGAAGAAGATGGATTAAAAAATCTAACAGGTACAGAAACAAAGGAATTTTTAGGAAGGTTCTCTAGGGACCTTGCTAACTTTAGAGGATATTTCACTTGCGAAAACATCAGATTTAATAATAGAAATAACCTCTTATTTACTAGAAGGGCAATATTAAGAGTCGGAATGTTGCTCAGAGATTCCGAAATAGCCAAAGAGATCCGCACTCAACTTCTTAATATAGAAGAAAGGGCAACGCCAGAAATTAAAACGGCTGATATCACAGAAGAACAAACACTTGCTCTGTCTGTTGGTATGGCATATGCCAGTGGTGATCCTGACGCTATTATGATTGCAACAACAAAGATGATGGATTATAAGAACCGACATATTAAACAGTTGGAACAGTCAAATACCAAATTGGAAAGTACAAACAAGGCGCTTGCAAATGGAATCCTTGAATGGGAAGATAGAAGCCGTATTAATTTTGCAGTCAGAAAGCTTTCCAAGTACGCACACGTAGGTTATGGTAAAGTATGGAACGACTTATACAAACAACTCAAAAATAAATACCACATTGATTTACAGAACAGAGGAAAGCAACCATGGTTACAATATGTAAAGGAAGATGAATGGCAATGCGTTATTAAGTCGTTTTCAGCCTTGTGTGAATATTACGAAACGGACGTAAATGAAATGTTTAACGATTTGAAAATTGAAGCGTGAAACAAGGGCTTATAGCTGTTACAGGTTATAGGCTCATTTCTATTAAGCGAATAATTATAAAGAAAGGTGTATAAATATGAGAAAAATCAAATATGCAATCATCACAACCGCACTTGTCATAAGTGCTTTTTTATTTGGCAGATTTGGAAACGGAGACATGATTGACATGAATCAGGTTGCAGACATTCAAGCAGACGCAGATGGCGTACAGATTACGTTATTAGACGGATCTGGTTACTATTGGGAACGTTAAAATATCCATTTTATCAGAAAAGAGAGGACATAAATATGAAACAGATTGATTATTTAATTACCGATTTACAAAGAATGAAAGATAAAAGAGAAATGATTTGCAAGGAATTAGGTAGCGGTTACGACTGGCAGCTTGTATCAAGCTTGATTGCAATAGATGGTAAAATTGAACAGGTAACAAATAGAATCGAAGAAATGACTAATCAATAAATACCGAATTTTATAGCCTTACGTGGCGGAAAGAGAGAATAATAATTATGAAAAAGAACGGAACAATCAAAGAAATTCATGTGCCAAAAGCGGAAAATATGAGAATGGAGACAGAACCAAAAGCATTGATTAAATGTTTAGACAAAATTGAAGAAGCAAGAAAAGAAGGGGAATGTGGATGTTATTTATCTGCCGGAAGAGAAGGAGTTCCTAAAACAGTAATATTAAAATTACTTGAAGCAAATTATAATATTTCTTACAAATACTTTGAGTTTTCTGGTGATTGGTTTATAAAAGCTAGTTGGTTAGATGGTTGTACCGGAAAACTTTATAATGAAGAAAATAACAAATGGGTAGACATTGAAACTATGTATACTTATTAATCAGCAGAGTGAAACGGCTGACACATAGCCGTTTTAATGCACCTGACGCAAGTCAGACGGTCACAAGTCCGTAGGTGTAGAATGGAGGAAATGACATGGCCTACTGTATTAAAGAAGCCTATACAAATAATGCTTGTATAAAGCTAAAAGAAGAACTTATAAACAGTGTTGTAGGTAGTTACACATCAAACAATATCTATAACACAAAGGGGCAGGAATGGTACATAAATCAGAAAGGATACGTTCATTTCATTAAAGGGGTACACGACATTCTTTTAACAGATGATTTTACATTGAAGTATTAAACCAATTAAACGATTATTTTATGAGGAGGAAAAGAAGATGAAATATTGCAAGAACACAAAGTATTATGAAATTTTATTCACTGATAGTTACGGTATTTGCATTAAATCAGATGTAGAACAGCCATCAAGAGAACAAGTATGGAATTTCTTGAAAACTGATATGATGAAATATCATTATAAAACACATGATATAGAATCAATAGATGAAATATCATTAGAAGAAGCAAGTTTATTTTACGATATGGAAAACGAAAAAGGTTTTTCCGTACTTAAACAATAGTAAATAAAACTATTCTTTGACAGTAAAAGGGAAGGTAATCAAATGGAACGTTATACAGATAACAAAACGCATGATTTTTATACATTTGATTTTGAAGAAGAGGCAATCGTATTCAGTAACGAAAATCCAGAATATACAAACGTTTATTATTCATATGGTTGGAAGTCTTGGGTAGCAAGTAAGACTATGAAACCCATGAACCTATTTGCTTAATAAAATGCGGATTTTAACCTAAAACAAACAGGAGATAACATATATGGATAAAAAATTATTAAATAGGATACCTAAAAAGTATCACGCTGCCATTAAAGATATATATAAAGATGATGATGGGTTTTGGTGCGTCATTGGTTGCAAAAGCGGTTGGAAACTTAAAAACTATTATTCAGATTATACAATACATGAAGATAATTTTACCGCACTTTTGAAAGTGGTTAGAGAATCATTAATACACATAGAATAGTACTTTTATCCACAGTTTAAAGCCATTGGACAGCGTTCCGGTGGCTTTAATAGTGGGAATAATTAAGTTAAATTAAATGGAGGTAGTTATCATGAAAAAAGAATACACAGTAGAACAGTCAGCAGAAAGAGTATGGTGGTATAAATTTGCAGAACCAAATGCAAAAGGTGAGACACTTACGATTGAACTATCATTGTGCACTAATTGGGGAGGGAGTCATGCACTTCCGGTTTTGTGGAAACAGCACGGATATATAGATAGAGTTTTAGAAACATATTGGTGTATTTCAACGTATGTAACAGATACAGAGGGTAGATGCTGGATAATGTATAATCCTCAGAGCAAGCGGAGTGAAGACGGTAAACGAGCAGTTATAAATTTTGACTGGATGTATGAAGCAACTGAAGAAAACAAGGGAAAATTAATTGACGAAACGTTCAGATTATTTTCAAGTGCCATAGGTGAAACAGCTACAGAAGAAAAGGTTAGAAAAGTAAAAGAATTTGCAAAAGAAAGAAGTATTGAAGTTATGACAGAAATGCCAAAAGGTTGGGTTAATTTAGGTTATTGTACTGCTCCTGTCGGTTCAACTTATATAGGCAACATGAAACCGAATTTTCACAATCTTAGAGATGTAAACAGAAAAGAAGCATTATTATTAGTTTGAGGAGGTGGATATAGAATATGTCAAGATATAATAGAACAAGTTTTTCTGCTTATTTGGAAGATTGTGATTATAAGGGATACAAAACATATATCTGGATTGAAAACATGAAAATACGATATTTTTATTTACAAACGCCAGAGGATTATACAGAGACTTTTGAAACTCTTGCAGATTTATATGATTACATTGACAATAAACAAGAAGTACGGGAGGAATAAACATGTTGCCATATATCAGAAGTAACGCAGGATTTTACAATCATATCGCAGAGGAATATTTTACGGTTACATCACAGGCACATACAAAAGAAGAGTATGAAAAATTACTCTTTTCTTTTTGCAAAAGATGGCAAAGGGAATTGACAGACGAAAATGTGCTTGCTTATTTTATAGAATCTGGAGAAATGGAACCGGACACAGTAGACGAATTCAGGCAGTTTTATATTGAGAATGCAGAACCATTTCAGAAAGCAATTATCAACGCCAAGTTGATCAAAGGGAACAAATACACTCTTGTTTATATGAATGAATTTGGCTTCCCTGTAGCTGATAAAATCGTGTTTAAAGGCGTTTCACCTTGCCAGTATGCACAATATACTGATGCTATCAAAATAACGGCTAAAAGGGCAATAAAACGCTCTGACGTGTATATTAATTTCTATGATTGCAGCCTTGCAATATATAAGGGTTGGCATGATTTATCCGAAGAAGTTACACACAATAAAATAAGCGATAATTTACGTCAATCAAAATACAGCTGTTTCGATGCAAGATTTTTTAAAGATTGTGTTGAACATTTTGGGAAGCCAGTGGTCGAGTATAGAAACTTTAAAATAAGAGAATCAGATGGAAAAGTATTTGCATAGAAGCGGTTCAAAAGTAAGTTTCCTTTGGAAAGAGAGGGCAATAAATATGTTTAAAGTGTTAAACAAAGAGAACAATGAAATATCTCAATATTCACATAGCGAAACTGTTTTTTATAAGATTTTAGCAATCACAGGGAATAAAACCGAAGCAATGAATGTTTCAGATTTTTGTGGAGATGGATACACGGGTCAAGCAATAGATAGTAAAAAGTATAATGTAGAAATAATGTAAATAAAATGTAATTTTCAATGGCTTATAAAAATAAAAGAAAGGTTTAAATATTATGAATAAAAGAAATCCATATACAGTAAAAACCGCAAAAGCAAGAGCAACATTAGCAGCCAGTATGATAAAGTCAGGAAGACCACGCAGAGGAGAAGACGACAGGGAATTCGATGCTTGTTTTGAAATGGGAGACGGTAGCGATGTAATCAAGCACTTAACAGAAAAAGCATTGCTCGACCGTCAATTAGCTTATGCAATTATTACCAGACAAATGTTAACGGATCACGCGCTTGTAGGAGCTTGTAAAACATGTCTAGGATATAATTAAAATTGTAATTTTAAAATGAAAAGGAGAATGTAAAATGATTAGACCATTTGGAACAGAAGAATATGGAAATAATGAAGATTTTAGTGTTGTATGCAATAGGTGCGGAAAGGAAGCTTGGATAGTGCCAACACATCATTATTGTGAATCCATTAATGGCAAATTAGAAAAAATCACATTGGAGATCAGGTGTTCATGTGGCAATAAAATGGGTGCGTCAATACACCATGAAAAATAGATTTTAAGGAGGGAATAGAATGGAAAAATGTCTAGCTACTAGATACATGAGAGAAAATAACATCAACGGAACTATTACAACGATAACAAAATTTGGCTTTGAATATATGCTTTGTAATGGTGAGTGTTACTATATTCCATTTGATATGTGCAGATAAAAAACAGGTTTTAAAGGAGGAAATAAGAATGCAGGTAACTAATATTAAAATAGTAAAACGTACTTTTGAGGGTGTGACAGATATATCTAAAAATGATAATCCTCTTACAAGCAAATATTATCCTAGCAAGAAATATGCACTTGTATATGACCAAGAGGGATACGAATTTAATCCGGTTATCGAGTGTTATGTTACCAAGAAAGATGCAGAGCAAGCAAATTGGGAGTTAAAAGAATCTTGTAACATCAAATAAAAAGCACATTTTATTATTAAAACGGAGGGAATTAAATGGTATTTGAAAGTGCTATTAAAAATATAGAAATCCCATCAAGCTGCGTCATTCTAACAGACGAATTTGGTTACTGGAATTTCAACATTGATTTTGTAAACACTGAAGGAGAATATGATCAGACGCAGTTAGATGTGCTTCCATATCAATTTGACTACATTCAGCGTAAGTGTAAAGAACTTTCTTCATTATGGAAAGATTTCTGCAAGGAAAACGGATTTAGGCAAAATTCAATTACTGGTATATCATTGGCAAATTTATAATTGGAAAGAGGAAAAAATATGAGCGATAACGGCGGTAAAACCACTAAAGGCAAAGATATATACGTCTATGATACTGAGGGGCATTATATGTGGCATAGTAGCTTCACAGAGGCATTGGAGGATATCAGAAAGTTAATATCAAGAAAGGAGTAGCTCATGGTAGACACAGTTAGGAACTACGACAATTCATACGATTATGGGTCAGTCATACATAAACAGAAGTCAAACAAACTGAATAAGATCTACAAGATCGTGGGAGGCATTTTACTATTGCTTTCCATTTTTGTTTTATATAAGCTACCAGATCAGGACGGAAACTGGACATTGGCAGCATGGTCATTAATTGTTTCGGTTGCGTTATTTACACAGATAAAGGAGACAGCAAAGCATGAGTAATTTGAGATTTAGTTATAAACTGACCAATAACGGGGAGATTGAGGTTTTACAAAGGTAATGAATATTTAGCTACATGCAAGAGTTTTAGCGAGATATTAAGCGTTGTCATGCACGGGAATTGAATAAGCCGCCTTGAAGAGCGTTTCCTGGCTCGTGGCTGTCACAGGCTGTCAAGGCACTATCTAAAAATAAAATATAAAGGAGATAACGACATGAAATACGGAGTATTGGAGCAATGCAAAGAATTTATTAAGATCAAACAAGCGTTTGGTCATAAGATGCTAAGATATTTTCAGAATCAGTTAGAGGAATATCTAAACGACCAATCAGAGGCACACCCAGCTATTGTATGTTGGTATGAAGGAGCAATGAGCACAGATGAATTTATAATGATGTGCTTGTAATTAAATACTTATGATAATATAATCAATACATGGAGGTACTTAATTATGGCAATGGTAAAATTTGTTTACGATGGAATAGAGTATGAGATACAAGGGTTTGAAGATATCGACTTTGAAATGTTGTGTAAGAAACAAAATATAAATATTTTACAGAAAAATGTTATTTTTAGCGATTCGGTTGATTTTACTGAATATGAAGTCGATGGTAAGTGGGCATATGAAATAATAATTACAGGACTGGAATCATTTGAATCTGACATCATAGTCATGCCAGAAAAGCAAAATCCAAATTTAATGTATGATGTGCTTATGAAAAACAGACAAAGAGCAATCTCAGAAGTATTAGATGACGTACAAACATAAGAAGCTTAATATGGCTTCTTTTTTTATTATTAAACTGATAAATGAAGTCTTTTATTGAGAAAGAGAGGGGAATATAATGGATCAATTTTCAGAATTCAAATTTTATAGAAGTGTTGGGAATTTCGCTTCATGTTTTAAGGGTAGATTACGTTGCGGTCAGAAAGAATCAATATATTTAATTAAAGATCAGGGGAAATGGGAAGCGGGAAACTCGAATTGTGATAGTGAAGTATTGAATTCAGTTATAAATGCAGTTAGTGTCTATTACGACAACAAGAAAACAGAAGTAATTCATCTTATATTAGAAGAAGATTTTCTTCCACTAAATATTCAAGTTATAAGAGAAGACTCTGGTTTCAAAACAGCCATGTATGAAATGATACAAGATGGTACTTTAAGATTTAGGAATTGTGAAGGCGCTGCTGTTGAACTGAATGCTGAATAGACAGATAGAAGCGTGATTTTAAAGGCGTTTATAAACACAAAATACATAAAATAGTGCTTGACAGGTACTTGTTAAAGTGATAATATAATGATGTAAGGAGGCTGAAAGATGGCTAAACCAAAACAGAACGGAGTTAGAAAGTCCGTTTACATCTCAAAAGAACTAGAGGAATCGTTGGAGAAGGAAGCTGCCGAGAAAGGCACAAACTTTTCAAATTTAGTAAGAATGATTCTAGTTGAAAGAGAGAATGACAAGAAGAAATAAGAATAGCGGTTCGCAGCCTGGAAAACTTGAAACCGCCATTCAACACAAGATTAGCCGAAGCCGTACTTGATTAGTCTAGTTTATCAATTCTAATTACTTTAGTCAAGTATTAATCCCTTATTTGCACATTGAAAATTTCATCCATCCACAACTATAAGGTGAAAGTCCTTGTATAAGCGGTAACAACGTGAATCCGCTGTGAAAGAGTGTGTCGAATAAAAAGGAAAAGGTAAAAAGTATATGAAAACAGAGATCAAAGAAGTCCCGTTCAACGGGAAAACATTATTAGGAGTAAAGACAGAAGACGGAAATATTTGGTTAGCAATTAGAAAAGCGTCAATAGACATTGGACTTAATGGCAATCAGGCGGACAATGAAGTAAAAAAGGTAAAAAAGAACTTGTTATTTAATAATAATTGGAAAGAGCTATCCGTCAAATATGACGGACAGGTAAGAACAATATTTGTTTTAATTGAAAGATTTGTTCCTATGTGGTTGGCTCAAATTCATCTTACTCCATCTATGCTGAATAAGAATCCGGAAGCAACAGGTGTTTTGCTAAAGTATCAATTGGAAGCAACAGACGTTCTTCACAAAGCATTCTACGAAACAAGTGAGCAGAAAGAAGCACTTCATACATCACTTGGATTAGAAGGACAAATCATGGAAATGAAAGAGATTCAGAAGACTCAGACAGTACAAATTAACAGAATGGAAGAAACTATTGATAAACAGCTTGAAATACTATCCTGCGTAATGGATAATATGACGTTATCAACAAGACAACAGCAGAAGATTTATAAGGCTGGAAAAGATAGAATTGGTGCTTTGTTAGGCGGAGCGCATAGCATGGAATATAAAGAGAATGCTAAAAGTTACTTCATTAATATGTGGAACGGACTCAAGGCTCTTTATGGTTGTGCGTCATACAGGGATCTCAATCCAAAATATTTTGATGTAGCCTTTGATTATGTAAGTGAGTGGAAATATAGATAGGTAATTTACAGCCGGTAGCAGTCAAATGTTATCGGCTGATTTCAATTAAGTAGAGGAGGATAAACATATGATAAGAGCTATATCAATTACCGCTTATCGTCAATTTAGAAACGGAGCAAAACAAAATGTAAATATTGATTATGAGATTTTAAAACTGAGGCTTAATAGTATAATTGATTCTGTGGATCAAACTAATATATCTTTTTATTCTGGTGGAAAAAAGTATCGATTTGGTAATTGCGTATTTAAAGTAGATACTAATAATTATATAAGAGGGATTTATTGGCCTACAGATGATCTGAAACCTACACGTAACGAAATTGTTCAATTAGAATCTAATTATCGCAAAAGAGGGTTGAATAAACGTGGCACACAGTTTTTAAATGGAAGATTGCATAATGAGATGTTGGCATAAAGATTTAATTCCGGTATTGCCCATGGATCAACTTGGTGGTGAGTGGAGAGAACTTAGCGCTATAGCAGGTAATATATTAATGAAAGGTAGTCCAAAGCATTTATTGGTCGATAAAGTCATGGATTACCAAATGGAACACTTTATGTTGTACGCAGAGTTAATACGTCAGGAATGCTTTAATAGAGGGCGTAGAATCAATCCTGAAGTGAGCGATAAGATATTTTCTGTCTGCGATACCAATAACAAAATTACATATGATGAACTGTTTTCCGAATGGCATACTGACAGATACTTGCGTCAGTGCTATTATAATTTGCAAGAGAAATATGACTGCGGTGGATTGACAGAAGAAGAGTGGAACAAAGTAGAAACGGTTTGCGAGAGGATATTATAAAACCAACGAAAGAGATATTTTACAGTGGAAAGGAGATAAGAATATGAAATTTGAAGAAGCAAATAAAAACTCTAAAAGATTATTTACAAGAATTAATTTAAAAGAAGATGAAGTAAAAGAAAGATTATTACATTACTTTATTGAATCAGATGTTGCGCAATGGATTAGTAATTCAAAACTTGTAAAGGCTTATAGTGATGGAAACATTGTTTTAATGTATGATAGATTTGATGAAACATATACGTTGATAGCAAACGCATGTTTTATGGAATTAATTAAACCTTAAAAACGGAGGTATTCACAATATGATTATGGCACAAGGATTTAATTCCAGTATTACCTAAACAGCAACTAACCGGACAGTGGCGAGAACTTGCGTTGATTACCAGAGACATCTTAAACAATGGCAAGACTAACCATATTCTTATTAATAAGATTATGGATTATCCACTAGAACACTTCAGTACATATGCGAGTCAAATTATTGTGTATGGAAAGAAGAAGCTGAAGAATTTGCAGAAGAAATTTTCAAGCAAGTTGACTGGAAACAGATTGAACAATTAACAAAATGAATACAAGATTCAATTGGAGGAATATAAAAATGAGTAAGTATGATGAATCATCACGACTGTATTATGGGCTGTATGCCACATATTCATTTGTCATCAATGATAAAGAAATAAATGTGGTCGCAAAAGACATTGAGAGCGCAAAAGAAAAGATTATGCATCAAGTAAACAGATAAATGCACAATTTCAAAGTAGAAAAGGAGATAAAAATGAAAAAATATAAAGGAAACAGAAAATATGAAAATATTTGTAAACTAATGGAAGATAAAGGTATGCAAGTTGACACTAGAGATTTTGACAACGGAGGAGATTTCGCAAGTTTTAAAGGAGTGTGGCATGATACTCCACTTGCAATAATACTAAATACCTTTAATGGGCAGTTTATGGTATTTAATATGTCAGGTGATAAAATAGCCACTCATACGAGTACGGAGTTTGATAAAGAACAATGGTATAACGAATTGCTTGATACATTTTATGAATCATTATAGACCAAGATTTAACTTTAAAATAAGTGATTTATTAGTTAGGTTAGAATTTTGCGGAATTGGGGGATTAAAGATGGTTAAATACATAAAACCTAAGATGATTAGTGGGCAACCAGTATGGGAGATTCCTGTGAAAGAAGATCCAAGGTATGGAAAACGTAATTACATAGATCGAAGAGCAAAATACCACTGTTTTATCGAAGGAAATAGTTTATGTAAAAAATATGAGCAAGATACAGATTTTTATGATACAGATATTGCAAGTAGTGAAGTATTGGCTTTCCCAGCTACTGCTTGTAAAGTATGTTTTGAGAAGTGGAAAAGAGAATTCTGCATTGACTAAACTGAAATTTATCAATAAATCAATCATTTCTTTGGCAACATTCATTGTCTGTTAATTGTGCTTATGATATAATCATATGAAATAATGATAATATGGAGGGCTAAAAAATGGATGCCGATGGAAGATTAATTATTGAAATTGACGTGGAAAACGATGTGGTTGCTTACATTGAGAATGTGAACGAATTTGATTTCGAAAAATCAGAAAAAACTAAAATTACACTAGAAGAATTTTCGAATCAGTTAAAAGCAGGGGAGACGTATTATAGAGCTGTGCGGAAGTATAGCACAAATCCAATTATCACCAATACCGGAGATGTAACAAATTTTTGGACTGGTAGAGAAAAATTTATGTTTTGTGATTTAAAAGTATTCTCAAATAGAAGGTACGATTTTATAAACGAAGAACCCGAACTTGGTTAAATATATTGATTTTTATGGTCAGTAGCGGTCAAATGTTGCTGGCTATTTTCTTGCAAATATGGAGAACAAGAATGAAGAATGATATAATAGAATACAGAGATTTAGTAGATTTATCTATTACAAGAGTAGATGAACTAAAATGGAGAAAGTATCTGATGACAAAAATTTTAAACATGAAAGGAATGGTATATAGATGAGAATATATGTAGTTGTGCGTGGTGACTATGAATGGAGCCAAAATGCGTTTGTAAGTGATAATTTTGATTCAGCAGTTATTTTTGTATCAGAATTATTAAATTCCAAGGAAGTTAAGTGCGGAGAAGATTTTAATTGTATGGAATGTTGGGAAGATGGTAAACTTATTTATTCTTATGGTGCGTGGCGCGGAGATGCTTGTAATTGCAAAAGTTTATCTCCGTCTGAAGTCAAAGAGGATATTGATAATCATATAAAAAATGTAAAATACTAACACGAAACGAGCAATTTTAGGAGGAGTTTAGCATGTGGGGATTATTTATTGCAGGATTAATCGGCAAAGGTGCAAGTTCATTATATAAAGAAGCAAAATGGCAAGGTCAGGTGGCAGCTGCTGGTGATGTAATGTTGGTAAACTGTAAAACTCCGGAAGAGGTCATACATCAAAAATGTTTATGGCATACCTCGGCAACCATGCCAAGGCTGACTGATTCAGAATTGAGATATATTGAAAAGTGGTATAAAAGATGTGGCGTGATGAACCCAACCATAAGCAATGAGTATTTCAGAAGAACAGGTAAACTTTTAGAAGAGGTGGCTAAATAACATGTGTTATAAAGACGAACGGCATAAGAAACTTGCGAATATCTTGTCTGAGAAGATGGTAAATGCTCCTAGATTTATATGCAACTACTTCACACGGTACAAATCTGAAGCCAGTAAAGTTGTATACTGGGGATATATCGAAAATATGCTACAATGGTTGTGTGCTAATTGCATCTCTGTAAATTCCATATCAGAAATTACTCCAGTACTTATGAATCAGGTTACTTCAATAGATATTATCAACTACCTTAACTCTCTGAAGAACGGAATTGATTGTACTCCGAATACCTTAAATACGCTAGGCACAAAAAAGAATGTTCTAAGTGCTTTTTGGTCATATCTTGTGGAGCAGAAAATTGTTGACGAAAACATCATCAAACAAATACCAGGACATTTATATAAGTCTGAGATAACAAATCACGTTGTGAAGATTCCTACCGAGGATCAGCTTGAGAACTTCATCAATAGTGTGGAACAGGGAAATAATAATGATTTTGATTGCACGAGGAATATTGCTATAGTACAATTATTTTTAGGTAGTGGAATTAGATCAGAAGAACTGATCGGACTTGATGTATCTGATTTGCACTTTGAAGAAGAGGCTCCTTACATTACGGTAATGGGCAAGGGTAAACGTGAAATCAAAGACGAAGTGTTTATTTCGGCAAAGGCAAAATATTACTTGGAAGATTATTTAATAAAGAGGGATGAATTTGTGACAGATCGCGGTATAAAAGATGAAAACGCATTATTCCTATCTAATAGATGTAATCGCATTAGCAAGACTCCCATTGCATCATTCTTCAGCGCGTATAGTGATGGACAGATAAATCCACATATGCTACGCCACTGGGTAGGTACGGTATTATACGAAAAGACTAAGGATATTGTATTTGTACAAAGACAGTTGAGACATAGGAGCCTGGAAACGGCTGCTAAGTTTTATGTTCATATGGATAAAAGTAAAATGGCCTCTTTGATGATGAGTTTATAGGAGCATACAAGATGAAAGAATACATGAATGAGCCGGTATACTATGATTAACTGATGATGACATTATAATGGAGTACAGACGATTTGGAGACGTTAAGCGGGTTGCTACAGTGTTCCGCATGGACGTAAAGGCGGTTAAGCAGATATTGAAGAAAGAAGATCTAAACACGACATGGAAGCCTGAGTTAAGTAGCGAATTGCCTATATTTGATATTGAAAAATGTAATTGAAAGAATTGTTTTATTGAAGAATGGAGGCGCTAATATGTTAATGAACAATGAAATTGATTTTATTAAAACGATAAGAGATATGTCTACAGAAGAGTTAATGGAAATTTATTATTCAAAAGGAAATCTTGAAAATGAAACTATGAAAAAATTGTATCAATTAAGTGGGAAAATAAGTGGCACATATTCATTAGAGTTGAGTCTTGTACTTGCTTATCAAGAATTAATTGAGCGACTATTAGATCAGAATTAAAATGATTATTTAATGATCGGAGGATTAAATGACAATCGATAATATATTTGAGTTTAGATGTTGCGATGGATATACTGGTGGAATTGTAATTGCAAATAATTTAAAAGAAGCTGAAGAAAAAGTAAATGAATATATTTGTCGGCATATGGACTATTTAGATAAAAATGATAAGAAAATAATCATATGGAACATTAGAGACGATCAAAGCAATGATAGTGATGTTTATATGATTTTTGATGAGTAGATAAAATAATAGATTCAAGCTGGCGTTTACGAAAGATGGAGGTAAAGTCGTGTACATAATTAAAGATTCCAATAATAGATATTTTACGAATTGGATTGGGAGTTCATCTATTTTTAACGGAAACATATCTTCCGCAAAAGTTTTTAGTGAAATAGATGCGAATAAAACGATAAAAACATTGAAGATGATAAACAAAGGTGATTATAAAAAAATATTGTGTGATGAGCAATATGCAAAAACAACAAAAGGAAAATGTCCAGAATGGTATCGTAGACAAATAACTGGATTGCTGAATAAGTATAATAAAATGTCTCAGGATATGCACAAAGACGGGAAGTTTTCGCTATGTGGGCAAATTATTAACGATTTGGAATCAATATTAAATAATTCATAATAAAATTTGAGATTTATGAAAGGAGTGTTATATGAAGGCAACATTTTATAAAGATGAAGAACTTTTAAAGTCTGTAGTACAACTCGAAAAAGATTGGAAAAGATTATATCCGAATGGAGACACCGATAATCCTTTATATGAAGGATTACAATATGAAAGATATTTATGTAAAGAACGTGGATTGAAATATTAATAAAATATCAATAAATTTTAAGATTCATATGGGAATACATTAAATATTTAGTAGGAGGGCGAAGTATGTTAGCTACATGGTTGTTTTGTCCAAATGGAATAGCCGCAAATCAAATTCTTGAAAACCTCGCCAAAAAGGAATTTGGAGACAAAATTAAAATAAATTCAACATATGTGGAATTAAAGAACTCAGTAATAAGAGAACTCAAAAATATGAAACATGATGAATTTGAAGAAAACAGACTTGATGCTTTAATTGGAGCTGAACATTTAAAACAAAACGACTTTAGTAATTTTGTTTCCGTGAGATTTGCTTATTGGGGATTAATGATTACTGTAATGCTTACTATAATTGGAGAAAACCCGATATATACATATTTTAATATGAGCAAATATAATTTTGGTAAATTAGTTGCCGTAATATTAACCGTAATATTAATAAGTATGTCGAGAATGATACACATGCAGCACGACCAACTTCAATATTTTAGTTTTAAAATGATATGTTTTGATGAAATACTTAAAAATAGGGATATGCACGAACAAGATAATTATATGAAAAGCAAGAGAAAATAGATAAAACTAAATTTTCATTTGACAGAGAGGAGAGATATATGGGAAAGTACATACATTATGGAACATATGACTACATGGTGCGATATGTTCTTAATAATATGGTAAATTATAATGGAAAAACATATTTCCTTGACATTCCCCAAGATGATGTTAATTATGGTACAGGTGTTATAGGAGAGATTCCAGGTGAATCAAAATATTGGAAACGTATTGTTCCGGTTCAAGATGAGGTTACAATAAAATTAAAGAACAAAGAAGTCGATATAATAACATCTTGTATTCGCATGGCCTTGAGCGAGGGATTATATGGATTAGATAATGATGGTATAGAACACAAAGATGAAGATATGTTCATGATATTGTTGAAATTAGGCGTTCCAAGACAAAAGGCTGAAGACATGATTAAATATTGTTGACATAAAATTAGAATTTTAATAGCCAAAGTTGACAGATTTTGAATTATCCTGTAAGATATAAACCATCATATCAGAGGGGTGATCCGATGGCAGTCAGCAAGGCAGCACAAAAGTCTTCTAAAAAATATCACGATGAAGTGAATGATAACATACTCGTTAGATTTCCAAAGGGGACTAAGGAGAGAATCCAATCTACTGGAAAATCTGTTAATGGGTATATTAACGAATCTGTTAAAGAAAAGTTAGAGCGAGATGGAAAATAAACCGTCTCGTTTTTTATTTTTTATACAATATAGGTATATACCTACAAAAAATATATTAAAACTTTGTACACATTTCCTATTGTATATATAGGTATATACCTATATAATAAGTGCATAAGATGATTACATAAAGAAAGGAGATGCGATAAGTGCAGTATAAAAAACGAGAAATACAATTTAAGAAATATGATGTACTATATGCAAACTTTGATGGTAATATAGGATCGGAACAGGGTGGGGTGCGTCCAGCTATAGTAATACAAAATAATGTTGGGAATAAATATTCTCCTACGTTGATGGTTTTAAAAATGACGAGTGAGTACAAAAAAGAAGATCTGCCTACCCATTTATTGATTGAGGCGAACAGGGATAATGGATTAAAATTAGATTCGATGCTGCTTGCGGAGCAGATTATGACAATTGATAAAAGTAGGGTAATAGATAAGGTTGGCAGCATTACGGATAGAGAGATCCAAAGGGAAGTCTTTAAGCGGTTTTTGGTTTCTGCCACATATGGATATGGAGATCTTGATGGAAATGCACTCGTATATAACGAAGATGCTAATACTGTAGCATAAAACAACTAGGAGGATTATAATATGGCAGAAATAAAAGCAATGACAACAGCTGAGCTTCATGAGGTTATAGACATGGGACTATTCGGTGGAATTTTGGTCGCAACATCTGATATTGAAAAACAAGAAGATAAAGGAACCACGCGTTGCAGCAAAGTTGACGCAAAAAAACTTGTAGATACATGTAAAACAATAATTGCAATGATTGATGATGCTGGAGAGGAAGATTCTCTTGATATATACGCTCTATATACAGCCTTACAAGAAGATATATTTAATATAAAACCAGTAGGATTAGAACATAAAGTAATATTATTACCGAAAATGTAGTAATAACAGCATAAGTATACGAATGACCATATTGACACATGCTATACTTTGTGCTAGAGTAGCTATAATAGCGAAAGTATGTTCTATTTTTAGAGGTGGAGGTCAGTATGGAATCGAAAGAATTAATGGAATTATGTATTAAACATGACATAAAAATAAAAAATATAATATTAAAAGTTATTGATGGAAAAGATATTTTGAAGATGGGAGTAGACGATTGGAAAGCTGCTTTTAAAAACAATGGTAAAATGCAGCGTCAATCCGTAGACGAATATGTAAAAGCGTATTCGTTAATGTATGAAGCTTGTAAATCTGAAGGATATACCGGATACAATCCGTTTAGCGATTCTATTGAATTGTCTTCAGACAATTTGTTTTATTATATTAATGAGGGTATATATATATTTCCAGAAGAACTAGATAGATCGGTTAAAATTAATAAGATTTATTGGGATTGTATTCTAGGGCTACTGTATGAGGGTGCTAAAGAAAAGAATGATATATATGATTTAAAAAAGGAAGATGTTGATCTTGCAAATAGGGAAATACATTTTAAAAATTACACAATTAATATATCTAAAAAACTTTGCGAATCAATTTCATTATATTATAATATCGAAACTTACGAAACAATAAAGTCTACTGGTAGAAATAAAACAGAGGTATCTCTTAATTACAACTTGTATGATGCATATAAAGATAGTTTTGTTAAGGTTCCAGATCACCCAAGATCTGAAGATAACTATACTTTATTTATGCATATGATTAGCGGAACACTTGTAAAAACTGGATTTACAACAACGAGGTTGTATATGTCAGGACTTATTAACTATTTATACAGGAAGTGTAATTACTCCGAAGAAGTTCTTGAGGATATTTTCTTCAAGGATAATAGAAGCAATTCAAGAGAACTCAAAAAAGAACCCCCGCAAATTGAGTTATGGGCGCTAGAATATGGATTATCTCCTAAAGTTGCTAAACTATCTGTGGTCAGATATAGATATGGGGCATATGTAAGAGACTTTTTAGATAGATTATAGGCCGGTAATATCCGGTCTATTTTTTTACAAAGTAGAAAAAGTAATATAGTATCGAACGTATTTTCATTTAGGGCTTGACACATATAAACTAAAGTGGTATTATCTCATTAAGGCAAACATACGTTCTGTTTTTATCAATAATAATTGGAGGAAATGTGAATGAACGGGGAACTTGACATTGAAAAAAAAGTAGCAGAAGAAAAAATAATGAAACGAAATGGCAAAACTGTTTGTGTCGGGATAACGCAGCCATTTTGTGATAGGTGCTGGGGGAGTTGTAAAATATTATTTGAAGAAGCAGTTGTGGAACCGGTGGGGTATGAGATTCGCATTTCCGATAAATTAAATCTAGATAATAAGATAACGATAGGGTACGTGAATTTGACTGATTTGAAGATAGATAAAAATAAGAGACTTTGGCTTACATACATATATGAAGATGTACATATTACGCTTACGGTTTAAATTAAAAATGGGCAAGGGTCATCGCTGGCAGGCTCGCCTTACCCACTAAATGTAAATACCACGATTTGTCCTGAACGGACGAATTGTGATAGAAGTGCAGAAGATATCTGCACTTTTTTATTATACAAAAATAATTAGAAAAAGTCAATAATCTCTATTGACAAAGAAATATAGTAATGTTATATTATAAATGTAGGCAAAGATATATAGTAATAATAAGGAGGAAATACATATGTGGTGCAATAGATGTAAATGTATGATGGAATCTGGTATTCATTACGAAGCAAAGCAGCATGGAAGATATGAAGAGTGTCCCAAGTGTCATGAACGGATAGAGTATAAAGTTAAGAGCAATGATGGGGTTGTAGCGAAAAATAAGACGTTAGAAGGCTGATTTTATGGGTGAGGAGAGCGTTTAAATGAAAAATAAAGAAATGGAAAAAGTGCTTGATAAATTAAGCAATATGAACACAGATGTTGTTTCTGTTTTTAATACGTTAGATAGCATTGGCATTTCTATTGTTAATGAAAATAATGGAAGAACTAAAGATGTTGGTGAAGTGATTAAAGAATTAGCAGTTGTATTAAAGAAGAAAATAAAATAGATATAGAATACGAATTTTAATTGGGATTGAGAGGTGAAAATATGATCGAAACTGGATTTACCCATTGCGAAAACAAGACAGTTACGCGTTTACTTTATTGCGATAGATGTGGTGAATATTTGGGGAGATGGAGATTTGAAAACGGCAAAGAGGATAGCGAGATAGAGAGATGGAACTACTGTCCATATTGTGGAGCCGTCCTTGATAGAGTGGTTGGAGAATGAATGATAGATTTTAAAGGAGAAAAGTTATGACGGATATGATAAAAAATATGAGGAAATATGAATCTGTATTAAAACAAAAAGAAGATATAAATATATCTGGTTCTATTTTTGGTGGTTGGGAAGAACGAGAATGGCTGTTTGTGTCTATGTGTAGAACAATAGACAACAAATGGAGTTTTGTAATTACAGAATTTGACGAAAAGCGCATACCGTGTTGTGGAATTATCAGTTATGCAATAACCGAAGAAGAACTTGATAAATATTTTTATGAAGATAGAAAAGTTGTGATTGCTTATGATTAATAAAATTAAAGGAGAAAAGTGAATGGGTAATGAATTAAAAGTGGTAGGAAAGCAAATGTTTATGGGGATTGAGATTCCTGTTATTGAGGGTGGATTCGGAAACGATAAGAGGGTTACAACGGTTCCTATGATTACCAGTACTCATGGACTGGAAGCCAAAGTAATCAACCAGTCAATTAAAAGACTGATAGAGAAAGGCAGAATTAAGGAAAATGTTGATTATATAGACCTGTTTTTGAGCGAAGAACTCAAGGTCACTGCTGGTGACCTCGGATTAATTACCAGCAATGGTCAGAAAAATGCATTCATCCTATCCGAAAGAGGATACTCCAAACTGATTAAGTATATGGATGATGATGAATCTTGGGATACGATGGATAAATTCATTGATGAATATTTTGAGATGAGAAGTGCAGTTAAATCTTCTATCTCAGAAAAAGATTTGGCGATTATTGCTATTGTAAATGCAAATTCAGAAGTCGAGCGTGCTTTAGCCATTAATAAGTTAGAAAGCTTGGTTGCGCAGCCGTTGATCGAAACGATTGAGAAGCAGAAACCTATGGCAGCTCTTGCGGAACTGAGGATTGATAAGAAAGGCTGCTACTCAATTACCGATGTGACTAAAGCGTTGAATCTGAAAAAGGGTCAGATTACCAGGTGGGCAAAAGCAATGGGATACATACATAAAAAGATTCAGGAAGTCAATCAGGCAGGAGAAAAGTTTTTCAAAGTTTACTCTTCGGATAGTATACATAATAGCATTGGAGTTAAGGAAGATGGGTTACAGGAAATCAATAATAAATTAGAAGAGATTATGGCTTATTAAGGAGGAAAATAAATGGGAATTGATATAGTTTCGGTATTTAATCCACCACAAGATAAAAGTATCTCATGGAGAGATGTTTTTGATCCAAAGAGGTTCTTCGGTCATTATGATAAGGTGAGAGAAGTTGCTAAGAGCGTGGGTTATTCTATGATTGCTTTTAATGGAATGGTGTATCACGTAAATGATCCTGATATGAAAGCAATATGTAGGGTAGAGGACATAAAATGACTCTTTTCTTTGAAAAATAGGAGGTATGAATGGAGAGGCGAATTTGTGACATATGTAATACAAGAGATGCAAGCAGAAGTTTTAAGATAAAGTAAAGCTTAAAGGGTTATTGGGAGTCGCATGGCAATAGTGGCTGGTGGAATTCAAAATCATGGACTCCCTATAAGGATATTGAAATTTGTGGAGAATGCGCGAGTAAATTATTGGGTGTCCCATATAGAGATGAAAACGGAATGCCTTGTCCTGGTCATAAAAAATAATAAGAAGCAAAGGAAATGGTTCTTTTAACAGAGAAAATAAGGAGAATAAAATGAGGTTAATTGATGCAGATAAATTAATTAAATCGTTTAGCTCGTATTTGGGAGATGATGGGTCGTATTACAGCCAACTCGAAACGAGCGAAGTAATTGAAGAAATTAATAAGCAACCAACGGTAGCACAATCAAAAATAGAGGTAAACAATACTGTATATGTAATTACCGGATACGGTACGTCATGGGAGTTAATTGAGTGCAAAGTTAAACGTACATATTATAGTAAAAAATTTAAATTTTCTGTAGTTGGTGAATATAAGAATGAAAATATATATAATGGATCTTTTGCTGAAAGTAGTATTGGAAAGACTGTATTTTTGAAAAAATCGGAAGCTGAAATTGTATTAAAAAATAAAAAAAGTGAATGGTAATGTAATGAGGAGAATAAAAAATGAAAAAATTTCCTGTAGATTGTGATAAAAATTGTCCATATCTCAGACAATGGGATTTATCGATTGATGATTGGACTAATGTTTGTATCAAATTAAATAAACAAATTGATGACATGGACGCATATGGGTTTAATGCTGGATTACCATTATGCCCATTGGATTCCAATAAATGAAGACTTTTAATCGTAAAAGGAGAATGATATGAAAGATAGTAGTAAAACGACAAGAGATAAATTAAAAGAATTAGAAGCAAATAACGAAAGAATATGCGAAGACATTGCGGTATATCAAAATATTTGTATAGATGAATTATGTGAAGATTATGCTAACATTTTATCAGAAGCTACCGACGATATTGACAAGGATAATGCACTAAGTTTATTGAATAGTCTTGCAAAAGAGATTTACAAAGTATATTTTAACTGATCAAAGAGGGATTTCAAAGGAAGGAGAATTCAATAAATGACAGAATCTGAAGTATTATACATTTTACAAGACGAAGATCTCTGTAATACGGACGAATATTGCAGAATTATTATAATCTGTGATAATGGGCAAGAAACAAGTGAAATTAAAGAAATTGTATTTGGGGCACTCGATAAACAAATAGCTAAAAAGCCTTTAAATTTAAAAGAAACTAATGATGGTTCTATTAGAATGGAGTTTAAGAGTGGAGAGTGTCCCTGTTGTGGTAATTATATTAATGGTGACGATGATGAATACTATTGTAGCCATAAATATTGCGGACAAAAGTTGGATTGGAGCCTATAAATCATAGGTTTTAAATGGGAAGGAGAATATATACGGGGAAAGAAATCATAGAAGTGATTAATGATAATCTTCGGCGGCTTAAGTTGGTGGATATTAATTTACAGATTGAAGCAGCTAGGATTCATGAACCGAATGGGGTTTCGGTTATTGCGGGAGAGATTAAAGATATTATCGAGGAGTTGGCGAATGAGATGAGAGAATTCGAAGAGGGGGTTGTGAATGAATAAAAGTGATTTTAAATTTATTGAAGCTATAGGAGATACCGACGGAGTAAATAAAGATTATTGGTATGAAATTAATCGGGAAACAAATCACAAGTTGACGGGCTTATTTAAAGGTAAAAACGTGGTAAGTGTACCTTTAGCAATATATGTAAAATCTGTAGATACGGTTTTTATTAAAAGAGTGTTTGAAAACTCCAGTGTCGATTATATTGAATTTGTTGACAATGATGAGTTACATGTGATTTTAAAAGAATTGAGTGAATATAGTTGAAAGGTTAGTTTTAATCAAAAAATATTTATCGAATGAGGTATGATTGCATGAACAGATTAGAAAATTATATTAATAAAATTGCAAAAGAGTATATCGTTTTCATGGGAATTAAAAAGTTACCACGGTATCAAATAAAAGAAATAAAATATTTTGTCGAACGAGGAGAGAAGAACGGTTACGATTCACTAGCTTCGTATTATTATGACGTTTCAACCAACGCTCACTTGTTAAAAGTATACTCAAATATTTGGGAGCCAATTTTACATGCAGATTGGGTTCTGTTTCATGAGTTTACACATATGCTCGATAATAAAAATTATGTGCCAAAAGGTGAAAAAATTACGAATATTATGTATAGAGGATTTTCAGAATATCACGCAGGTCAGATAGATTTTATGAGGTTAGTTAGATTCACAAAGTTAGATGACAATTTTAGTTTTTCTATGAATGAAAAAGTACTTGATCATACTGGCGTAAAAAAAGCAGAAGACTTGCTTACCGAAGCTCATACTTTAGCAACCCAAATTATAAATACAAAACCATCTATAACTTTAGAATTATTATCTAGGATACTTGGAATGATTTTTAATTATTGGGGCAGACGTTCTATATGTAAAATGTACGCAATTGATTTTACTGAAAAGGTGAATAATTCAACGATTATTAATTTTTTAGGAAAAGAAGATTTTAAATCATTGGATACATTAATGAATGGTTGGCTAGATCCAATACAAATTGATTGGATATTTGAGACATATTATACATTACTTCATAAAATGGTGTTAAAGTATTCAATCAAATAACTATTTTAACTGCTTTTATGATAAACAGAGGTGTTTATGAATGACGAATTAATAAAACGACTGAGAGAAGAACGTGATAGATTGTACCCCGGAGGCTGGGACTCTAATCGTGTTGTACCAAGAGGATGTGGTAAAACTAAAACCGTATTTATTGCATATTTGAGGCATGAAGCCTATGAACAATTATTTAAATTATTAGAAGAGTTGCCAGGAATAACCAGCTATGACGAAGCACAAAAATGGATTTGTGAATTTGTAAGATATTACTTGCCAGAAGACTATTTATAAAAATTAAATTATATTGTAAGGAGGAATAAATGATATATATTGGAATACACGACGGTTCCTTACCAACTGTTTTTGTAATGGCAGATAATAAAGTAGAAGCGAAGGATATGGTGTGCGGATATTATCAGGCCATTGAAACCGATGTATTAAAAAAAGATATTATGATACATAAACCAGAAGAATTCTTTGATGATAAACATACCAAAGAAGTAATTGAAATACCGTTTGTTTAAATAATCGGTTTAAAACAATGCTTTCATTAAGAAAAGGAGAGGTATTATTATGACGATAAAAGAACTTTATGACGCTGCTAAAATTCTTGGGATTGAGAATTATAACATTGAAGTTCAGTATAGAGATGATGGTGGATTTTATTCTGGAACAGAAGAATTGGAAAAAATAGAATCAATCGTTTATGAAACCAATACAATAATAATTTGACGAAAGGATTTTTACATGGCAAAATATCATGAATTTTTAGAGTATCACGAGGATACTATGAATAAGCACGAAATTACACGGGAAGAAATTGATTTTCTTCTGAGTTTACAAAAAGAGATGAATACTCAGGATCATGTTAGTCAGGCAGATCCGAGGTATTGGGTGATCAAAGGAACAGAAAAGATTTATCATGTGGAAGAAGCGGACGGTTTTGAATTATATGATCCGGATTGCTGCGATACTCTTGCCGAAGATACAAGAGGTATATGTGAATACATAAATGATAATCAGCTTGAAGAGATTAATAGCAATAGATTGGAGGGTGAAGAATTTACTGTTGAGTTTGAAGAGGGTGTATTTGGCTCCGATAGGATTGTTGTTACGTGGAATGATGGTGGAGATGAAGAATGCGAGGAACGAGAAGAGTTAACTGATATTGACGAAATCAAAACATGGTTAGAAGAACAAGGATATGATTATAATGTTATTTCCTATAAGATTATTCCTAAAATATATGAGAATACAATGTTTCTCACCCAGAAAGATGCGGAAAATCATCTAAGGTCTAACAATTATCATTACTCAGAAGATGCTCATACATATGCTATGACTTCATGGAGGAGCCGAGAAACGGAGAAATTGTGGAAGATTTTGCAAGAAGTTGACTGGGAAAAGTTGAAAGAGAGGGGTTAGAAATTATGGTTGATTTATCATCAATGTCAAATGAAGAACTCGTAGACCAGCTAGTTAGTGAATGTATATATTACGATGAACGTCTATATAGTTTATGCAAAATTATATGCAAAGAACTGCCAAGGAAGATGGTTTATAGAATCATCAGTAAATTATATAGACTTAGAACGAGATAAGATTGAAATGAATATTTCGTGGAGAAAAATATGAATAAACGTATTATTAAAAAGAAATTTAAAATGTATCATAGAGGATTCTGTCACGTAAGTTACGATTATGAACGTGGATTAACAACAAACAAGTATTCAGAACCGTATCAATGTCCAAACTGTGGGTGGGACTCGTTGAACGCAGATGAAGATTTGGGGCTAGGCAAAATATTATGGAGCAGTGGCGGGTTTTATGATTATGAATTCGAGATAGAGTATAAGTGCCCGTGTTGTAATACTGTATTCAACTATGTAGATGGTTCATAGTTAGATTGAAAAACATAGTTAAATCGGTGTTTTATCAGAAAAAATGAGGAGTTAAATATGGACAAAGAAGAATTATTTGTTGATGGAGAACCAAATTTGAAACATTGCCCATTCTGTGGAAAACCAGTGGAGATACACGGTGGTGAAGAAGAGTGGAAGCCAACGTATTATGATCCTGATAGCGGAGGAGATCCATATCATATTGGCTGCGATTGCGGTTGTCATTTTGGCGGTGGATTTTACGAAATTGAAGATATCATAGAAGCGTGGAATCACAGGTGCGAATTGATCTTATGCGATTACTGTGCACATTTGGGAGAAGACATAAATATATGTTTGGGCTGTAATAACAGGTCGCATTTTAAAAGAGCAAAATGACAATAAAGTTTTGAATTTATTGTAAAAAGGAGAAGAATATGAAAATTTTAAATGGTAAAGAGCAGGACTACAAAGAGTGGTATGAAAATCAAGGCGCAGACTATGGCAGAGCATGTTTCCGTTTTGCTGAAAGGTGGGCAGAATTGCTTGAGGAACTAATAAACGACTCCTCTGAAAATTCGGATAAAGTCATTATTGAAAATGCAGATAAAACAAGTTATAAAGCAGATACGGAAGGAATTACTGGATTTATGTATGGTGCAGCCGTCAACATTCTGTCAAGCTGTTGGGAATACGGAGAGGCATTAAGAAAATGGCACAACAAGGAATATGATTATGATGGTGATGGCGTGGTAAATCCTGCTATTCTAACTATTAAATAATCTATCAATAGAAACATCATTTTAAGGAGGAAAAATGGAAGAAAAAGTAATGGATAAATATTTTAAATATGAGATGTTTGAAATTGATGTTAGAAATAGATTATTAGATAAAGGTATAATTTTTATCGAACGTTTATTAATAGATACTCAAGAAAGAATTTACTTGATTAATGAGAACGTAGTATCTGAAGATGAATTTTTCCATGGATTAAATTCGGTAGATAAATGTTATTTCGAGAACCACACATATATGAGTAGAGGGTTAGATATTTACAAGAAAAAATATAGAAATACTTTATCATTACAACAAGCGATATCAAAATACTTATCTACATTAGATGAAATTGATAAATATATATTAAAAGACGTAAAAGACAATATGTATTGTAGATCAAGAAAAGATGGAGATTGGTATGTTCCGGTAGTTCCAAACTGTGAATGGGTTGAATAAAAAAGGAGGCAATCATGGCGAGAGGTAAAACGATTTGCAACGTTTGTGGCAAGAAATTTAATATGCTTGACGATCAGGAGAATTTTGGGATACATACAGATGAAATAGGATACGGAAGTAGATACGATGGCAAGCAGATTAATTTAGATATGTGCTGCAAATGTTTTGATAAACTAATGAGTGAAATTATACCTAAATGCAAGATTAATCCAATAGAAGAACATACTAGCTATGGGGACGATGATGAAGATTTACCAGAGGCGCCACCGATTCAAATGGTCACAGAAACATTTTCTGGATTAAGAGTAAATGGAAAAGAGGTTTATTGAGTTAAAATCATGGTTTCATGTCTGGAGGTGATAAGAACGAAGGACGAAGCATCAGAGAATGAGGAACTAGATTTGTGTGATGAAAGAGCTGAAGAGTTTATGAGATGGATTGAGTAGTAATGGAATATATAACGCAAACTTTTTATTTTTTCTATTGACAAAGAAATATAGTAATGATAAGATATAAGAGTAGGGAAGAAAATATAGTAATAAATAAATCAGAGTATATGAGGCAAAGGAGGTATGAAGAGTGTGCAAGTTTTGTGAAAATGAAGATTGTAAATTGACTAAAGTGGAAGTGATCGGGCGTGGAGCAATACTTTGGAATAATGCAGATGGTATTATGCGAGGAGCGTATGAGGATATGCCGCAGACATACAGTTTTAAAGACGTACCGGCATATAACAGCTATAGTGCGTTAATTCCAGACGAAAGTGATGAAAATCCACACGCTTACATGTATTACAACTTTGACGAAGACGAAGGCTGCGGAGAGGGTTGGGAGTACCAGGACATTGAGAATCCGCTTAGGTGGCAGACTGAAAAAGAGTTTTTAGATCGGATAGGCGTAGTAGAAAACTGAGTTTTAGCAGATAAATGAAAAGATTTATTTGTGGAAGAAAGGGAGAAGTAAATATGGAACTAAGAGATTTAAGTGGTGAACATCTATTTTCTGGTGTTGATTATATTCCGTCAACATCTGCTAAAGATGAATGGGATGATTTCGGTAATGATATCTTGTTTTGCATTGATGGTGTTAATTATATTATGACCGAGGATCAAGCAGACGGATATAGAAGCTATATGACGGAACTTGAAATAACAAATAGGGAAATTAAAAATGTTTTCCCGGGACAAAAAGTGAGGTGCGAATTTGTTGATAAGGTAAGCGATGATTACTGGTCTGAGTCGGCTAATATTTTACAAATATATTCGTCCGATAATAAACTAATCTTAGAAGTTGGAACCAAAAATACTGATGATTATTATCCATATACAGTGTTTGAATGGCGCCCTGAAAATATGGAAATAAATAAAGATGTTTATTTTAAATAGGAGGTAAAATATTATGGTATCAGTGGAATGGAGTGGAGCATATCCGTGTTTGTGTTTCGGTAAATGGAGTTTATTTGTTGATGATATCGATGTTTCAGATAAAATACCAGACGACATAAGATGCAGTGACATGAATACATACGGAACGTATCAGGAATGGCACTTCGAAGAGTGGAGTGAAGTATTTGAAGATTATGATGACGGATTGTTTTGTGAAGAATGGATCGAAAAAAACAATTATTGGTTAAATAACATATCTTCTGATCATGAATTAAAAATCCAAATTTATGACGCATTCCAAAGCAAGGACTGGAGGCACGGAAGCTGTGGTGGGTGTATCTAATGTGGATAAAATAAATCTTTTAAAGAGAAAAGGAGAATATATGGGATATAAGCATATTGATGATGAGCTAGAGCCGTATTTTGATTTGATAATGGATTGCATTAAATTAAAAGGAAAGGACATTAAAGAAACTGTAAATAGAATTGTCGGAGACACTAGTGCAATGGACGAATGTTTAGAAGATAGTTTCTTGAATTTTAAATTGCATGCTAAAAAGGTTAGAGACGAATATAGGAAAGCAGTGGAAGAAGAAATAAGCAAGAGCGAAGATTTATATTGTAAGTATAGCCAATTAGTTTCCGATCAAAAGCCGAGAATTGAACAGGTTAAAAATGCAGTTGCAGAATTGAATAAGGAATTATCTGAAGTATATAAAAAGCTAGAAGAGATCCCGTATTATAAAGCAGAATATATTATGGACGTAATTACAAAGTTTAATAATATGCCGGCAGAAGAAAAACTTTTGCTTTCAAAATTGATGGAAGCATCTAAATAGAATAGAATACCTGTTTCATGGCAGGAGAAAGGAACGGTACATATGGTTAAAACCGGATTAATAAATGAAGATTGTAGCATGGTGAAAATTGGAGATGAAGTGTCCGCATACTATTTTAATGGTTGGCATAGAGACGGAATGCTAGAAGAGATCTGGTATGAATCTGGAAGCGGTGGGGAACTTGTTATAGATGGAAGTCGTGTAGATATTGATTTAATTGAAAAAATTGTAAAACTAAAGGAGGAATAGAATGGGGTATCTTATAGAAATGACAGATAGTAATTTTATTATTAGAAAGGAAAACTTTACAAAGGCGCTAAATAGCTTGAAAAGTGTGTTTGTTACCGAAAATATGACATGTTACGATAGTATTGATGGTGAAAGAATTCCTCATTTTAAATGGGTGTCTACAAAATTTGTACTTGATAGTAAAAGACTTGAAGACGGATTAACTGGTATAAGATATTTACCAATATTTAATTTGGCTGGAGATATTTGTGATGTTGAATTTGTTGGAGAAAAATATGGAGATGAAAAAATATTTTTTAGTGCAATTGCTACATATGTAGAACCTGGGTCGTTTCTCTGTTTTGTAGGAGAAGACGGCAGCGAATGGAAATGGGAATTTAACGATGGAAAAGTTACTTTAATTGAATAAAATCCGAGTTTCCTCGGTATTAAAATAAGGAGGTAATTAGTGAAAAAATTACAAGACGTTACAGATTTTAAGGTGATGAGTTTTAAGGAGTGCATTTCTGAATTAGGCTGGAACCTACACGAAGATGAAGAATCTTTTAATGTAGAATGCAATTGTGGCAATAGCCAGATTGAATATTCTGGATTTTTTAGTACAGAAGTTGTAGAGTGTCAGAATTGTGGTAAAAGAATTACCGATTTATTTTCACCCTTACAGACTGGAAACGCTACATGTACAATGCTTAATCCTAAAGACTACGAAATAGAGAAAGACTTAGGCGGCAATGATAGATACTGGATTGCAGAAGACAGATCAGGCGGAATTAAACTTTAAAATCTCCGTTTCATACGGTTGAAATAATATTTAATTAAGGAGGACAATGATATGAGAATTGTAGCAACAGATGGTAAAGATGGATTTAAGACAGTAGAAGAGTGTGTAGCCTACGAAAAACAAATTGAAGAAGAGAAAATGAGAGCTATAAAGGCAGAAAAAGAATTAAAGGAGAAACTTAATTCAGATCTTGAGGAAATTGAGAATCTGCGAAAAGAGATTATCAAAAAAACTAAAGAATTTGAGTCAAAATACGATACGAGAATCTATATTCCGCCATACGGTAATAGATATTCTGCATTTTGGCAAATGATGTAATTGTTGGAAATTAGTAATATAAAGACTGTATATTAAAAATAATACCGTGGCAGCGGTGTAAATGTAAATACCTAAAACAATCACAAAATTAAAATAACTAAAACTGAATATTGGAGGTGTTAATTTGGGAGATAGGGGACATCCGCTTTATTATAGCTGATACATACTGTATCTTGTAATTATAGAAGATTTAAACACAATATATAGTATTAAAATTGAGATAAAATTCACTTTTCATATGCAAAAATAATAGGAGGAAAATGATTGGAAGAGATTAACATTAAGAAGTTAGAAAAATCAGTTTTTAACACCCTTTACGAGATTGACACAAGAGAAAGGTCGGTTGAAAAAGACACTGGCAAAACAAAAATTAATTACCTACCGTGGGCGACTACTTACAGTGAGGTTTGTAAGCATTTTAGCGATGTAAAATACACTTTTAAAAGGAACAAACAGACGAGGGAAATCAAAAAAATCACTAAAGTCGATGAAAACACAACAATTGAAGATACAACCACCATCGAGCAGGAGATCCCCTATACAGTAACCGATACCGGATTAGAAGTAAGAACATCTGTTACCATCGACGGTATTGAAAAGGAAATGAATCTGCCTGTATACGACACCTCATATCGAAGCATGGGACTTGAGCCTTATACATATGAAACAAAATTTGGTAATAAAACCGTACCGGCTGCGACATTCGGAGATATCTATAAAGCAATAATGAGATGTTTTGCGAAGAATTTAAGCATGTTTGGTGTGGGGCTTAACTTATGGACTAAGGAAGATGCTCCAGAATCAGTATTACAGATGAATAAGCTACAGGCTGAATGTATGGAACTAATCACGAAAAGGTCTGCTCTTTCTGAAGGAACAAAAGAAAAAGTAGCTGAGACATGTAAAGAAATGTTAAGCGAAGAAAATGGAGATCCGAGACTTTGCGAAGATAATGAAGTATTAGAGAAACTAAAGAAGAAGTTAATGGGTATTAGAAAAATATAGTAGAAGGAGGAAGATGATCGCAGAAGAATGGAGAGATATACCCGGATACGTCGGATATTATCAGGTAAGTAATCATGGAAGAATAAAAAGTATACAAAGACAAAGAAATAATGGAAAGGGGATTTATGTCCAGAATGAAAAAATATTAAAACAAAGTTTTACGTCGACCGGATACAAGAAGGTTGAGTTGTATATTGACAAGAAAAGAACCTCGTATAAGGTGCACCGACTTGTGGCTCAATCTTTTATAGAAAACACAGACGATAAGCCATTTATCAATCATATTGACGGAAACCCTAAAAATAATCACGTTGAAAATTTAGAGTGGTGCACCCCACAAGAAAATGCTCAACATGCATTGAGAACTGGATTGAAAAAATGTTTTTATATTTCAAGGAAAGAATTGTTCCAACTATATATTGTTGAGAACATGAGTCCTAAAAATATTGCGGCGATGTTTAATATATCAACTAACCCTATACGTAACTTATTGCATAAATATAACATTCCAGTGCGGAATAGCGGAGAAGCAAGAACTAAATACAATATTACTAAAGAGATGCTAAATAGTGAATTAGAAAACAAGACACAAGTGGAACTAGCAAATCAATTAGGCTGTGATCAAAGCTTAATTAGTCACTACTATAATATATTTTATAAAAAGGAGACATAACATATGCAAAAACTCATTGAAATCGGAAGATTAACTCGTGATCCGGAAGTAAGATATTCTCAGGGAGCAAACCCTACGGCAATTGCTAAATTCACTCTAGCTATTGACCGTAAAATCAAAAAAGAGGGGGAACCTACGGCAGATTTTATTAATCACGTCGCATTTGGAAAGACAGCAGAATTCATTGAAAAATATTTTAAACAGGGTTCTAAGATCGCTGTGGTAGGAAGAATCCAAACGGGTAATTATACTAACAAAGATGGACAGAAAATATATACAACAGATGTGGTTGTAGAAGAAGTGGAATTTGCTGAGAGTAAGGGTTCTAATGGAACAGAGGGGAATTCTCCAAGACAGACATCAAGACCAACGCCACAGGCAGCATCAAATGATGGATTTATGAATATTCCAGACGGAGTGGAAGACGGGGGCTTACCCTTCAACTAATTGAGGAGATAAATATGGCGAAGGCAAAGGAATATGTTTGTGGATATAGTGGTTGCCTTCACAATGGCGAGAAAATACCATCCGAAGAAGCAATAAAGGATGGTACTCGCTATTATCATAAGGATTGCCACGAAGAAAAATGTTTTAAAACACAAATATTTGATATTTATTATAAATATTACAGATCAACTGAAGATTTTCACATGGTAAGAAAAGCCATCAATGGTTTTGTAAGCAATTCAAATGCGGAATACGTGCTATATGTTTTATGTCAGGCGATACATAAAAAAACTCCATTCAAAGGGATTTTTACACTTGGGTGGTTAGTTAAGAATGATATGGAAATTAAGAAAAAATACCAAGCAATGAAGAATCAAATTAAGAGAAAAGAAATTGAAAAAAACATGAATAATGACATTAAACCAGTAAGCAGAGAAAGAACTTTTAAGTTTAGTTCAACTTGCAACCCTGGCTTTGGTCAAATTTTAGGCGGTGATGACAATAGAGATCAATGAAATTTCAGACAATAAAGCAGAAGCGGGCATTATTTCCACGTTGGTTTACCATCCTGAATTTATATTAAACAGTAATTATTTAAAGGATAAATACTTTTATAGTTCTGATAATGCAATTATTTATTGGGCAATTAAAGAATTATACAATAAGAAGATTACTAATATTACGGCGATGAATATTGAACAGATGATAGAATCAAATCCCGCTAAAAAGAATGAACTAGAAAAATACAATATGCCAAGTATGCAAGAATACATTGATTTATGTATAAATGCAAAAAGAGATTCCGTTGAAGAATATAAAATGCTAGTCAATCATGTTGTAGAACTTTCCTTCAAAAGAGATTTTTACAAGAAAACACTCGAGTGGCAAAAATTATGTTTTAACGAAAATGTGCACTTAGATGATATGAGTAATGGAATCTATAAAGAAGTCAATGGATTAACTACAAAATATGTTACAGACGGAGAAATAACAACCTTTGGATCAAAAGTTAAAGAAATATGGAAAAAAATAAAAGAGAAAAAAGATAGGGGCGAGTCTTACGGCCTTCCATCTTTCTTTCCTACAGTAAATGAATTTTTTCAATATGAGGAAACGGAGTTAATTGTAATTGAAGCCAGAATGAAAAAGGGTAAATCATGGGTTGCTCAGATTGAAGGATTGCATAAAGCAATGAATGGCGTTCCTACTTTTATTCAAGATAGTGAAATGTCAGATGAAAACTGGTACATCCGAGTTGCTGCATATTTAACTGGAATTTCCGTTAGCCGAATTAAAAACGATACGCTTACGGATAAAGAAGTTAAGCTAATAGAGGAAACAAATGAATACATAGAGTCTTTGCCGTTGTTTCATAATTTTGATCCATATATCACAAAGGAAAGGTTCTACTCTATATGTGCACAAAAGAAGATTGAGATTGGATTAAAGTTTATTGTTTGGGATTATATAAAATGCGATGATGCAATTTTAAATTCGGCGGAAAGAAGTGCTTACATGGCAGGTATTACAAACTGGCTTAAAAATGTAATAGCGGGAGATTTAAAAATGTCCGTACTCGCATTTTGCCAGTTAAATAGAGCAAACGAAGTAGCGGAATCAGATGGGATTGAAAAATATTGCTCCGTTGCGGTTCAATGGTCAGAAAAAACAGATGAAGAAATTATAAGAGACGGAGCAAAATGTGGTACTCATAAGCTAAGAGTTAAATTAAACAGGTTAGGAAAGCAACATATGGGAGAAAATGATTATCTCGATATGATGTTTACCTCTGATAGAGTAGGAATAATTGAAGCGGAACAGCATCAAAACACACAAGAACCATTTGAATAAGGTGGTGAGAATGATTGAGCGTCTATGATGACGATTTTTTACGAGAAATAAATTCTAAAGTTGATTTACTTAATTACGTTAGCCAGCAAATAAAACTTGAACGCAAGGGAAATGATTATTTTGGTAGCTGTCCTTTACATGTCGACTTAACGCCATCATTCTCTATAACACCAGCAAAAAATAGTTATTATTGTTTTTCCTGTGGAAAAGGTGGATACATAATTGGATATTTGGTTGACTTTGAAGGATTATCTTTTGATAAAGCGGTAGAAAAGGCCGCAAAACTTGCAGATTTAGACATGGGTAAAATGTGTCAATCCCCTACGGTATCTTATTTAAGAAAAATTAAACAATCCAGAATATATCCTGAGCAAATTAGTCACGAAATATTAAGCGAATCCGAATATGAGCAATATTCAAAAGAGGAAATAACGGAGTGGTTAGAAGAAGGTATACGTCAAGAGGAATTAGATTTATTTAATGTACGAATAGATAAAAGATCAAATAGGATTATATATCCTGTGAGAGATATTGATGGACGATTGATAAATATAAAAGCTAGAACAAGACACAAAAATTATAAACAGTTAAAACTACCTAAATACATAAACTATAAAACTATTGGCGATATGGATTATTTTCAAGGTTTAGATATTACATTACCATACGTAAAAGAAAATGATGAGATTATTATTTTTGAATCTATAAAAAGTGTAATGAAAGCATATGGGTGGGGATATAAAAACTGTGTGTCAGCAGAAAAGCATAACTTAACAGATAGTCAAATAATTCTGCTTATAAAACTTGGAGTAAGCGTTGTATTCGCTTATGATACTGATGTTAACTATAAACAAAAAGATATTAAAAGAGACATTAATAAACTAAAAAGATTTACTAATTTGTATTTAATAGATAATAAAGATAAAGATTTAGGAGGTGAAAAAACAAAAAATTCACCAGCTGATGTTGGGTATGAAACTTTCAAAAGACTATATGAAACAAAGACTAAAGTGAGGTGATTAATTGTCAAATCAGTACAAAGAAGTGTTAGATGGAATGATCTGGTCGTTTAGCCGTATTCATTGCTATGAACAGTGTCCTTATAGTTTTTATTTAAAATACATAGAAAAACGACTAGGAATTCAGAATTATTACGCAGCTAATGGAAAGCTTATGCATTCTGTGATTGAAAGAATCATTAAAGGTGAGATAAAACTTGAAGAAGCTCCACTTATATACATAGAAGAATATACTCTTATTTGTGAAAAAGTAAAACAGTCAATAATGGATTCGACTTTTGAAAAATGTTGTGATTATCTATGTACAGTAGAATCCTATTTATTAAATAATTATGAAATACTGGGAGTTGAATTGTCTTGTAATTTTAAGGTTGGAAAGTATAAATTCCGCGGATATATAGATGTTTTACTTAAAAACAAAATCACAGAAGAAATTATAATTGTCGATCATAAATCTAGTGGATATCCTCTTAAAAAAGATGGTACAGTTTTAAAAAATTACATAGAAGAATTTTTATCGTACAAACATCAAATGTATATATATTCAAAGTTTGTTATTGATAATTATGGTAAACCAGCAAAAATTGTATGGAATCATTTTAAAGATGGCGGTAAATTAACGGTAATTGATTTTAACGAAGAAGAATATCAAGAAACACTGACTTGGGCAAAGAAAACAATACAAAAAATTTATCGAGATGTAAATTTCATAGAGAAAAAATCTTTTATGATGTGTAGTTCATTGTGCGACTATAGAGACGAATGTGAATACAAAAATGAAGAATAGAGGTGATAAAAACGAGAATATTTCAGAACCAGCATAAACATAGTTATGGTAGTAATCCCAAAGTTCCAGATTGTGTGGTTAGTAATGAGGATTATGCTAAAAGAGCCGTAGAACTAGGTCATGGAATAATTTGTATCATGGAGCACGGCTGGCAAGGAAGATACATAGAAGGATATGAGTTGGCAAATAAATGTTTTAATTTCGACGAAGATAATGAGGAGTGTAAAAAATGTGGAGGAAGATGTGGTGGCTGTAATAATTCTACAAAACCTCTAAAATTTGTATTTGGAACTGAAGCTTATTGGGTAAGAAATAGATACGAAAAAGATGGTTTTAATTGCCATATTTGTATATATGCCAAAAATGAAAACGGAAGACAGGCAATAAATGATATCTTATCTGAGGCGAATATTAGTGGATTTTATAATCAGCCTAGAATAGATTTAGATTTAATTTATAGCCTACCACCTAAAGATGTTATTGTATGCACAGCCTGCGTTGCATTTTGGAAATATGAAGACATAGACGAAATAGTAAAAGGACTACATTCATTTTTTGAAGATAATTTTTACTTGGAGGTTCAATATCATAACGTAGAGAAACAAAAGTCATTAAATAAGCATATCTCAGAATTGGCGAAACAATTAAATATTCCTCTCATTATGGGATGTGATAGTCATTATATAACAGACAGTACAGCGTGGGAGAGAGATGATTACTTAGAATCAAAAGGAATTAGTTATCCAGATGAGGAAGGTTGGTATTTAGACTATCCAGACGGAGATACCGCTTATGAGAGATTCGTCATTCAGGGAATCTTGACAGATAACGAAATAGAGCAGGCCATTAGTAACACAAATGTATTTTTATCAGTAGAAGAATATGATAATCCTTGCTTTAATACTGATGTTAAGATGCCGATTCTTCCGGAAAATAAAAATTTGACACAAAAAGAAAGAGATGAAAAATACTCAAATTTAATATGGGGCTTATGGGAAGAAGAAAAAATAAAGATAATAAAAAGACTTGATAGCATGGACACTATCAGATTAGCTAAGTACATTATTAATCATGAATTTAATAAGTTTTATTACGTTGTAAAAGATGTGGATGTTTATAATCTACCAAAAGAAGAAATGATAAACGTCGTAATTTCTCATTACGAAAAAGAGATAGAGAAAGAAGTAGAAACGGTTATTATATCTAAACACGCAGATTATTTTTTAATGGATTATGAACTAATTAAAAAATCAGTGAGCAAAGGGGGGATGATAACCAATACCGGAAGGGGATCTGCTGTTAGCTTTTATACTAACAAACTACTAGGCTTTACAAAAGTAGATAGGATATCCGCAAAGGTAAAAATGTATCCTGAAAGATTTATGTCTGCTACTAGAATTTTAGAGTCAAGAACCCTTGCAGATATTGATTTTAATATTGGCAATCCTGAAGTATTTGCGGAGACACAAAAAGAAATTTTCGGAGAACAGAACGCTTACCCAATGATTGCCTATGGTAAATATAAAGCATCTTCTGCTTTTAAAATGTATGCAAAGGCAAAATCTGTGCCGTTTGATATAGCTAATGATATTACTGCTCAGATAAAACAATATGAAAAAGATCTAAATAATGTAGATGAAGAAGACAAAGATGATATTCAATTATTGGATTACATAGATGAAAAATACCATCAGATACTAAAAGATAGCGAAAAATATTTGGGAATTATAGCTTCATGGTCGCCTCATCCTTGTGCTTATCTCATATATGAAGGAGATATTCGTAAAGAAATTGGACTCGTAATGATGAGATCTGATCAAGGAAAGAAATTGACTTTATGTAGTTTAATGGATGGACTATGGGCAGAGCAATATCATTTCTTAAAAAATGACTTATTAAAAGTAAATGTCGTAAAACTAATAAAATTGACTTACAAAAGCATAGGAATAAGCGAAGATGACGTTACTGAACTACTAGAAAAAAGCGAATATAATCAAAAAGTAAACGATATTTACAAATATGGATACACGATTGGAATCAACCAGGTTGAGCAACGCGGATCAAAGAATAAAATGATGAAGTATCAGGCACAAAACATTACCGAATTAACTGCTTTTGTAGCTGCTATTCGACCATCATTTAAGACAATGTTTAAAATATATCAGAATAGAGAGCACTTTGATTACGGTATCCCGGCATTTGACAAGATTATCCAGACTCCAGAAATGACTTCCTCTTTTATTTTATATCAAGAGATGATCATGTCTGCCCTGAACTATGCGGGAATTTCAATGGGGGATTGTTATACTGTAATTAAATGTATTAGTAAGAAGCGTAAAAAGAAGATTATGGAATATGAATCTATTTTCGTACCAAACTTTACAAAAAAAATTATGGAAATAGATAATAAGACAGAACAAGAATCTAATGAATTAGCTTGTAAAGTCTGGCAAATTATACAAGATTCAGCCAGATATGGTTTCAACGCTTCTCATGCTTATTGTGTTGCTTTAGATAGCTTATATGGAGCATTTTTAAAAGCTTATTATCCATTACATTTTTACAAAACATACTTAAATATTATGAATGACAAGGGAGATAAAAATAAAATATCTCTTGCGGTATCGGAAATGAAGCAAGCGTTCAAGATTGAACTTCTTCCGTTAAGATTTAGGCAAGACAATAGAACGTTTGCCATATCGGAAGATGGTAAATCAATTAATGGAACATTAAAGTCAATAAAAGGCATAGGTGACGGATTGGCTGATCAATTGTATAAAATAAAAGATATGAAATTTAATAGTTTTGTATCTTTGTTGATATATTTCATAGATAACAATATTATGAGTAAATATATTCGAAAGTTGATCTCAGTCGATTATTTTTGTGAATTCGGGCAAGCTCAAAAATTATTGGATATATTTGATGAAGTTAAAGATGGTAAAAATAAATACGATAAAAAGCACACAGATAAAACAAAACAAAAAAGAAGACCCGAATTAGAGAGGTATGAAAAAAACCATTCTGATATTTCATTAACTCCAATAGAAAATCTTAAAGCTCAGTTAGATGTGTTCGGTGAACCAAGAACGAATATAAAAGAATTGAGTGGATACTTGTATGTAAAAGAAATCAATACAAGATATTCTCCCAAAATTGACGTTATTACGGTTACCCAGGGGGTATCTATGCAGTTCAAGATTAAAAAACCGGATTACAATAAAAATCCAATTGAAGAAGGAGATGTTATAAAACTTATACAATGGGAGACGAAATTAGATGGACATTATGTAGATGATAAATACGTAGAAATACCAAACACGAAAGTATACTGGATAAAAAGTTTTACGACAATAATAAAGGCGGTGAAAAAAGATTCCTAAACAATATTATACCGATAGAGAGTACAAACAATTAATTAAAAACATGGTTATATTACATACAGGAAACGAACAAAAAAATAATCATATCTTAGAAGAGTTTGATAACCAGAAGATATTACATGAAGAAAAAGCATTAAAGACTGGTGATTATACGTTTAAAATAAAGGCTTGCCCAGAACTCGGATTCGATAGAGATACTTATTTTATAGACGAATTATGCATAGAAAGAAAAAACTCCATATCAGAATTAGCTGGGAATTTAGCTGGAGCAAATAAAGAAGATGATAGGATTTTTAAAGAATTAAATCGTATGATAAATATTGAGAGAGTGTATTTAGTGATAGAAGACGATTGTTTAGATGATATCTTTGCTCATAAATACAGATCTAATTATAATCCGGATTCTTATATTCGAACTCTTTTAACATGGCAAGCTAGAAATAACATGCATGTATACTTCATTAAAAAGGAAAATATGGCGAGAATGATTTACGAATTATGCAAGAATTGTCTGGATTCTAAAATATTGAAATAGGAGATGAATTATGAACATAACTCCTGAGGTTATTGATGGTTTACCGTTTTATACTCTAAGTCAAGAAAGGATAAGAGAAATGAAAATAGGAGAAGTTATTGAATATTTAATCTACATAAAATCAAAGTACAACGTCAGCTTCCCAGATGATAACGCAATCAATGATGCTTGTAATGTTTTGAACAGACTTCCACGGCAGCAAGAGGTGTCAGATTGGCTTGTTTCACACGAAAAATGTGAGAAATAATGGCATATTTTGCCATTGAAATTTGGGTTTCATCTGAGTCGATAATTTGTCAAGGGATTTTTATTTTTTCTATTGACAAAGAAATCTAGTAATGATAATATAAGAGTGTAGTAAGAGCGATATAGTAATGATATAAAATATAATCGAGCAAGAAAGGAGATCTACATGGGAGTTGATATTATTTCGGTTTTTAATCCGCCTAAGATAGAATTGAATTTTTGCCCGTTTTGCGGGAGTAAAGCTGTTTCAATATCTGTGCCGCAAGAAGGAAGTATCTCAGGAGATATAGGAACCAGAACCACTATTATGTGTGAAAATCGAGAATGTGGGGCGAAGATAATAAAATGGGCGTTAGAAAAGGAATGGGCAGAGGAATCGGCAGTTAAGGCGTGGAATAGCCGAACAAATTAGTATTTAACTGAACAAGTAGAAAGGAACATTATGTTTGATGATTTTGGGTGTAAGGTAGGTGATAAACTTTATGTGTCATCTATCGAAAAAAACAAAGTATGTGAGTTTATTCCAGATTGTTTAAAAGTGTTCACCAGCGATTATACAGCACATGGTTATGTATATGGATTATATGGTAAATGGGGTACACCAATGGAGTTTAGTTTAAAGAATTTAAATAAACGAGTAATATTCACAAAGAAAAATGATGCGGAGCAATGGTTAATAAATAGGCTATATTAGGATTGCGTGGAGGTGATGTTTTGGAAAGATTAAGCTATGGTCATACGTATAACTTGCAAATAGCACAAGCAGAAAGAGCGTTTGGAGAATTGAGAGCACTGGTTGCTATGAATTACGATCCAGCAAAAGGAAATATCGGAACGTATAGCGAGATGAAAAAAATGGTTGATGCTTTCATATCCGAATTTCAAAGTGAATTCTGTTGAATTAGTATTTTCCAGAGTAGTAAGGAGTGATGATGAAAAAAATTGAAAAGGTCGCAATTATAAAATGGTATATTCGTGAGAAGTGTGCAAGTGATTGTATACAAACGTTCGCAAATAACACTAATGATTTACAGAAACTTGAATCACTGGTTATGAATCATAGAACCTCAATAACACATATATCTGACTGCTCGTCTTGCTGGTGGGAAGATAGAGATTATTGTAGCAGGTGCAGAGAATGTAAGGACGGAAGTCACTATACTTTTCCGTATGGATATTGGAAGAAAGTTTGTGAACGTAGAGATATTAATATTGAGAACTAAACTGATATTTTCAGAAGGAGTGAACATGATAATTTTTACAATTAAAGATATCATTGGATTAATTGTACTTGCGATATTTGTTGTTGTGATTTTGTGGTGTATTGCGTCACAGATCATAGATTCAGCAAAAGAAAAAATAAGGAAATATTTTAGAAATAAAAGATGAAGTTTATTTGAAAAGTGAAAGGAGTTATATGATTAAAGAGTTTTTGATTTTCTTAAAAATTGTATGGGCGATAGACAGAGAATTATACCTTAAAACAAAACTTGCGAAACATCGATGCAAAATGGTAGATATTCACGAGAAGTACAAAGATTCGGAATTTAAGAACTATGCCACTAAGAGTCAATTCAATTATTTACATTCTGGGATAATGAGCAGATGGTTCAGTAACAGAGACGAAATGAGGTAACTATGCCAACTGAAACGATTGAACTATTAAGTGAATACATAAACAAGCGACGTTGTGAATTATCTAGTGATGAAATTTTACACGTATTAGATGATAGGAATTATCCAGAAGTCGACCATTTTGAAAAGGTTGATGGAGTGTACAGAATGTGGAACAAAGATGGAAAATATTTTGAGTTTAGAAAGAGAAAGTGGAGCTAATATGTTGAATTTAAAAGAGCTGAGTAAACAGAAATATATTTATAGAATTTACGAGTCATCTGATAGAGTATTACATTGTGAAAAGTATCCAGTTATTTACATTAACAGTGAGGTTGTATATTACAAAGATGGCAGAAAAAAGGAATGTTTGAATTATGCAAGAGTTTCAAGTGTCGGTAATGATTTCGCAAAATACTACACCTCATATTACTATAGCTGTTTTGACGGGCTATTTTGGAATGTAGATGAACCAAATATTGAGAAGATCTACAAAGATATAAGAGAACAGATGGAAATTACTAAAAAGAAAGACGAGAAAGATAAGGCTGAAGCCAAATTAAATCAAGCAAAACTTGAATACGAAAGAGCATTGAAAGCGGTTGAACTATTTAAAGACAAGTAAAAGGCGAGTTTCATCTGAGAAAAGGAGATGTAAAAATGAAATATGATAAAGAATTGTATTTAGATAGCGGATTTTATAGTGGAGATTTTGGAGATGATATCACAAATCATAAAGAAAAGATCGTAAAGTGTCGCAAACCACATGAGTGTTTGGGTGGTTGTGGGAACGAAATTAAAGCAGGTGAATATGTCCTACTGGAGACTGGATTTATGGATGGAGAACCAATTTCGTGTTATACATGTCTCCCCTGTATTGAAGAGTGGTTAGAAGAATCTGGGCAAGTGGAAACAGGTGAATAATGGTTAAAATCTGTATCTTAAAGGAGGAGAAAGTGGCAGATATTATTGGAATTGGATACTTTTTAGTTGGATTAGTAACAATATTTTGTATCATTGTTCACGATATGAGAGGGGAAGAGTTTGATCCAAAATACTTCGGAGTAGAAACAGTATTTGCAATGGTTATAACATTACTATGCGGATATCTTGCTCCATTACTGGTGTGGATTGCATACATATCAGATAAACCACGGAAAAGAAAATATAGAATCACGAAATTATTACATAAGTTATCAAATATTGGGATTAAAAAGGATTTAGAATAAGCGATTGGCAGATCGTAAAAATGTAAATACCATAAAAATCAATCATAAAAACAAAATAAAATATGCAGAAAGGATAAAGGTGTCGCGACCAAAAGAATTCTACCTTTCTGGTTAATAATGGAATCAAATATTATACGGAATGAAGATTCAATTTTAGCAATGAAAAACATGGAGGAAGAATGTGTCGATCTCATAGTGACAGATCCCCCATATAAGACGATTACCGGCGGAGACAGTAATGGTAAAAATTCAGAAAGACCAAAAGGTATGCTGTCTGGAAATAGAAAATTATTCAAGCATCAGAATATAAAAATATCCGATTGGATGCCAGAATTATACAGAATTTTAAAATCTGGTTCTCATGCTTACATATTTACAAACTCATTAAATCTAACAGAAATGCTTAATGAATCACAAAAGGCAGGATTTAAACTGCACAATTTGCTCGTATGGGAAAAGAACAATTGTACGCCATCACAGTTTTATATGAAAAATTGTGAATACGTATTATTTCTAAGAAAAGGTAAAGCAAAGTGGATTAATGATATCGGAGGAAGCAAGACAGTTCATCAGTTTAACAATATCATAGGAAATAAAACACACCCGTGTGAGAAGCCAGTTGAGTTACTAAAGTTTTATATATTGAATTCAAGCAATGAAGGAGATATTGTTTTTGATCCGTTTATAGGAACGGGAGCCACTATGGTTGCTGCCAAGGAATTAAAAAGAAACTATCTTGGATCTGAATTAGAAACGCCATATTTCAATATAGCAGATAAAAGATTACAAGATATAGTAGTTTAATTTTAAAATACATACAACATATGGACTGAAACAGTAATGAAACTTCGCTTTTATCTGGTGGTCGCGAACTCCAGGTCTAAGCGGCATACAAAAAATTAGAAAGGAAAACAGTAAAACACCGGTTACAAGTGAATGCGCATTCCCTGTAAATAGGGAAAATTGAATAATAGAGGATTAAGAGTTCTAAGTCTTTGCGGTGGAGTTGAAACGGGGTTACTTACATTACAAAGGCTGAATATACCGATAGAAGAATATTGTACATACGAAATATTATCGGAAGCAATAGCCGTTTCGTCATATCATTTTCCGTTCATTAATCATTGTGGAGATTTATATAAAGCAAATTTTGAACAATTTATTGGGTTTGATTTAGTTTTGGCTGGAACCTGTTGTCAATCTCTTTCGAGAATACGAATTGAAAACGAAGAAATAAACAATGGGTTAATGGGCAAATCTGGCATTTTCTTTAAAGCGATTGAAGCAATAAATGTAATAAAGCCGAGGTGGATTATGTTTGAAAACGTAATTCCTACTAAAAGCGAAGATTTAAATACCATGACTCAACTTATTGGAATAGATCCTATATTGATTAACAGTAATTTATTCTCTGCTCAAGATAGAGAAAGATATTATTGGACTAATATTAAGTTAGATAAACTCCCAGTACACAACTCACTAATGCTAAAAGATATTATGGAAGAAAATGTTAGCGATAAATATTACTATAATAAGCCATTTAAAATTACTAATATGGATAAAAAGGTTTGTGGAGAGCTGCTTGTGAATACGACTGAAATGTGTAAGAGAATTTACAATCCAAATTATAAAATGGCAACATTAACCTGCGTAAGTGGTGGATATCAAGAGAAGAAAGTTTTAGACAACGGTAAACCAAGAAAATTGACAGAAATAGAATACGAGAGGCTTCAGGGTGTTCCAGACAATTTTACAAATGTAAAAGTAAATGGTAAAAAACTTAGTTATGCAAAACGGTGTAGTTTAATGGGCAATGGTTGGAATGAACCTACCGTAGAATTTATTTTGAGTAACTTAAAACAATACATATAAGATATGAAATTAAAGATTCAAAGACAAAAAAGAAAGGTAAAAGTCATCGATGATAAAGCTGCGCAGCTACTAATAAGGTGACTAATGGCACGAAATACAGGATATTTAAACAGCGATAGAACAAGTAATCAAGACAACTGGGAAACTCCATATTATGCGGTTGAACCAATTATAAAATACTTAAAGCCCAAATCTACTATCTGGACACCGTTTGATTCGTCAAGAAGTGCTTTCTATAATTTACTAAAGGAAAGAGGGTTCCATGTTACAAGATCACACATAGATGATGGCAAGGATTTCTTTGACTATTTACCAGATGAAAAAATTGACTACATAGTTTCAAATCCTCCATTCTCCAAGAAAGATTTGATCTTAGAGAGATTATATAATTTACATATACCATTTGCTATGCTGCTACCTCTGCAAACGCTGCAAGGAATTGAACGATATAAATATTTCAAAGACGGAATTCAGATGTTATCTTTTGATAAAAGGATTGGATTTCATGAAACGGCAGAAAAATGTAAAACATGGAATAGTTTTGCTACTTGTTATTTTTGCAAAGATGTATTGTCAGATAGCTTAATTATAGAAGAGTTAATCAAATATGACAGGGCTTTGAAAGTATGATTTTAATGGAGAATTGGAGGATATTAATGAGTAGAAAGTATAAAATTGGGGATAGGTTTTTAATCCCCGAAATTACAAGAACAATAACTGAGATCAACGAAAGTTTTATTCAAAAACAAACAATAAAAAATGGAATAGCCGTAATTACAGAAAGTCATGTGAACAATGATGATGGTTGCGAGTATTATTATTTAAAAATTAATGATGAATTTGGACTTTTTTACATTGGTGAAAACTCATTGGAAAAATATGACATGATTATTTCACAAGGCAAAAACACCAAATTGGATTCTTGTTTTGAAGAAAAATTTGATGCAGTAAGCAATCCAGAACAAGTGCTTAACTACCTTAAAGAGAAGTCGAAAATAGGATATCCAGGAATGATGGGAACCGAAGTATATGTAGAAAAAGAGATGCTTAAGCTGGCATCCGCGTATTTAGAAGATTTATGGTCAATGTGTGGAGTTCTATAAAATGAAAAAGAGGTTTGAGAGGAGATTTACGTATGGAGAGCGGAATGTTGAATCTTTAAAAACAGAATTAGGAGAACTAAAAAATCTGATTTGGAGACTCAATGAAAGGTTGGAAATTTTGGAGAACAAAGCAAAATAAAGAAAGGATTATATATGAATAAAATTTTAGATAAAAATAGTGATGGATCAATTGATGTCTTAGATGCTCGCGGCATAGTTTTATATCGTGTTGATAGAGAAGAAGTAGGTATTGTTGCATTACTTGTACGAAAGTTGTTTGATTATGAGAATGCGTTTACAGAAGAAAATATCAAGCTTGTGTTGGATAAATATTTTGATATCGGAAACGATTCATACGCTTACAACCTTACCAGAGATAAGTCAGCCTTCGGGGTTGGAACGATATCATTAGATGATTTTGAAGAGTTTGATGAAGAAATTACAACAGATATTGCAGAATATTTAATGAAAAATGCACTTTAAGCAGTTGAAACCGACGTTTCAAGGAGGGAAAATAAATGGTAAATGATGAACTGATTAAAATTATTAAAAAATTGGTTAGAGATGTTAAAGACATAGATGATGCTATGGAAAAAATCAACAAAGTTACAGATAATGGTTTGTCGTATGATAAGTTTGACAATGCAAAATCTATTATAGAAATTAGTGGAACAGTGAGAACAGACGGTCATGACTGGTATTTCGAAACCGAAGATGCAATATTTACTGCTAACGTACCAACCGCGTTAGATGAGTTAATTGGAAAAGATACCGAAAAAGACGATAAGTACAAGATAATTATTGAAAAGTTAAATTAAATTAATACATTCATTACAACTATGGAGGTGGAAATTTTTTGAGAGATATTAAATTCAGGGTATGGGATAAAGAAAATGAATTAATGGTTGATATTCCGATAGTAGATTTCGGAGATGGAACTTGTTATCCATATCTACACGCGACACCATTGGATTTTTGGAATGATGTTATTCTAATGCAATCTACGGAATTAAAAGATAAGAATGAGAATGTGATGTATGAAGGCGACGTTATAAAGGGGAAAGAGTGGAATAGAGGTAAATCACATAGACACATTGGAGTAATAACATACATAGGAAGTGAATTTAAAAGCGTAGGAGTAAAACAATATCGTGGATATCATGGCTCTGTTAATGGAAGTTATGAAGTGATCGGAAATATTTATGAAAACCCAGGATTAATAGAATGAAATGAAATGAAAGAAACCTTTCATGGGAGAAAAGAGGTGATTGTGAGTGTTAAATTTAATTAACAATATATTGTTTTATGGAAGCGTATTGCTATGTGTGTCGGCTATAATAAGTATTTTGTTGGTAATGAAAGAAGCATACGGTATATACAGACATAAAGGAAAGAATAAAAAGCATTCGAGTACTGAGAACGAATGTATGATAATTGGTGATTCTGAGATCGGTGGTGTAGAACTTAAATTCTCTGTTGAATTTAATGTCAAAGACAAAAGAACGTATATTGAAATTGTATCAGAATTGCAAGATGAAATCGCTGACATTATTGAGAACCTTGGTCACAATTTCGTGTCCGGAACTGGAAAGCCAATTAAAAAATAAGAACTGAGGTAAGGAGATGATTAGATGGCTATAAACATGATGTGTATGAACACAAAGTGTAAATATTACTGGGAAGATTGTTGCCAAAGAAATCTTGAAGAGAAAAGAATTGAAATTGACGAACACGGGAAATGCACTACTTTTAAACCATGAAGATGCGAATATTATGAATTAGAAAGAGCCTCAATGATGAATTGTGATGATGTTAGCAATATTACCGCAGAAGAAGCAGCCAAATGTTTACAGAAGGCAATGAATGAATATAAGGAAAACAAATGACAACGTTTAATAATCTCACCATAACAGATCAAATCGACTGGATCTGCCGTAAGCTCATAATACATAGCATAATCTACTACGATTACAATTGTAATATAATTTCAGATCCGGATTACGATAAGTGTGCCAAACTTCTCGAGAAGTTAGTAAATGAGAATAGAGATAGAATCAGTGAATGTTTTTATTATGAGTGCCTGAAAGATTACAGCAGCGCAACCGGATTTGACTTGAAGTACAAACTGACAAATGAACATCGTAAGTACCTGGAGCATTTGGCGAGTAACTTTTTAGAACAGTATAAATTAGAAACCATTAAGAGTGAGGGGAGGAAGTAGGTAATTGCATGGATTATTTAATGATAGAACGGGGGAATTAGGCATTAATAATAGAGGTACTCCAATGAAAATAATAAAATACAAAGATTGTTCTAATATAGATGTAGAATTCCTTGATGAGTATCATTATGTCAAATTTAATAATACATATGTTAATTTTAAAAATGGAGTTATCTGTAATCCATATGATAAAATAGTTTATGGGGTTGGATATCTTGGAGACGGAAAGTATAAAACTGGTACATCTAAAGCGCATACATTAGCATATGCGGGCTGGTATGAAATGATTAGGAGATGTTATTCTAAAAATAAAAAGAAATTTCCAACATATTCTGGGATTTGTACTACATGTGAAGAGTGGCATAATTATCAAAATTTTGCTAAGTGGTTTGATGATAACTATATAGATACAGAGGAAAGATTGCACTTAGATAAAGATATTTTAATTCCGGGCAACAAGGAATATTCACCAGATAAATGTTTACTTGTTCCACAAAGAATTAACATGTTATTTCTAAATAAGCCAAACAAAAGAGGTTTACCAAATGGAATATGGGTAGATAAATATGGTAGATATAGAGCAGAATACAATGGGTATATGCTTGGAGCGTATGACGATATATTAGATGCATTTGAAATATATGCTAAAGAAAAAGAGGAAGCAATAAAAAGCGTTGCCGAAGAATACAAAAATATGATTTCACTTAAGTTATATAATGCCTTATTGAATCACAAGGTTAAAATAGAAAACGATAAAAATTATGTGGTGTAAAGCCGAGGAAACCAACAGTTCATTTGCAGAAGAGAGGAAGTGGAACACATTATATCAAATAAAAATGATACAGTCTTAAAACAGATAACTACAGGAGTTGCGGTTTCTATTGGAGCGACAGCTATATCTAGTGCGATTCAAATAATAAAGGGTTTAAAGAGTTCTGTTATTGACGTTGGAGAGTGGGATAATGCCTACAACAACATAAATAAGATGATATACAAACTAGATCCTGACACTTTTATCAAACATAGAACCCCAACCACAAATAAGGAATTTTATGAATTATGCAGCGACACTACATATTTTGTCAAAGTAAATAGGGGTAATTACATAAAGGTTGAGTCTTATAAGAACAAAAGCGAAAAGACATATTATCCAGAACCTCGTCTTAAACTTATTTTTTATGGAAGAGATAGATATAAAATCAGAGAAAAATTTTTAAAAGACGCTCTTAAAATTACAGATGATAAACACATACGAGTGCAATTTTTAAATGAGTTTGACGTTACTTGTGATACTATACCTCACGACTTCAGCAACATAATCCTTGATGACGAAGTAAAAGAAAGGATAGTCTCTGGTTTAAAGAGCTGGAATAAGAGCAAAGAATGGTACGAAAATCATCAGTTAGTTCATAAAATTGGGGTGTTTTTATACGGAAAGCCAGGAACTGGGAAGTCAACCGTGGCGAAAGCCATAAGTTCCATGTTTGGAAATGCACCGATATTAACAATTGATCCTGCCAATATCATGAATTCAATTAACAAAATTCTCAAGATGCGTAAGAAATACGATGGAACCATAATTGTATTAATTGAAGATTTCGATATGTTCTTTAAAAGTCGGGAAGAAACTGAAGGTGTTGAGCTGGATATAGAAAGTAAAAAGCAGAAAGATAATAACCAGAACGCGGTATTTCAATTACTAGATGGAATTTATTCTACTGAAAACACAATTTACGTTGCTACAACGAATTATAAAGAGAGAATAGATGCGGCACTAATTAGGTACGGCAGATTTGATATTCAAGAAGAATTGGATTATTTTGAAAAAGATATGGCATTGGAGTGTGTGAAACTACTTGGATATGATGAAAGCGTTTTAAATGGCTTGAATTTAGAATATCCTGTTCAGCCAGCATATTTGCAAAGTAAGATTATGGAATTCAGATCAAACAAAATTAACAAAAAGAATGGAGGATTATTAAATGAAAAATAAAAATGCAGTTGAACAGCAGTTTGAAAATGCTGCTAAGAAAACGTTGGATAAAGTAAGACTGGACGGAATGAGGGCAGGTGCTTGTGGAATACTTGGTGCTGTGCTAAATATGTGTGACGATGGTAAAAGTGTTCAGGAGATCAAGAAGTTTTGCGAAACATCTTTAAATTTAGATGGGATGAAGGAGAATAAGTGAATAGAAAAATAGTAGTGGTAATGAGAGATTCTTCAGTGGTTGAATCTGATTTCTATGATATTGACTATAATAGCGAGCCTTTGTTTCCAGACTATTCAGAAAGTACAGAGCAAGACTTTAATGAGTTGCAAAACTTATTACATAAAAATAATGTGGGTGAAAACGATTACGACAGATGGTTTACGGTAGGATAGTTAAAACTGCAAATCCATAGTAGGAGGACGTATGTTATTACATATCGATAGGAGACGATTTACATGGAATTTATTAAATGTGAATTTTAAAACAAAAGAAGCATACTCTATTTATTTTCAATTTTCATTAAAAGACCCGTGGTTATTACCAAAGTGTGATAAGCATTTCGGTAAAGGGGATTATCCACTATACGGTTGGTTATTCTTTTATTTTGGAAGAGAGACAGAGGGTATTATCTATGAAACAAGTGATGTAGATACTAAAATTAAGGATAGATCCGGAAAGCATTATTATCTATTTAGAATAAAAGATAGAGATATGAAAGACAAGGTAAGACTAGCGGTTAAAAATAAAGCCGATTTTGAGGTGAAAATAAAGAATAATGATGACGGTACGGAAGATTTGACGTTGGTAGTAAGCGTATAAAATGGTAGTTTCAAGGAGGAGGTAATTAAGTGACAAAGGGTGAAGCAATTTCAAGAATAAAAGATCATATGGACATTCATTTTAAATTAGAATATCCAAAAGCAATCAAAATCACAGAAGCTCTTGTCATGGCGATAGAAGCGTTGAAGAACCAAGATAAAGACAGATGGATTCCAGTAAGCGAATGTATGCCAGAAGAACATGAAGAATCGCGAGATATATGGGACATAGATACTATGGCGGTTATAGATGTTAGACGATATGCTGCATCAGATATGGTATTAGTTACTGTGAAAAATTATGATAATGATACAGTATTTACTTGCGACGATATAACCGTAGACGGAAAATGGTGTAATTTTAATGACGATAGTTTTGAGGTGATCGCATGGAAGCCGATGCCAGACTCTTATAAGGAGGTGTAACGGATACGGTCTACGTAAATAATAACTGGGAACGGGTAGAGAGTTTTGCAGAAGCATTAAAGATAATTGAAGAAAATTTAGGATATGAATTTACGAATCAGGTTAAGAAAGTACATAAAAAAGATGTAGATGATGCGATAGAAGTGGCAATCGATAATGAGTGTTCACAATGTATATATTTTGGAAATGAGTAAGGAGGATTAAGATGGAGCATAACATGTTTTGCCCAAATTGTAGTAGGCTAATGCAGAGTTATATTTCGTATTCGTATGGAGAATCACAGGTATTTTATAAATGCTCATGCGGATATAATTCACAGGGATCAACCGTAACTTACGATAACAGTGTAAAATATTACAAAGATTTACTCAGAACAGATAAGTCAACAAGTAATGAATAAAATTGGAGATTTAAAGGAGGAATTAACATGTCACAGACAGAAGTTCATGTAGGGAAATTATTAAAAATAGATATATCAAGCTTTCAGACAGTAGAAGTCTGGTGTAAAGAATACTGCATTCGAAATGGAATTAAAATGAGATCATATTATGGCTCATACGAAGAATGTTTTAGTGATGAATGTAGTAAAGAATTTATAATTTGCAACAACAATGTTTATAAAATAATCAAGGATGTGGAAGCTGACGGAGATGACATATATCATGCTTCGATTAATGAAGACGGTACGATTGACTATGTATTAAGTTATTATAACGGCGGTTGCGGTTTTAATGAAGCTATTGAATGCGCTCTTGAAAGTTTGGAGCAATAAATCTAGGATTTCAAGTCGAAAAATGTTTTTATTTTTTACCTTGACAGAGAAATATAGTAATGATATACTAAAGAAGTAGCAAAGGTAATATAGTAATAAAACTTGTGGCAGCAAGCAAAATGTAAATACCACTAAATCCAATAATACATACAAAATAAAATACATGATAGGAGTGAAACAATATTAAATGACACAAGGAATGGCAATTTTAAATGAACTAATTAGAATGTTTGAAGAGACCCCTGACGCAAATCTTTATATTGGCAAAAATAAAAAGAGCGCTCTCACATTTAGAGACGATAGGAAAATTAAAGGACTTTTCCGTAGAGATGGAAATGACATAATTATTGATTACGATGATTTTGATGGCAACGGCGAACTTAGACTGTTTTCCGGTGAATAAGTGTTTGTACATATGATGGTAAATAAAAAATAATAGGAGAGGTGTAAATGGAAATTAAATTAAATCTGGAGGAAGTGGCAGAGTTTGTGACAATCACAAGTAAGTACAAAAGTGATATAGATCTCAGACTTGCAGCCAGGCATGAATCAGTTGATGCAAAGTCGTTTATCTCAGTACTAAATCTTGATACGAGATGGAAACTGGTCGTAAAAATCAATACCGAAGATAATGAAGAAGAGACTGAATTTTACAAGGAAATGGAAAAGTATAAGGTGGAGGAGAATAACGGTGAGGTTTGAATTGACAGATGTATGGGGCTTTGATCATGCACTCCGCGGTATGCGCAATCCTAAAGAATCTTGGATTAGAAGTGATAGCTACACTGGATATGATGAATGGGATCAGAACAAATATGTAATTGGAAGTAATGATATGAAACTTGCTCAACAGTTGATTGTGGCAGGAAGCGAACACAGAAAGTTCCTTCGTCAGATAATGGTTTCAGTAGATATTACGGCTCCTCTGTACTGGTGGAAAGAATTTGATACATATAAGATAGGTACGGTTGCTAACTCAACAAGTACAATGCACAAACTTTCAACTACGCCAATTATACTTGATTGCTTTGAAATAGACGATGTTGATTTGGATTTAGAATGTGAAGACACTCATTCATATGCAAATTCAACCGTAGGAGAGGAAGTTGAATGTATCATATACTTTTTAGAAGATTTACGCAAAAAATATATTAATACAAAAGATAAGAGATATTGGAAAGAATTAATTCGTTGGCTTCCGGAATCTTGGCTCCAGACTCGCACCGTCACTATGAATTACGAGAATTTATACTCAATTTATCGAAGTAGAAGAAATCATAAATTATCTGAATGGAGCGAAGCATTTATTGCTTGGGTTAATAGTTTGCCGTATGCAGATGAACTAATTAAATGTGGATTGGAGGAAAATAAATGAAAACAGTTTTAGCTGATAAAGAAACTATGGACACTCTTAAAAAGGAGATGGTTTCACACCCAAGTCATTATGGGGGAGCCGACAATACATACGAAGCAATCAAAATCATTGAAGCAATGGGAATCGGAAAAGAATTTTGTATTGCTAATATCATCAAATATTCCGTTAGAGCAGGAAAGAAAACAATAGACAAAGATCCGTTATCTGCCGAAATTGAAGATTTTGAAAAGGTAGAGTGGTATACGAAGGAACTATTAAAGTTGCTGAGAAACGAAAGGGAAGCGATTGCATATCAGGACTGATAAATTATGGTTTTTATTGGTATAGAAAGAAGGTGAAATATGGTATTAGATCGGCAGATATTTGCCAAATACATAGGCGGTAAAAATTCATTTGGATTTATTGATGGTCACATTTACACGGTTACTATAGCCGAAAAGAAAAGAGGATACGAACTTTCCACTCATTGTGATACTTTTATAAATCATGAGTTTGTAAAAGAGGGTATTCCGTATAGCAACGAAAAGAGTATTAGAAAGAATTGGGATATTTAAATGAGAGAATACAGAAGTGAATTGTGCAAGTCATGTTATTACCGGAACAGCGCAGATGAATCAATCAGGCTCAATAAGTTAGGAAGATTGTTTGAGTCTGAGATAATCAAGCCGTGTGATGTATGCGACGGAGAATTGTACTGGATTAGTAAAGATTGCGATGTAAATGAAGAGTTTAAGGAGAATAAATGAAAATCAATCTCAACCAAAAGGTTAAGGTAAAATTAAATCCAACGGGTAAAGATATATATTTTCATAAAAATGATTGGTTGATGGAGCTTTTTTTAAAAACAGATGGATTCTGTCCCGATTATTTATGTAGAGAATATCCTAAAGAAGACAGCAGCGGATACTCAAGTTTTCAGTTATGGGAATTGATGAATATATATGGAAAACACATTAGTATGACAAACTCGCCATTTGAGGATATGAATATTTTATACGATGAGGAGGATTAGTATTGCGAGATGAGGTATGGTTATGCGGAGCGTCCGGTAGGATCAGCTTCGAAGAAAGTAATGAATGGCGTGAGTTTTGTAAGATATGGTTTGAAGATAATTCTAAAAGTTTTAGAGGTATTAATCCAAACGATTATTATAATTATCGTGAGCAGTTGCATGATTCTAATGCTGAAATTATGGAGTTTTGTAGACAAAGAGTTGAGAGAGCAAAAGTAATCTTGGTTAACTTAAATAATACAAAAGATTCTGGAGGTACGCTTATGGAAGTTGCGTGGGCTAATATGTTGAGAAAACCTATCGTTGGATTCTACGATGGCAATGAGACTGATTTAAACAAGATTACATACTGTTGGGTTCCTCCTGCTTGTAACAAAATTAAAATGGGCAAGGAAGCCATGTTAGACGCATTGAATTACATAGAAAAATATTATGGATAAGGAGAAACAAACAAAATGGAAAGTGCAATCAATGAGTTAGGCGAAGCAATTAAAAAGATTGACAGTGAAATAATCCAATTAACACAGGAGAAACAAGATTTGGTTAATTCAAGAGAGATCTTATATAAAGTAAATGGTGTATGCCCAGATTGTTGTGGAAGTGGATATTATTATAGAAAATCAGACGGAAACGATCCGTACGAGCGATCATCTGATTTGAAAGAAATGTATCTTAGATGTAATGGAACTGGAAAGTATAACAAATAAAACATTATAGATAAGGAGAAAATATGTTTAATAAAAAGAGAATTGAAGCGCTTGAGGAAAAATTTGATAAACTTTGCAACGAGCAAAATGAGTATGAAAAGCAGTTAAAAAGACTTGGTAAACTTGAAAGAATTGTTAAATATTCTAAAGATGATGAACCCACATTTGCGTTTTGTAATAGATGGAACGGTACAAAATTGTATTTATATGTCAATAAAGAAGAATACATAATCGAATTAAAAGAACTTTATAATCTAGTTAATGTTATAGAAGAGACGTTAGAAGTACATAACGAAAGAGCATATTTTACAGTAACAATAAGAGATGACGATGATATTGATAAACAGCATCTATTCATTGTTGATTATTTAAACGATAGATATGTGCTGAATAGTGTTATAAACGTAGAGAAAGAGTAATCATAATTGCAAATAGAAAATCAGTTTCATGTGGAAAATAATAGAAAGAAAAGGAGAAAAAAAGATGGTGTTTTGGATTTTTGTAGTTTTGGCTATAGCATTTTTCATTATGGCACATTTTTATGTTTTAGATTTAGAGGATTTGTGGGTAATACTTGGAGCAGTCGCTACAACAATCGGGGTGGTTATGTTGGTTATTGTAATTGCGCTGCATTGTGGATCGAAAGGAACATCTGCTGAGTATAGAGAAAGATATAAAGCATTAGTTTACAAATCAGAAACGGAGGCGTGTAGAGATAAGTTTGGAATAGTCAATAAAAACTACATTGATGAAGTACAAAATTGGAACGAAAATTTATCTTACAATAAAGAAGTTCAGAGAGACTTTTGGATAGGAATTTTTATACCTAATATTTATGACGAATTCCAGACAATTGATTTGAATTCAATTGAGTATAAAACTGACTAATAGGAGGTAATTAAGAGTGAGTGATTATTCAGATTGTTATCACGAATTACATAAATACGAAATAGAAAGAGAGGGTACAATAGAACAATATAGAAAGAGAATGATTAATGAATTGAATACAGAAGACATGATCAAAATTATGTTTTCTGATTATGTGAAAAGAACTGGGGCTTCAGATGTAATTAAGTTGAGTAAAGAGTACTTGAAATGACTGGTTTAATTGGTAAAAAAGAGAGGTGAGTATTAAATGAACGAACTAATTGTTACAGAGATGTCTTGCGGAAAGTACTGTGTAATACCAAACAATAATGACAGAATTATTGATAATGATGGGAAGTTATTATATGGAACTGTACTTTATAAAAACTCAAATAAAGAGTCTTGCGATAGATACATAAGACGATATGAACTCAACAAATTAATTGCGGAGAATCCAGAACTCGAAGTCATTCCAATGGTTGAGTATGAGGTATGTTGGTGTGATGATTATCCTAGATGGGCTGGCAGTATTGGTAAATCAATGATCAGAGAATACTTTTTTGATAATTTGAAAGAAGGAGAATTAAGATATAAAGATTTTTTCACTGAAGACGGACTTAAGGATTTAGAAGATCGAGGTGTTAAGTGGAATAAGGCAATATTTTTATTTATTGACTTGCCAGATGAATTATAACTCGAAACGACGAGTTCATCGGTAAATGAGGTGATGTAAATTAGAAAAGATGATTTTAAAAATCATACGCAATCAAATATGACCACATATGATTTGGATTGTCCGCAGATATATAATCCGCGATGGAGAGGAAAAGCAAAGAAATTGTTTAGAAAGATTGCGAGACGTAAATTAAAAGAAAGCTTGTCAAGGGAGGAGATTGATAATGAAAATATTATTCTTAAAAAATAAACTACAGCCAGGTAACGGGCTAGCTCCAAAGGAGTTGATTGATTGCGCAGAAGCATACAATAAATCATTAAACAGTGATTTGGATAAGCCTGAATACCGAGTGATACCAATTTTTGATGGGTTAGAAATCAAATCACTAACAGACGGAATATGTGGCTATGTTTACATTGAAGATTTAAAAGATATTGAATCAGCAATTCAAAGTTTCAAATCCGAAGAAGATAATGATAACGTAAAATTATATCGTGGCTAATTTTTGTGTCCATCAATACTATATATAGTGGTTTAACGTTTAACGATACACAATATATAGCAAAAAAACACCAATAAAACACGAATTTCAAAGGAAGGAGAAATATGAAGAAATTTATTTTTAAACTGTTAGATGCAGTAGAGGAAATACTTACATATTTTACATTATGCGTATATTTCTTATTAGCATTAATAATCACTGAAGCTGTACCAAGTTTATTTGGAGTGTGCATAATTGCTGCATTCGTCATTTATTTACTTGAACATCATAAGACCAAAACAAAGAAAGAAAAAGAGGTGGAAGAATCATGAAAATATTTCTACTATTAATTACCTTACTTTTATTCATTTTGAGGGTATATGGAACTCCGAGAATGATTTCTAAGAAAGCATTTTTTAAAAAGCTGAACGAATCGCTTAAAAAGAATGATGAAAATTTTAAAGACAGGACAGATAAAGAAGTCAAAATAACAAAACACTTTGCATTAACCGTTGTCGGACTTCTACAGTTTATGTTAGCTATTTTTTATATGGCGATTGGAGCCAGAATAAATATTACATACTTCACAATATTAACTTTGATTCAGATACTTACTGTTATTTACACCAGCATAACTCAGTTAAATATGAACGCTTTTAGCCAGGATATGAAGCATCATAAGTTTCACAGATGGTATTTTCTGTTTAATGTAATTTTAGATTATATTTATTACCCGTTAGCATTTTATTTATTAATCAAATAAGGAGAGTGGTCATGAAGAATAATCGCGAATTTCATACATATGATTATTTTTCACTAATGATAATTGCTTATGCAGCATTAAACTTGTGGGATATAAGTTACTGGGCATTTGGGTGTGGCTGTGCCATTGTATTCGCTTCACTCTCGCTCGGAACTATATTTAATATAGATAAAGAAAACAAGGAGGAGACAGATTGATTAAATTTTATTCCACCGGTTGCCCACAATGCAACCAAATCAAAGCAATGATGGATAGCAAGGGGGTTGAATATGAATACATGACAGACATCAACGAAATTATGAAAGTAGCAGATATGCATAATATTATGTCAGCTCCATTTGCAGAAGTCTATGGAAAAATACTGATCGCAAATGAGCTGATAGAATATATAAAAAACAACAACTAACAAGGAGACAAAACATGAATAGTAGTAAAACAATTGTAGAGGGATATTTAAAGAAACAGGATTGGAGAGTTAAAGAGAATTCGAATTCACCATATTCTTATGGCGGACTTGGAAAACACATGATATCAGAGGTGTCAAAAGATTACTGGCTCAGAGAGGTTTATCCAAGTAATATCGCAGAACGATACGTAAGTGGAGATATGCACATTCACGACTTGGGCGGACTCACTCTTTATTGCTGTGGATTCTCTCTAAAAAATATCATTACTATGGGAGTGCAAGGGATTCCAAACATTCCGACATCAAGTCCAGCAAAACATTTTGATTCGATTTTGAACCAGATTGCAAATTTAGTTACAATTTACCAGAACGAAATTATGGGAGCTGTAGCATTTTCTTCATTTGACACATTACTTGCACCATTTGTTAAAAATGATGAATTAAAGTACAGCGAAGTAAAACAGGCGATGCAGAATTTTATCTTCAGCATTAACTCAAACAGTCGTGGAGGAGCAGAACCTGCATTTTCTAATATTACACTTGATTTAACACCTCCGAATGATTTATTAGATCAATTTGCATTAATTGGGAGTGGGTTATTAGATTTTAAATATAAGGATTGCCAAAGAGAAATGGATATGATTAATCGTGCTTTCTTCGAATTAATGATTAAAGGAGATGCCAAAGGTCGCCCATTCGCATATCCAATTCCTACATATAACATTCACGAGCGATTTGATTGGGACAACAAGAATAACGACTTGCTTTGGGAAATGGCTGGTAAATATGGATATCCTTATTTTGCGAACTTCTTAAATAGTGATATGAAACCAGAAGATGCAAGAAGTATGTGCTGTCGTTTAAGACTGGATCTTACTGAATTACAGAAGCGTAATGGTGGGTTATTTGGCTCTGGAGATAGTACTGGATCGATTGGGGTTGTAACCATTAATCTTCCAAGATTGGCCTATAAAAATAAAGGAAATAAAGAGCTATTTTATAAATCGTTGGACGAATTATTGATAGCAGCCAAAGACAGTCTTGAAATCAAACGCGAGTGGTTACAGAAGAATGTAATCGAAACCAGATTAATTCCTGCATTTAGTACTTATGTAGGAACAATGAGAAATCATTTTTCAACTATTGGAATTGTTGGCATGAACGAAATGTGTGAAAACTTCTTTGGAACGGATAAAGATATTTTATCAGATGAAGGGAAAGAATTTTCAATTGAAGTTGGAAAATACATTAGAAATAAGCTATTAGAATTTCAGCAAGAAACCGGAAACTTGTATAATTTTGAAGCAACTCCAGCGGAATCCACGGCTTATAGACTGGCATTAAAAGACACAAAAGAGTTTCCAGAAATCATTACGAGAGGCACGAAAAAAGCTCCGTATTATACAAATAGTTGCCACATTCCCGTATCAAAAATTAATGGCATCAAAGAAACTTTTGATCACCAGGAAGATTTGCAGATTTTATTTACCGGAGGAACGGTAATTCACATTTACTGTAATGCAGCTATTAGCGGTGAAACAGCAAAGAGCATCATTGATACGGTGTGTAAAAATTATAAAGTTCCATACGTAAGTATTTCTCCATTAAATAGATATTGTCCTGAACATGGATATATCGCAGACGATGTTGAGGAATGTCCAATCTGTCATAGAAAAGTTCAAAAATACCAGAGGATAACAGGATATTTGAGATGCGTTGATAATTTTAACGAAGGAAAGCGATCTGAGTTTAACGAAAGGAATCAGCTTAGACTTGAATATTAAATATAAACTGATCAAGCATGAAAGGGTTGAAGATAGTCCATTTGTGGGCTGTCTCATCTCTGCCATAGATTGTAAATTTAATTGCAAAAACTGTTTCAATCAGCCACTAAAAGATTTGCCGACTAAAGAGAAAGATTCGGTTGAGATAATAAACGAAGTTAAATCAAATCCATTTAACAAAGGAATTATATTAGGTGGATTAGAATGGAGCAACCAACCATCAGAAGCAATTAATATCGCAGAAACAGCTAAAAACAACGGGTTAATTACAATGCTTTATACTGGGAGAGAATTTAACGATGTTAAAATACAGTTATTGCTAAAAACTGGAGTCTTTGATTATGTAAAGTGCGGTAATTATCAAGAAGATCTAACCACAATAAATCACATTGAATGTGGAGTTGTATTAGCAAGTAGTAATCAACATATTTACAAAATGGGAATAGACTATTAACAGATTTGAGGTGAATTATTGGAAGAGGTGATTAAATCATTCGAAGAAGAGATTAGACAATACAACATTATGCTGGGAGGTATAATGAATGCAGAATATCGCACATACATAGAAACAAAAGTTTCTCATTATGAGCTAGCAATTTTCGCAATGAAAGAAAGTTTGAATAGAAGAAAGCAAGAATATTATAGGAGACTAACAACACATGACAATTAAACCAGAATTACAGTATATTAAAATCAAATACTTTACTAATGAAATAGAAAAACTAAGATATATAGACGGGAAATCCGACTGGATTGATTTGCGTGCGGCGAAGGAAGTGGAATTAAAAGCAGGTGAATTTAAACTGATCCCTCTTGGCATTGCCATGGAACTTCCTGCCGGCTATGAAGCCCATGTGGTTCCAAGAAGCAGTACCTATAAAAATTACGGCATTATTCAGACCAACAGCATGGGAATTATTGATGAGACTTACTGCGGAGACAATGATGAATGGAAAATGCCAGTATACGCTACTAGAAATTGTATAATTAATGTTAATGAAAGAATATGTCAATTTAGAATTATGAAACATCAAGAAAAAATAATTTTTAACGAAGTAAGTGGTTTGAAAAATTTAGACAGAGGAGGGTTTGGAAGCTCTGGAATTAGATAATATAAACAAGTGCTTTTATTGTGAAGATACTGGTAAATTTAAGAATAAATTTAATAAAATATTGTGTGATAGACATTATCGACAATTATTAAAGTATGGTGAAATAATACGCACCAGATTAGATAAAAACATTATTTATTCTACTATAATTATAGATGAATATAAAATAAAGATTGACGTAGAGGACGTAGATAAATGCAAGCCTTACCATTGGTATAAATGTGGAGAAAAGGGATACCCAATGGCATCAATCGGTGGTATAAAAACATATATTCAAAATTACATACTCAACACCGATTTTACAGTTGATCATATTAATCATGATATAAATGATAACAGAAAATCAAATCTAAGAATCGTAAATAAAAGCGAAAATATGATGAACTCTCTCGTATCGATTAGAAATACCAGTGGAGTAAAAGGAGTATCATATGATAAAAGTAGAAATAAATGGATAGCATATATTCAAAGAGATGGAATATTAAAAAACATTGGAAGATTTGATGATTTTAATGAAGCAGTCAAAGCAAGGTTTAATAATGAAATAAAGATGTTTGGGCATAATTCATTGTATTATAATATTGGCTTATCGAAATATATATTATCCTACACTTATAATGATCAACAATTTATACTAGAAGAAAACGATACATAATTTTACTATTGTAGTTGCAAATACAATAGCTTACATAGAGATTTAACATAGATTCGGATACCGGTATCCTCTAAAATAAACATTTGGAGGAATTATGAGAAAAATACTAACCGTAGGCATGTTATCCGCATGTCTCACCCTTACTACGCCCGTGGCAACATGGGCGAATAATAACGAGGAAACCGTAACAACGGCACAGTTTGAGAAAGAATTACCATACGTATCAGATATGACACCAAAGTATACACAAGCAAATATAAATATTCGCAAAGAACCTAATACGAATTCAGGAATATATGGTCAGACATTATTAAATGGAACAGTAGATGTTATCTTGGAAATAAATGGTTGGAGCATGATATTTGCAGAAGATTGCGAGAACAACCACGCATTTATTAAATCAGAGTATTTGTCAGACGTTGAGATTACATATTCACAAGAAGATTTATATATTATGGCACACTTAATTGCGGGGGAAGCGCAAATTTGTTCAGACTTAGAGAAGAGATATGTTGGCTCAGTAGTATTGAATCGTGTGGCTCATGAAGATTTTCCTAATACAATCGCAGGAGTGGTGTTTGATAAAGGGCAGTATTCTTGTGTATCTGATGGAAATTATTATAAAGAGCCAACAGAAAATGATTTTGCTAACGCTAAATGGCTTTTGGATAACGGAAGTATATTACCAGAATACGTAATCTATCAGTCAAAAGGTAGACAGGGCAAACATGAGTATTTAAGAACCAAATGGCACAGTTATTGCTACTAATATAGAGCCGTCCTTCGGGGCGGTATTTTACTAAAAAATATGGAGGATATAAATGAAGATATTAACGCAAAAGGATTTGTTGGAGGTGTTACCATTTGGAAAAACTAAATTGCAAAAATTGTTGTTGTCAGGTGAACTTCCAGTTACTAAAGTTGGCAGAACATACATAACAACAGATGAGCAAATCGTAGAGTGGATAAAAAATAATGAAGGTAAAACAGTTGATTTTTAGGCTCAATAAATGATATAATATGTGGGTAGAATAAATTAACTGTGGTACGTCGAAAGGAGATTAAATTGGGTACTACAGTAAAAAGGACTTCATCGGTTGGAAGTATAAGGCAAAGACCAGATGGGAGATACGAAGGCAGATTTTCAATTAACGGAATTAGAAAATCGGTATATGCACCAAGCCATGCTGAATGTGAACGAAAAATTAAAAAGTTCTTAAAGGATACGGAAAGAGGTAAAATAAATCCCAAAACAGATAGTTTATACGAATATGCGTCTAAATGGATCGTAGAATACAAACTCGACGAATTGGAACCGTCATCATATGACAGGTTAGAAACCATGATAAATACTCAAATATCTAATAGTAAATTATCAAAAGAACAATTCGGTAAAATAACCTCGAATCAATTTAAAGAATTTTTTAATGACATGATTTCTCCAAAAGACAAAAATCAAAGAGCGTACAGTTATTCAACAACAAAACGTGTTTACGAATTGTTAAAAAATATGTACAAAATGGCACATAATAATGGGGATATAACATATAATCCAATGGCTGAAGTTAAGCTGCCAAAACAATCTAAGTGTATAACAGAAACAAAAGAAACTTTCTCCCTGTCTCCTTCTGAAATTCAATCATTAAAAGAGGCATGTTTGCAAAAAACTAATAATAATCTACTTTATAAATATAGGTATGGTTTAATTTATATGTTAATGTTGAACCTTGGGCTTAGAGTTGGAGAGATGTTAGCTTTGCAATGGGATGATATTGATACTGAGAAAAAGTTTCTGAAGATTAATAAAGCAGTTCAGTCAAATGTCAAAAACAGAGAAGGCAAGGGGAATAAAAGAACTTTCAACGTAACACAACCAAAGACAAAAAATGCGGTAAGACTAATTCCATTAAACGAAGAAGTTGAGTTTTTATTAAATGAAATAAAACTTGATAATTGTAGAAGGGGTATTATATCCGACTTAGTTTGTTGTTCTTCTACTGGTGGATATGCAACTGCTAGAAACCTACAGAGATCTTTTGATATAGTTGTAGAAAATAGCGACCTAGAAAAACATCTATGGTTACACCTATTAAGACATACATTCGGATCTGAATTAATACGAAAAGGGGTAGATATATCTGTGGTTAGTAAATTAATGGGTCATGGAGATATCTATACTACTTATACCAAATATATACATGCAATTGAGGAAGAAACTGTAAAGGCTATGAATCTGAACTCAGTAAGTGGTAAATAATATGTGGGTAAAATGTGGGTCAATTAATGAAAATATTATAAAAATGTCTTGTTTTATAAGGCATTTACGGCAAGAACAGATTATCAAATCCCGTCTGCTCCACTATAATAAAAAGCCGTGAAAGTGCCTAAAACAAAGGGATTTAGCGGTTTTTTATTTTTGCAAAAATACTTTTTAGACCGATATAGACCGCTTAAAAGTGTTACAAAACGCATCAGTGTGGGTGTAAATTGGGGTAGAAATCTAATTTTGATAATACAATGGGGTCAGCAATTTTAATAATAATTACGGTTGATTTATTCTACATTTTTGTTATACTTGATATATGTACTAAAACTAATATTTATATCAAATAAAATAACCTTGTTTTAAAATCAAATAATACGTTAATAATCAAAATATCTATTTGCAAAGGAGATGTAATTATGGCAAGAGGAACACGTAAATCACCCATAGAAAAAATTAAAGAAGAACTCGATAAAATACAAGTTTCAATCAATCAGCATAGAGATGCAATAGAAGAATTAAAAGAACAAGAGAGAGCATTAAACGCCAGAATGAAAGAGGAACAGCTTAAAGAGGTATCTCTGATGGTGACATCAATTTTAGACGAGAAGAAGATGAGCGTTTCAGAATTAAAAAATATATTAGAGAATACGGATAAGAAATAATACTAGAGCCAGATTAATTTCTGGCTTTATTTTTTTGCGTGCTTTTAACATTACTACATATTTAATTCTTGAATCACATATGATATAATCATATGTGATTCAAGAATTAAATAT